CAAATTAATAAATTCAAATAACATAAAGTAAAGTTCACTGGATATACATTAATTTGCATCCAGTGAACTTTTTTAGTTTTGACAATAACAACTATATCTAAAATAACAATAGAGATAAAGACATTGTATGAAAACTATAAAATAGTTCTGTATATAATATAAAAATAATATTATATGCAAACATTTTTACCATATCCGTCTTTTATTGAATCCGTTGCTGCTTTAGATTATCGCAGATTAGGAAAACAAAGAATTGAAAATAAACAAATCATTAATGTACTTGAAGGCAATAAAGTAAGTTGGCAAAACCATCCTGCTGTTAAAGCATGGGAAGGATGCATCGATGCATTAAAAGTGTATCATGATTTTACAATAAAGGAATGGACATCAAGAGGCTATAAAAATACAATGCCACTTTTTTTTGAATGGACACCAGAATTTATACAAGACTTGAATCATGGGAACATTGGTATGGCACCGATTGATATGCCTTGGTGGTTAGGAAACGAAAATTTTCATAGAGCGCATCGAGCAAGATTAATCGAAAAACTACCAGAGTATTATGAACAAAAATGGCCAGAAGATAAAGGTTACAATGGCGGTAAATATTGGTGGCCTGTAATGGAAACAAAAACTTTTAAAATTATTTGATATGGGAATGGACATTGATTATCTAGCAGGAAAACGTGCAGTAGAAGAAATTGAAGAATTGCTTAGTGATAAACCGCACGGTGAACGAGAAGAAATTGCAGATGACATAATTGCATTTGCAAAAAGTTTAAAAAAGAAGTATTCAACAATCAAGAAAAAACGTCATGCATAAAATGGATCCTGAGCAATATGAAAAGCTTCGTGAATACGTAATGCTTGATATAAAATTCACCGAAGAATTCTATAAAAGATGGGATAATATTGCAATTGAAAATGAAGCAATTAAGCCGTCTTCAAATAACATACTATTAATTTGTAATTGATATGAAAAACGAAACAAACGATGATTGGGTTCTAACCAAGTCAGGAAGACCATTATACAAATTAAGTGGCGAAGATCTTGGTGACATATGGTTTGCGTATAACAAGAAAAATCATTTGAAAGATTTTCTTGAAAAAAATCCAGCAGTTACATTAGGCAGCATGCGAGCAAAATCGCAATTCAATAAAGAAATACTTCCGACAAATAAAAAAGTACTATTAATCTGCGAACAATGAAAAATGAAATTAATCTATATGATATATCGCATAGCGTTGACAATCCTGTTAATGGAGTAACGTATTCAATCAATCCGTATGATATTATATGCAAGCATGTGTACCGTGATGGCACGCATATTTCAATTGAACAGATTACAGATGCAAAAACAAAACTAAATACAAGTTCAGTATTATACAAAAATTTGAAAAGACGGCATGATAAAATAAGCATCATATCGTCAAAGTCTGAAGACGCCATTATTCATCCGACAGAAACAGAACTTAATGCGTATGCAATAAGCGGCGTGCCATTAAGCGGCATTACATATTCAATAGATGCTAACAATTTTATTTGCGAACACGAATTTGTTTATGGCGTTGAAACAAATCGAAAAAGATTGCATATGCATGGTAGTTTATCATTCGATATAATAAGAATATTAAAAGATCGTAATGTAAATATTCAAGAACAACATACGAAAAATTACGAGACATGCTTTAAACCAACACAGAATAAAAAATTATTAATTTGCTAATATGAAAACACATAAAGAAAATAATGAATTGATTGCGCGTTTCGTTGGCGCAAAAGTTGTAACTTGCAAAGATTCAATTTGTTTAAAATGGGTTTTTGTTGATAACTTAAATCCGTTCGTGAAATTATTCGATAATAGAATCATTCATCAAGAACTTCATTTTCATGACGATTGGAATTGGACGATGCAATTAGTTCAATACATATTAACGCATTCAAACAAAGAATGCGATGCGAAGAATCCAGAACCTGCTAATTTTTGGCGTGCGGTTAAGTTCAGAACAGATTATGCAAATGCAATTGTAAAAGATAATTGCACAATTGAACAAGTATATAATATTTGTATAACTTACATAAAAAATCCGCACAAGAAAGAATAGATAATATAATACATAAAATAATACATCACTATGAGATACATATTACGAATATTTTTTTTAATAGCATTAACCGTAAAGATTAATGTTGCAATTTCGCAATGTGTTTCTCTCCCAGCAATGCCAACTTGTACCGGTACTCAATTAGTATCGGATAATGCTAATATAAATTCTGGGGAAACGTATTATAGCAGTACAACACAAACAAGAGGCGGCATCAATACATCGGCAGGTTCAATATTCATTGTTTGCTCAGGGAACTTAACAGTTTCAGGAAACTTTAACGGTGGCACTATTTATGTTTTACCAGGCGCAACGCTAACAACTGCAATGACAACATTAAATGTTGATTTGGTAAATTGGGGTACAGTCACATTTAATAGTGGTTTGACTGTGAATTCTTCTGGACGCATCGAAAATGCAGCCGGAGCAACATTGAATATAATTGGCAATTTATTTGAAAATTCAGTTCTGACAAACTATGGCACAGCAAATGTCACTGGGACATTAACAGTGCAAAATGGTGGTTCAGGTGTTTGTCTTGGCGGTAACGGCAAATTATATGCATCAACAATTGAATATGGGAACAACACAAATGCAATACAAACTCCAATTGGGAAATCGTGTTTGGACATTTCATCAACCACTATTTCAGGTTCAGTTCCATTGTCAAGTAATGCAGGGTTGAATATATGTGCACCGGCAAGTATATCAATTAACGGAACAGGCACGTGGGGATCTGCAACAGTAAATCAAAATTGTGCATCATGTGGGTCCGTTCTTCCTATCGAACTTGTAGAGTTTACTGGAAAGAATCAAAAGGAATTTATATTTTTAGAATGGACAACAGCATCAGAAAAAAATAATGATTTCTTTTCAATTTTAAAATCATACGATGGCATATCATTTGAAAATATTTCAGATATTGATGGCGCAGGTAATTCAACAACTATGCGATATTACGCATACAAAGATTATGACGCCAGAACAGGCATGAACTATTATAAATTGAAACAAACAGATTACGATGGTAAAAATGTTGATAGTAAAATAATAAGTATAAATAGAAATGATTTAGATTTTAACATTTTAGTTTATCCAATACCATCAGCATCACCAAATGTAAAAGTAACAGTAAATAAACATGTTGGAATTGCAACATTAAAATTTATAAACATAACAGGACAAACTTTATTAAGTACAAATATTAACACGAATGAAAGTTTAGAATACGAATTAGGAAAAACCGATATTCCTTCAGGCACATATTTTATCAAAATAGAATCTGAAAATGTTGTTTTCATAAAAGAAATAATAATCAAAAATAATTAAAACTTTTTACTTGTTCTGTATATAATATACAAATAATTAATAAATTGATAAATGAAAAAAGTATTTCTAATTTTGACTGGATGTGCTATAGTATTTCAGTCATGCTCTCCTCGTAATTGTAAATCCGCAGACCAAGAAACAAAAACCGAAACAACAACAGTTGTTGAAACAAAGGAAACTGCAACGCATGTAGAATCTTATATAGAGTTAACGCCACCGATTCTTGTTGTTGCTGTCGCAAAAGAAACTGAAAACACGTATTCTTCAATAATCTTGAAAGATGCAAACGGTGAAGTACTTACTCTTATGGGAAATACTGCAGAAGGTAATGCATTAGCACAATCATATAATGCAGGTGAATACATAAAATAAATTTGCAATTAAAACTAATGAATTCTAATGTATATAATAAACAATAAATCTAAATAATAATCTTAAAAAACTAAAAGTTATGTCAACAGAAAACCAAGAAACAAGAAAACGTGAGCGCACAATTAAAATTGATGAAAACTGTCAATTTGTAAAGAATTTGAACGATGCTTCAGAAAATGGCGCAAAAATCAATTTGCTTGCAGAAGCAAGAAATTCAAAAATCAATTTGAAAAAACAAATCAATGATCTTGAAGATAATCTTGATACATTGTATGACAAAGTTGATGCAGCAAAAAGAAAATTGCCTTTAAACGCAAATGCAATTCTTGATGCAGAAGACGATATCACACTTGCTGAACGTCGATTAACAAAAGCACAAGCTTTATATAAAGAATTATTTGGCGAAGAAGTTACTGCTTAAGCAGTAACTTTATTTTTAACTTTTAATCATGAGAGAAACATTATTAAAAGTTGGCGAATCTTACTATCACAGGTTTTATAACACATTTGTAGAATGCACCGATATTAAAATTGAAACAAGAAACAATAATGCTACTTGTGCAATCATCAATTTTAAAACAGCCGAAGGTCAAAACCAATGCACATTAACTCCGATTCAATCGTGTAGCGAAGCAGCAAAAACAATGTATGGCAATACTGTTTATCATATTCCTATACACATAAAAGAAATCGTAATTAAAGATGAAAGCTTCTTTCACATCGAAAAACGCGACCCGGTTATAGGTGACAATGTTGTTGTATTACATACTGAAGCCCAAAAATGGTGGAACAATTGTTTTGGCATGCGACTTGCTGTTCCGAAATCAAAATCACCATTTAGATTAACAGGATGTGAAGCTGGCCATATTGGAAAAGTAATATCGCCAACAGGAAAGTATGCAAAAAACACAAGGACAGATAGTAGTATTCTTGTTCAATTTGAACAAAACTATAAGTATACTGGCGTAAACAAAGAATACTATACATCATCGTATTTTATTGCGCCAAGAACTGTTGCTGTATTATCAAAAGGAAATGCTACATGGAATGATTTTAAGGTTTCTAAAGAAGCTGACGATGTTATATCGAATTTTAAAGATGAACTATTCGATTTGGCGGATGTTGCAAGATCTGCAGTACAGCATCCCGATATTAAGTTCAGACCTGCTGCAACAATAAATCCTAACATTGGACATGTGATTAAAACGACAAGCAAAAGTGCATTTCACGCATCAGTAGGTGATGATATTGTAAAAGATTTAGCAAAAGCAGCAGATACAGTAAATCCATGTTCTGAGGTGCGTATTCGTAATACTGTTGATTGCAACTGTAAAGTTCCACCGCCAACAGGACAATTATATTATATGGATATCGTTTATAAGCAAGATGAATATGAAACAATAAAAGTTAACGCAAATAAAAAACTTTTAATGCTTTAAATTTGCTATTGCATAATTAATGTTGTATATTTGATTTTAAAAATAAAAAAATGAACAAAGAAAAAATATTATTCATGGTTAGAGGTGTACCTGGTTCAGGTAAATCATCTGTTGCCGAAGAAATTGCTAAAGGATATCCTGATGTAATTTGTTGCGCTGATGACTATCACATGATTGATGGAGAATACAAATGGGAACTTGCAAGACAAGGATACGCGCATAAATCATGTCAAGCCAAATGCGAAAATTTAATGAAATGCGGTGTACCTAGAGTTGTTGTTTCAAATACATCAACTACTGTTAAAGAAATGAAACCTTATTATGATATGGCAGCAACATACGGATATTCTGTATTTTCATTGGTTGTTGAAAACAGACATGGGGGTAAAGATATTCACAATGTTCCTGAAGCTTCATTAGAAGCAATGGAAAAAAGATTCGATATTAAATTAAGATAATCATGGACATATCAGAAAAAATACAAAAGCATCATCCCGAAGCAAACATATTAGTTTTAAATTTAACTGATGCTGTAGATAAGAATGCCGCAACGCGTAGATTGGCTACAAGAATATTGTCATTGGGCAATATGATTGCAATTGAAGAAAGAAAAGGGCCAGCGCAATACGCAATAATATCGGACATCAAATTGCTTGAATGCATAACAGATGAGTTTGGTACAATTGGCGGAATTCAGATAAAAGAAAATACTGAACTGAAAAATTGCGTTATAATTGGAAGAATCGATGATAATGCGAAAACGGAAGTAACTTTAAATTTAGTATTATAATGAGTCAGTTATTACATTTAGTTCAAGACATTGAAGGCGTAAAAATTGAAGTCGGCGATACTGTTTATTATGCAAGAAAACGCGATTACACAGCAAATGGCGAATTGATTAAAAAACGTGTGACTGCTGTTGATAAAACAACAGGCTATGTGGAAATGGGAAAATATACATCAACAAGTCCCGAATCGCAATTACTTGTATTATTAAGTGACAGAAAAACAAAATAAAATGGAAGGAACACCAACAGTTAAAAAACTCGCAATAATTTGTGATATAGACGGTACGCTTGCAACCGTAGGAAAAAGAAGTCCGTATTTTGCAGGAAAGGCAGATATTGTCGATTCAGCAAACATGCCAGTAGTTGAAACTGTGAAGTTATTCAAACAAGCAGGATATGAAATTATCTTTGTCACTGGTCGCGAAGAAAAGTTTATGGACGTAACATTACGGCAGATTGCAAAATACACTGGATGGATTAATGGTTCAGATTATATTTTACATATGCGTAAAAATTCTGATAGACGAAAAGATTGCGAATATAAAGAAGAAATTTACAATACGCATATTGCGCCATTCTATAATGTATTGTTTGCATTAGAAGATAGAGACCAAATGGTTAAAGCGTATCGAGATGTAATGAATGTTCCTACTTTCCAAGTTGCATATGGCAATTTTTGATTCTTTAATAAATTGTTAGAAATCTCTCAATATATAAAATAAACTATGGAGATTTCTAACAAACAAATTTTTCATTACTTATATAAAATAACAAATCTGTTAAATAACAAGATTTACATTGGCGCGCATACAACAACAAATTTAAATGATTGTTATATGGGTTCTGGTGTATTTATAAGAAAAGCAATAAAAAAATATGGAATTGAAAATTTTATAAAAGAAATCATTTCGTTTCATTCAAATATTGATGATTTATACGAAGCAGAAAGAATTGTAGTAGATAAGGATTTTGTATCGCGGAGAGATACATACAACATGGAATTAGGTGGCGCAGGCGGAAAGATATGGACACCCGAAATGATTAGCAAAATGAAAGATTCTATAAATCGTGGATTTGCTAATGGACGTATATCCAGTATGAAAAACAAAAATCATACAATGATTGCAAGAAAGAAAATGTCTGATAATCACAAAGAACAAGAAGGCGAAAATAATCCGATGTACAGAAAACCATGCTACTATCGAATGACAGAAGAAGAAAAGCTAAAATGGCAACAATCTATTTCAAAAGGCAATAAGGGCAAAGAACGAAACGAAGAACACAAGAAAAAATATAGTGAAGCTGCAAAAAAGAGAATATGGCTTGTTAACGTAAGTGGCCAAATAACAAATACGCAAGATGAAAATGATCCTAGATTGCAAGATGAAAATTGGCAAAGAGGAAAAAAATGGAAATACATAAAATAAAATATTACTATGGCTCTTAACTTATACAACAAAGCTGAATTCATCGCATCATTGTTAAATGAACATGAGAAAGGCTATTCAAATTTTTACTCAATTGTTGAAATTGGTAAATCTATGTACGGCAGAGAATTTGCTGATGCTGTTTGGAAACACTTAAACACAAATATCGAATTTACAAATACATCTGAAACTGTTACAATGATTGAGGCTGCAATGCATCCCCATATTTTAGTAAAGTTGAATGAGAAACAAAAATTAAATGAAAGCAACAACGGATAGTCGTTTAACATATGCTAAAGAATTACAACATATTGTAGTGGTTGGTGACAATCATGGCAAATGGGGTGAACTTGGATATAGAATCAGAGAACGATATAAAATTCGTGATTCTGTTATTTGCATTGCTGGGGATATTGGCATGGGTTTTGAAAAGACAGGATTTTATCTTGATGAATTTAAAAAATTAAATCGAATATTGGAAAACACAAATAATGTGTTATTCATGGTTCGAGGCAATCACGATGACCCATCGTATTTTCAAGGCGACAAGGCTCCATTGGTTGACATGTTTTCACGAATCAAATTAGTTCCTGACTATTTTTTACTTGAAACAGGTCCCGCAAATATTTTATTCGTTGGCGGTGCAACATCAATCGACAGAACGCAACGCGTTGAAGGATCATCATATTGGTCAAATGAACAATGTGTATACGATCCTATTGCAATTGCAAATCTGACAGATAAAGTAACAGTAGTTGTTACGCATACAGCACCGAAGTTTGCTGACCCAACAACAAAAACAGGAATCATGGGTTGGTTCAATGAAGATTGGCGACTTATAGACGAATGCGAAAAGGAACGTCATAACATGACAATGATTTATGATCATTTGAAAAAGAATGACCATGAAATAAAGTATTGGTGTTATGGTCATTTCCATTTTTCAAAAAGAGTTCAGCATGATACCACAACATTTATTGTTTGTGACGAACAAGAATTTTACGAATTAAGATTTGAATGAAAACTCCGGTATTCATATATAGAGAATTTAAAAGTAATCAAGAAATACATGACGCTGTAGATGATAACAAATATATCTTCGGCATTCTGTACCCTTTTGTTGAATACGTAATTAATAATGATGAACTAAGCATGGACGATGAAGTTCCATGTTTCAATTTTGTTTGCTTTGGTGGAATAGAAGTCGATGTTGCAATGTCAAAACGAGCTTCTATTGCAATAAGTAAAAAAATGCTTACATACTATGCTTCAATTGAAGAATACGAAAAATGTGCTAACATTGTAAAATTACAACGCAAACTATTAGAATATGTCAACTCCGCCAATCATTAAATGGGTGCACAAAATGCTGACGCACGCAGAAGAAAAAGAATGGTTTGAAACTTATTGGTGTATCGACATACATGGAACTGTTTCATATCCAGATTATAGAAAAATAGAACCGATAATTGATTACTATCCGTATGCAAAAGAAGTTTTGCAATTATTATCAGAAAGAAAAGATATTATACTAATTATGTATACTTCATCGTATCCTTCTGAAATTGCAGTATATACGAAGCAATTCAATAATGATGGTATAAAATTTAATTACGTAAATGAAAATCCAGAGATATCTGTTGCACATGGATCTTTTGGACATTACACACAGAAATTGTATTTTAATGTTTTGTTTGATGATAAGGCAGGATTTGACCCAGAAACTGACTGAGAACATTTATACCGATACTTATTAGATTCAACGTATCGTCCCAATCCATCGTGGTCAAAAAAATCAAAAGAAGTATATCATAATTTAATTTAAAAGAAATCATATGACACCAGAAGAAAATGCATCATTGGTATTAGGTACCGCAGCAATCGAAAAAAGAAGAAAAGCATTGGACGAAAATTTTGAAATCGGACAATTCTATGAAAATGCACAGCATACAAAATTTCAAATAACTGAACTTAACGAACGTTTTGTTATGCTTACAGAATTAACAGGTGAAGGAAAAAGAACTGCCAAAAATAAAAAATTCACACGTGCAATACTTGCAGGTTTAATTGAAGTTAAATCATTTGAACAAACAAGATTTGGAAGACGTGAAGCATACTTGGATTTACGTGAATTAGAAGTTGGAAAATTATTCAACAAATAATAAAACTATTCAAAAGTTCTGTATATAATATAAAAATAAATTAATAACTTAAAATTATATTATGAAAGCACTTGGTAAAATTTTATCTTTTCTCTTTGGCCTTATTTGGAAATTAATTGTTCTTGTATTTGCAATGTGTTTTGGAACACTGTATGCTATTGCCGTACATGTTATTGCTGCCTTACTTATAGCAATTCCTGTGAATTTGCTGTATGCTGCAATTACACCAGATTTTCATCAATACGCTTTACCGTTAATTGCATATTGGACTTGGTTCAAAATTATACTTGTAATTCGATTACTTATAGACGGGTTACAGAACAATGCAAATAAAAAAGATGTATCTGAATTAAAAGAACAGTTCAAATCGAAAAGAACAAAACCGTTAACAAAAGAATAACTCCACAAATCATCAAATGAAAACTCTGACAGCAATGTCAGAGTTTTTTTAGTTTAAAATAATTGTCATTACCATTGCTATTGCTTCATAAATGTTGTATATTTGATTTTAATTAATTGATAATATTATGGCTGCAAAATTTACAATTGAAACATTAGAAGAAAAAGGAATTTATCCTGACATATTATCGAAAACTAGAAAAGGGACATTCATTGCTCGTTGGGAATTTTATTATACGCATGGAAATACTGCTGAAAAATATGCGGCAGCAATCAAAAACCAATTTCCTGATGCTGTAATTGTAAATACAGAAAAAATATGGAAACCGTTTCGTGGTGATGCAACGGTAAAACAAAGCAGTCACTTCCTTGTTGAGTTTAAAATTTAAAAAATATTGAAATGGAAAAATCATTAATACATTGGCTCGATTCTCGAATCAAAGATTTGCAAAAAATAAAGTACGATGGCGGTTCGCCGGAATTCATGTCGGCAAAAGGAAAAGAAAAAGGATATAAAGAAGTTAAAGAATACGTTGCAACACATACAATAACTGTAGATGTTCTTGCCGAATTTGCAAAATTTATTCACGACCAGTGCACTGACCAATACGGACACCTTCAAATGTCCGAAGAAGCAGATGGTGAATTTATAACAGATTCATACCGTGGAGCTGCTGAAGATTTCCTAATTGAATACTCTAAAAAAATTGAAAAGTCGAAATAAATAAAACTTAAAACTATGAGAACTAAATCTAGAATGCCTGGTGAATTTACAAGGGAACTTGGTGGAACAAATTTCAACCTTTACATACATGATAATAACTTAACGATTAAAGGCTATTATGGTAAAGCATTGAAACCTAGTTTCTTTTATCGTTACAAAACAAAGGAGGAACTTGACCTTGCAATTACCCGTCACGCTGATAGGTTAAATAAAATATATGAATCGTCAGTTGAACGTAAAGTTAAAAAGAAAGAAGCAAATTCTGCAATAAAAGCTGCAGATCATTTTTCGATTGGCGAGATTCTAGTTAATACATGGGGTTATGAACAAACCAATATTGAATTTTATCAAGTAACAAAAATATCTGCAAAAAGAATAACTGTTGCCGAATTGAAAAAAACATATACTGAAACCGGTTTTATGTGTGGTCATGCAATTCCGAATAAAGATTCGTTTGTTGAAAATGGCGATACGTATAACTTGACTGTTAAAGAAAACGGCGCACAAGTTCGATTATCAAGTCCTAAATCATTCTACAGTTTTAGTAAATGGGATGGCAGACCAGAATATGAATCACATTACGCATAAACTTAAAATCTTAAATTATGAGAACATATAATATTTGTATCGGCATTGTTTTTCTAATTGCTGGCGTTGCAAATCTGTGTATACACAGGGATAATAGTCAAATCTTTTTGGGAATTGCTATAACAACAGCAGGTATCATCAATATAGTTTTTTGGGGATTTCTTAAAAAAGAAAAATAAATCAAAAGTTTTTCGTAAAACCATTGCTATCAGATGTATAATGTTGTATATTTGATTTTAATTAATTGATAAACAAATAAAAATCACTGACATGGCAAAAACTGATAAAATATTTACAATTGAAAACCACAGTACTGGTTCATTCTCGTCTAAAAACCGTTATTACTATTTAACAGGCACCCTTGCTGAATTAATAAAAGCTTGTTCATACACATTAGAGTGTGGAAAATCTTGGGAACACGAACGTGGTAATAAAAAAATCAATATGAATCCTAAAACTGTTGCTGCTCTTTGCGTACAATTAAATAACGCAAAAAATAATTCTGCAGCAAACGGTTATTCTGGCGATTATTATTCTGTATTACCTGAAGGTGAACCTCAAAAATCTTAATCATGAATAAATTGAAATCCTTTAAATCAAATGTGCCGCCTGCTCTGGTTGAACTAGAGAACGGCACTTTTATTGTCCCTGGGTGGATTGAGGTTCCTAACGGAACAACACTTGATGAAGTTTATTCTGTTTGTGAAATTTCAAAACCAGCAAATGGACCAGGCATGTATTGCTCAACCGAAGAACTTATTGCATACAAAAATGGCACGTATGAATCAACAAAAAATAAAAACACGGAATCAATATCAGAACAAGTAAAATCATCAGATGGTTCAAAAACATACGCCATTATTTTCAATAATGGCGTATGGGCTTGTGATTGCGTTGGGTTTTCATTTCGCAAACGTTGCAAACATGTTGATGAAATTAAATCAAAACAAAAAACTGCGGCATGATAAAAAAGTTACTTAATTTAATAGGATTTGTACAACATAAAACAATAACTTTAGTACAACCTAAAACAAAAATAAAATATCCTACCGACGTTGATATTTTTAACGTCGAAGTTTTCAATATCTGGTTCATCAATGAATACACTGGTTATGGCGGGTGGCCTGGGTGTGCAGCCGGTATCTTTCTTCGTCTTGACAAATTATCGCAATGTATGATTGAAGATTATTTCAAAGATAAAAATGTCGAAGTTGAATATGCAGATTTATTAATGTTCAATGAGGATATACGAATGGACTGGCTGAAGAAACTTGAAAATCGAAATGCAAATCGAAACAATAAAAGAAACTCTAGTATAAACTAAAACATATAACTTATGAAAGCAATTTTTAGTCTATTTATTAAACTCATTGAAAAGTTTTTAAACTTAACATCAGACGATTCTAGAATTCCAACAAATGAAAAACTTGATGGCGAAATTCGACAACTTGAATGGCATTTGCAATATACATTGCGACATGTGTTTCACTTAATTCGACACATCGTTTGGGAAAAGATTAAACTAGGCGCAATTTATAAATGGAAAAAAGTACTATCGCGAATAATCGCATTTGGTTTACTAATTGGACTTATTTATTTTGCATATGCAATGTATATTCGCCCTACGCATCAACAAGTAATCATCAGGGAAAAAGTTTCAAAAATTGAACAAGACATGAGACAAAATCCAATACCTGAAGAAAACTTAAATTTCATGTTATCATTATCTTTACTTGAATCACGACAAAATTATAACGAAGGCGAAAATAGGTCAACACAATATTGGGGAATGTATCAGATGGGTGCAATGGCAAGAGAAGAAATTGGATTGACCAGCATGCCTAAAGACGTATTCTTAAACAATCCTGTTTTACAAAACTGGGCAATGAATCAATTGATAAAAATAAACTATAAGTATCTTCAGGATATAATCATCAAATATCAAATACCTGAAACTGGCGGAATACGCGTGGGGATGCATCTTGTTACGGTAAGCGGTTTGATTGCTGCTGCGCATCTTGTAGGATTCAGTGCTGTTAAACAATTTATTGAAAGCAACGGCAAAATCATAGCAAAAGATGGAAACAACAAACCTCTTACAGATTACTTACAATTGAATAACATAAAATTAAATTTTGAATAATATGAAAACATCAAAAGCAATTCTATTAGCTGAACTAACTCGTTTATACGAAAAGCGCAATTCGATAATTTCAAACTTGAGATTCAATCAAGCAGAAATAGATGACATACAAAGTGCAATTCAGTTAATTGATAATAGAGATAATCCAAAGCCGACAATTGCAAAAGGTGGTGAATCTGTTAAATATGTTTCTTCACAGATTGCAAAATTAACAAAGAAACACAATGAAACCGACGTGCCGTTAAACAACTTATTGATTAATGATATCATTAACGATACTGTAAGTGACAATGTGACTCCTGTTAACTTGGAAAATAAACTTGCATCAAAATTTGCTGATGCTGCACTTAATAGAAAGTCAAATGATACTGTGCAGTTTACACCAAGAAGAATAACAAAGGCAGGAACAACATTTACAAAACAAAAAAAGTATTCTTTGATATTGCAATTCATAAAAGACGGTGGCGAAACTGGACGTAAATTTAAAGAAATTCAAACTTACATATATAAATTGAATCATCCAGATAAAGAATTTACAAAAGATGTTCGTGGATACTACTGCACAATTATATGTTGGTACATATTACCAATATGCGGTAAGAACAATAAATCATATACATACAATGGACCTATTATTGTTGAAGATATGTTTAAGTATCCTGCAAAACGAACATATAGACCATACTAAAAATAATCATGGAATTGCTAAAAGAAAACCTAGACTTGCTTAACGAATCTAAGTCTCAGCTCTACTACACTAACCCTTACGGACACTGAGTAGTTATTATATACAGTTATTTAAAATAGTTTCATTTTTATTAAAAGTTTTTTCATAAACTATTGCTATTGCTTTAATAATGTTGTATATTTGATTTTAATTAATTGATAAATAAAAACTTAAAAAATACAATCATGGCAAAAATTACAAAATTCAACAGAACAAACGGTTCATTGGAAAGAATTCAAAAAATATTTCTTGAACGTTTAAAATCACTTGAAGAAGAATTAGGTGTAACACTAACCAATTCAGGTTGTAACTTTGACGATAATACATGCGCCGTTAAAATCACAGCAACTATTGCAGGTGTGAACCCAAATAAAAATTTGTTTATACAATATCATAAATTATATGATCTTGCATTAACCGATTTTAATAGAGACTTTATATTTAAAAATAAAGTTTATACAATAACTGGAATTAAGCCAAGCAGAAAAAACGCAATTCTTGCAATTGAAAAAAGTTCTAAAAAAGAATTTTGTTTTCACCGTTCATTAATCGTATTTTAATTTAATCCATAATCCAAATTTAAAATTCACTACAATGGGAGTATTTAAAGAAGAAGCAAAATCGTTTGAAACTGTAGAATCAAAACAATATCGAATTTATAAAGATGCTGCAGATTATGGGTATGCGTATAATTCAAATAACATACCAGCAGAAATAAAATTGCTTATTGACAATGTAAAAGGTTTGAATGGAACTTCATTAATGAAATCTCGTGAAGCTGCAGCTGATAACAAATCTTGGGTGAATGTTGTTATTGAAATTGCATGGGAAATTGATGAAGGCATGGAATGTGGAACACATTACGCAATTGGATTTTGCAAAATCACAAGTAAAAATGAACTAATTGACAAAACCGCAGATTCATACATTTCTGTTTATTCAAAAAATTATCGTAGACCTTACAAAAATTAATATGGAAAAGTTAAAAACATATTTTTACGGAACACTTGTAAAAAACACGGAATTACTTGGGCTACAAGTTTCGACAGCAGAAGGTGAAGATGATTACATAAACGATTTTGACCAAATGTGTTCAACTGACACTTTGCCAAGAACCGTATTGATTGGCAAAAAACAAGGAAGCAATTACGGTCGATTAATTGAAACAAATGAATTATACATAAAGTAAATTAAATAAAATGATAAAACGAGATATGGAAATTATAATGCGCAATGGCAAACAATATGTTAAAGCATATATGTTTGTAAAGTATACAGATAATCAGTCGAACATATACAGAAATACTGATAAGAATTCTGAAGACTGTGGTAACATGTTTTTTTCAACTCGCAGATTTCCGTATTCTTTAGGACAAGAACTGTTTGTCTGTTTAAACACAACAGTAAATATTCCAGAACAAGGAAAGACATACATTACAAAATGTAATAGTGAATCATTAAATCTTAAGCCATTTGTGTATCTTTGCAAATCGCCTGAAGGCATTGATTTGGAAAGTATATCAATAGGTGAAGATATCATAACAACAACCAAACACATTTTTAATGATGCAAATGAAGTTGTTGCTGCATCTAATGAATTTGCAGGTTTACCAATAATTCCGATAAGCATACAACTCGAATTCTGTAAATCGTTTAAAAGTTATAATTTTGAAACTGTTTACGTAGAGTATTCTGATGGCGTTGTTATTGATAAAGAAACGCAAGAAATTAAAATGATAACCGAATTTACATATATGCTAAATCAATTTTCAAAATAATGGAAAACAAAAAACATATCGAACCTTTATCTGCAAAGATAAGAAATAAGTTAGGACCTTTTTGGACACTTGTTTCGATTGCAAAAGAATTAAAAACATGGCCAAAAAGTAAACAAGAAAAAATAATTGATTTACTTGCTGACACAGCAGTAACATGCGAGAACGTACAAAATGATTTATTGGAATTAGTTGATAAAACAATTATGCCAGATGAATACATTCTTTGTGCTGCTAATTGGTATTTGGATTTTCCAATTGTGGATAAAGATTTTCCTGAAGGCTTTTGCCGTCCGAAGAATTGTGATAGCGGAATGGTGTTCTCTGGATTACGTCATCATAATTGCTTATACCAAATGGTTGCAATAACAGGAAAACCTCAACATGAAATGGGAAGAGAAATTCAAGGATTCTTAACAAACAAAAACAGATTCGTTGGCAGAGAAGAAGGTTTGATTATTGCATTAAATGCAAATCAGGTAAAAGACATTGATGACGTTCGTGGAAAAAGATTACATAGCGAAGACTTATACTAATCATATGGAAACAAAAGAAATAATCGAAGGCAAAGAATTGCTGAAAAATTCAAAACCGTTAAACATTAACTGTCTTGCGGAAGAAATGTCAAATCTTGTTTTATTGAAACTTGCATTTGCATTAACAGTAAATCAAAATAGTATTTCGCCTGAAGTACGATGTAAAGAAGTTGATGACTTATTAATTTCTGAAATTCGTGTTAATAGATTAATTAACATTTATAAACCTGGAGTAAATTAATTTAAAAATAATTGCATAAACTATTGCTATTGCTTCATTAATGTTGTATATTTAATTTTAATTAATTGATAAAACAAACAAATTATGGAAATCACTGCAGCAACAATCAAAAAATTTGGAATCCTTGAAGGTTCTACGGTATCAGTTTTTAAACCTTGGTCAATTTCTGATTTTGCAAGGATGTTAATTAAACTTGCAATGAAAGAAGAAGGATTAAAATTCAATGATGAAGGTCGATTCAAATACATTGAATCTTGGGTTGAAACTTTAATTGAATGCGCAAATGGTGAACCGCAAAATTACAATGTGAGCAATGTGTCTGACCAAATTGCAGACAACTTAATTTACTCAAGATATCATATTATTGATATGAGTAACCGAACATCGATAACTTCTGAAATAAAAAATATCATATATAACGAAATTGTTGCAATTCTTGACAAAACAGTTGCTGCATTCGTTCAACAAAATATTGCTGAATAATATGGAAGAACTACTTGAAAAATTAAATGCCAGATTACAATATCTGGAGTTAATGGAAGGCATGCAAAATTTAAAAGAAATAGACAGATTACAATTTGGTGCTGCTGCTCATGAAGTTAAACTTATGATTGTTGAAGTTCAATCGCAATTTCTAAAAGAACTTAATGTTAAATCTTAAATAATTTATCCTATGAAAAACTTGAACCCAAAAATTAAAGTATCAGAAAATTCACAACCAAATGATTCTGCATTTGCAAAAAATATCTCAGTGAATAACTTGTTTGCTGGTGCTGAAGCATTAGCTGCAAACCCAATTGTTGAATCTGTCGAGATTACAAAATTTTCGGACTTGGTTATAAAATTACAAAATGACCCAGGCAAGATTCATGTGATTAATTACAATGCATCAGTTACATATATCAATTGCACTCCTAAGCATGTTCATTTTGTTGCAAAGAACTTTCCTCAAATTGAATCTTTATCTAAATTAAATCTTTTTTAATATGGAGAAATTTATTCGCGAATTGTTTACATTCGTGTTTAGCAATTTCGATTGCAATACATCCGAAACAACAATTCCAAATGAGAATGAAGGCGGCTCTGTAAAATTCGGTTTTCACTTTACAACAACTCGTGTAATTGATGAAGACTTTGGACCATCTATGCATATCGGTGAATACCCACAGTACACAATTGGGTTTGACGAAGGCACCGATGAATATTTTATCATATTCGATAATAGCGGTCACGATATAACTTTACCGTTTAATAACGGAAATACTGCTGAAGCAATTGAAATTATTAAAAACTTTATATTAGTATAACATGTGTTTAATTACCGAACAAAAAGAGCCGATTATCACGAAGCGAAAAATGACCGTTTACAAAATGTTTGAAACGTGGACATTAAATGGTAAGACAATTTATTCCTCGCCGTATTACCCGATGAAATGGCTTCTTGATGAATTGTATGATGAACCAATCAGAAAAACAACAGACATGAGTTGTTCCGATGATATTGCATCAATTGCGTATGGATTAGACGAACATGGTTCTTCTTCATCAAGACGACAATCATTTGAATCTTTACGTTTGCAATCGTATGGTCAAGGATATCATTTCTGCGTAACCAAGAAACGAGCAAAACAGCATTCTAACTATTATACTATATTGTCATGTACAATTCCAAAAGGATCCGAAGTGGTTTTCGATAAAACTGGTTTAGGCATTACAAATAAAATCATTATCAATTCACCAAAAATTAAAACTAAATAACATGCCAGATTTTAAAACAATAATGTACCGTCATTGGTGTACAAAGTGTCAAGATTGGGAATTCTTCAAAATCGAAAAGATTGTTGTTATTGATTCAGTTCCAGATGAAAATGCAAAAACAAAAAGATGGGTTTGTACTGAATGCGGAACTGAACATGTTGATGTAATGCTTAAAGATATCCCAAAAGAAAAACTTGCTGAACAACGTCAACGTTATATCAAAAGCAAAGAAGAAAAAATGATAAAGGCATATAAAAGCTTTTTTCAATCATCACAACAAAGCCAAATGGAACAATTCATTCATATGTTTAGCGAACCAGAAATTGGAATCGAAATTGTTGAAGCTGATGCTGGACAAAAATATATTGATGAAGAAAACCAAAGAATCAGAACAGAGGAAAGAGAAAAAAGAATTGCAGAACGTAACCAACGTCTTGCGGATTACGCACCGTACCGCAAACTTGGACGTAACGATAAATGCCTTTGTGGTTCTGATAAGAAATACAAAAAATGCTGCCAACCAAAATTCCAGGATTTGGAATAAAACTATTATTTGTTAATGTATATAATAATAAATTGAAAATATGACAATCGGAAAACGTGAAGAAATACCACAAGAAATCATTGACCAAATGACACCTGCAAATGTTCACATGATTTACTGTTTATATAATTGGGATTCAATTTTATTGGGTGGCGAAAAACCATGTATAACACCAGACCAGTTAGATGACTTGTGGACAGGTTATTTTGGTGTATTTGCAACTGATGGAAATGGTATGATGATTCCTGCCGACGAACTATCACCAAATGGACATGCAAAAGATGAAACAGATTTCAATAATCGACTTGTGTCTTTTAATCTAATGCTAGGTAATCTTGCAACAAAAGTATTACCGTTTGAAAACTTTTTAGAAATTGTTGATACCGATAACATTGTTGAATTTGGAATTGACATTGCATTAAAGTCAATGGAAAAAACTTTCACATCACAAAGTGTTATTTCATTCAGAGAAAAATTAATTGAGAAACGTTTTAAAAATAAATAACGATAGTATTGCTAATGCATAATAAATGTTGTATATTTGTTTTTAATTATTAATCATTAAATAAAAAATTATGAAATTCAATAACGTACATAACGAGTGTATTATTTTGCCAGACGGCAGAGAAATTTGGATTGGTCGTTCAGTTGCTGTTACATCAGTTGTAATGATACATGTTCTTGACTACAAAAAAGATACGCTCACAACAAAATATTTGATTAATCAGCGTGGTGAAAAAACTCCAGATTTTCGTGGTCACTGGAATATTCCTTGTGGATATATTGACAAAAACGAAACTTCTGAGGAAGCAGCAATTCGCGAAACCTACGAGGAAACTGGTTTGGACGTTTCAAAATTTGAAAGAATTACTGAAGATGGACAGCCATTCTATGTGAATTCATTACCAACATCAAATCGTCAAAACATTGTTCATTATCACATGTTTTACTCTGTCATGGATCTTGACAAATTTATCAATTTCTGTGAAGGAATTACGTTCGAACATTCTGAACCAGGTGAAGTTGTCGATGCACGATTCATAACAATTGATGAAGTTGATAACTATCAATTTTGCTTTGGGCACAAAGAAAGATTAATTGCGATTCATAAAAAATATAGTGACGTACGATAATGGATATTCTAATTAATTTTACCGCACATATCAATTTTTGGTATGTTGCGGTTGCAATATATTTAGCAATAGGAGTTTACTTAACACGTAATCTTATTAAGAATATGGGCGGCACTGGCGGTCCATACGGTATTGGAATCATATACATATTTGCAATTATATTTATGCCAATCATTGCAATAGGAATGCGCATATCGAAATTATTTAAAAAGAAAAAAGAAAAAACTGATGAGAGCTGTTAGATTTACAATCGTATACATTTTAGTAATAGTAGGAGCAATGTATTTTGCACCGAAACTTTGGTCAAGCGTACAGCCCACATACGTTTTCTTTGGCGCAATTGGAATAAGTGCATTAATCGGAATTGCTGAACTTATTGATATTTTTGATGGCATCCGTAAAAACACGGAGTCGACAAGTGATGCCGAGGCAAAATAAAAACAGTCTAAGGTAGTGCGCTAGAAATCTCAAAGTCTTGCTTCTGTAATCTTAAGGTAAGGCTTCTATAATCTCAAAGTCTTGCTTCTGTAATCTCAAGGCAAAGCTTTTCGTTTGTCCCGTTCAGATCCTTTTGCCAACAGCAATCGGTTCTTTAAAAATTTGTCCGTTTCTTAAAAAGTATTATGTACAATCTTCAGAAAGCTGAATAGCAAAAAGAATGTATATAATATAAAAAAGTTCAACACTTTCTATAAGAAATATATAAAAATATAAAAGAACATGGCAAAAAAACAAGACCTAAAGAAAAAGAACATTCCGCTCGATAATCAAGCAGCATTCGATGCAATCGTTGATGCAATCGAAAATGAATGCGAAGTACAAAATAAAAATATCGCAAGTCTTATGGATATTTTCCATAAAAATTTGTTCGAAGTTGAATTCATAACAGATGAATTAACAGAAGAACAAAAAAGCCTATTAGGAAAACAAGTAATTGCAATTGAAAAACATTCCGTAGTTTTCAATCTTAACATAATCGACAATCTTGCAGGTTTCGACGTTTTCCCACTAAATTTGCTTCTTAACATAATCAACAAAAAAACAGTATTCGACATTGTAATAAAATTCAAGAATAGAACAGGCGATAGCATTTCTGTTATGGGATATCATAAAGTATCCATATCAAGAACAGATTTTTTTGAAAACGATTTTGCTTACGACATTCCAAATAATTTCGGAATAAAATATCAAGAAGACACAATCCTAGATGTACGCGCGTATATCGAATATAGCGATAGAACTTGGAATGGCATAATTATAAAAGAATAAATAATGAACACAACAGAAAGAATCAAAAAAGAATATCTTGTTGCAAAAAATTTTAACATGCCAATTGAGGACGTTAAAAATTTAGACGATAATGAACTTAACACAATGGAAAAATCGCTAAGAGAAATGATTGACGATGGTGTAAATTCGTTTACACTTAATGATGCCGTTTTTAATTACACGCCTGCTAGTGTTCCTATTAGCATTCCAAATCCTTCTTTAATTTCTTTATTCGATAAAGATTCAATTGAATTCATGCGATTTGAAAATAATGGCAACATATACGTAAAAGGGAAATTAACAGTCAACGATAAAGAAGTCGTTGATGCTTTTAGAGAATTCTTAAAAGCACAAGGATACATTAAATAATTTTTTTATGGGAGACAAAACAAAAGCAGTTGTTTCAGATGAACTAATCAACGTTACAACAAATTCATCAAGAAAACCCTACGTACCGTCTGCACCCTCCGCAGATGATTATAAAATAGTACTAGAAGAAGACGGTTATTACAAAATAACATTGGAAGGTGAAACAATCATTCATACAAAAGTTTCTGCAAAACTTATTGAAGATTTTACACTAATGGGTATCCTTCCAGAAAACGCAACAGAAGCAGAACAACAAAAAGCAATTCAAGCGTACCTCATCAGAGCCGCTAAAGAATTCGTGAGTAAACAACTTCATATAAAGAAACAAGATGGAAGAGGAAAAATCGACATCCCAGGAATTGAAGATGAATTCTAATCCTGAACAAATTCATGATGAACTTCATAAAGACATTTATGAAAATCAAAAATTGATAACAGAATCTCTAGTTGCAATTGTTAAACTTCTAGAAAATACAAAGTTCTCGTTTAATAACATCAATGAACAAAGACAATGTCAAAATCATTTTAACGCGTTAAAAAACCGCGCTAAAAAACTTAATTCAAAATTTCAAAAAAATAAATCATGAAAGAAATAAACACAGAAGAATTTAACAAACTCGTTTATAACATTTATAAAGCCGAAAATAACGAAATTAATTTTCTAGGAGAAAAACCTGTCGTCATTGACTTCTATGCAACTTGGTGTGGACCCTGTAAAGTATTAGCACCAAAACTAGAAGATCTTGAAGAAGATTATACAAACGTTGACTTCTATAAAATTGACATTGAAAAAAACGAGGAACTAACACGAATATTAAACATACGTAATGTACCTACTGCTCTATACATAAACAAAACAATAAACATGAGAACTGTTGGCGTTTTATCTAGAGACCAAATCATTGCAAGAATAACAGAACTACTTTAACATAAAAAAATAAATATCATGGAACAAACAAACACACCATTTAGCGAAAACGTAAACGAAGTAATCAAACCAGGTGGAGTTACTGACTTCTGTTTATTCATTACAAAAACAAACGGAACACTTGAACAAAAAGTTATTCCAGCGTTTATGAAAAACTCTTTTGTTGAAAGATTCGGTATGGATTGCCCTAACCAAATCGAATACGATTATTGGTACTCAGAACAAACGAGCAAATACAACAAAAACGGTAATTTCAAAACTGACTCTTTACTAGGTTAATCAATGATTAGTTTTCACGACCCGAATTACCAAAAAGCAATCGAGTTAATCAATTACATGCAGAACTCACCTATTGCTGAAAAAACAGAAAACGAAAAACTTCTATTGTACTACATTGTAAATCAACGTAAACATATTGCTGACCTCAATAATACAATCGAAGAACATGAGGAATTTTTTAAACTACTTAGAAAATTCTCATACGTAAATAATAATCCAATTCCTAAATCAAAAAAATAGTAATGGCATCTGTTTGTTGCTACCGCAACAAATAACTCCAGGTAGATACCAATGATATCTAAGGATCATTCTATAAACTTTAAATACAATGTTATAGTTGTATATCAACTTTTTTACATATCATTATAAATCATTTAAAAGAATCATTTATGGCAAATAAATTTTACAAACTTGTAGATAATAATTTTACTATCACAAAAGGAAATCAAATAATTGTTCCTTACGCTTCTGATTTAAACCTCGAGGAATTTTTAAATACTTTTAGCAATAGAGAACTTTATATTGTAAAAGATTCAATCGAAACCAACAACATTGTTGCAATCGTAATTTAAAACAAAATCATACCTTTTTAGAATGTCCATTTTTAGTGGACATTTTTTTTCCCCAAAAAATTTTTTAAAATCAACTAGTGCCGTCATCTCTAAATTCTGCAACAATCAGATTCCACTTGGAGAATTACTATAAGTTCCTTACTTAGGCGTTTACTTAGGAAGTCCATTTTCGAAGTGTGACTTTATGATCTCGGATTTCTTTCTGAACTAACGGCTTTGCTAAAGCCTTAGATTTGTATATACAAAACAAATAGATATAAAATCAATAGCTTTTTATAATTGCATTTTTAAATAATTGCATTTCTGCCGCAGCAGCCAATGACTCAATGCTGCTAACCACTGCAAGCCACTATCATTCATCAGTAGCATCTACTATCAGTAGCATAAAGCTACCACAAGCCACTCGTAGATGCCATTGCTATACCACTGCTATTATATTGGTAGTACTATAATGGCTTTTTGCGTACATGCACGTTCTATTGCCATTCAATTGGCCATATTAACTGTAAGGAACTTCCAGTATAGCCCAAAATGGGCCATTTTTCACATGGTTACAATAGCCCAAAATGGCCCATTTTGCGGTATAAGGCTATTTTGTGTCCAAAAATATGACTTTTTTATGAAAAATAATAGTCCTTTTATTTGCTATATAAGAATTAATGTTGTATATTTAACTATAATTTAATAATCATTAAATCTATGGAATATTCAAATGAGGAAATAGAGCATTTAAAAGCGGTTCATCATGACATTGGATGGAGACGAGGTTTATTTGTAGGTGCTGGTATTGTTATAGTGGCGATAATAGGAGTTTTATTAATATCATAAAAGTATGGATTGGATTGCATCATTTGCCACGTTGATTGGCATGTTATTAGTAGGTCGTAAAATTGCGCATGGATGGATATTCAGTGCAGTAGGTGCATCGTTGTTTTTATGGGTAGCGATACAGACGGGATTGGATGGAATGGCGATATTGGATTTATGTTTGATATTTCTTAGTATAATTAATTGGATAGATTGGGTATTTATTAAAAAGATATAAAGTATGAAAGAGAAAACTGGAGATTATTTAATTGACCGATTATTATATTGGTTTGTATCGAATGCAAAGCAAGTTATGACAGTTGCAGGTGTTGCTATATGTATGTTGTTAAGTTATAGTATATGTATATTGACGATTGGAATAAGTACGGACAGCGATATGTTTATAACAATTATTATTGGATTTATATGTGGGCTTGGTACAATTGGTTTATTAGATACTATTGATATAGGAGTTCACATCAGAAGTTTGCATAAGTATATTGGAAAAGTTTATTATAGTTAGTTATGGAAAAAGTAAAGTGTATAACGAATGACAAGGTAATGGATTCGATAATTTATTTTTTATATTATCGGTTTATGTTAATTGTTATTGGGTTGATAATAGCAATCGGAATGCCGGGCGGTATATGGACGATGGGATATTTTATTGCGATGGACGACAGTACGCCGCCAGATGGTAAGATAGTAATAACATGGTGTTGTGGAACGTTGTTAGGATTAATGTTTTGTTTGTTGCCGATTGCATTTTTAATGATGACAGAGTTATTGCAATATTGGGAACGTTCGATTAGTGAGTGGTATGAAAATTTGTAAGTTATGAAAAGAAAGATATTTAATGACAAGATAATAGATGCCATCATTTATTATATAGTAAAGAATATTTCAACAATACTTACCGTTATATCAATATGCATAAGTTTTTCGATAGGAACATGGATATCGTATTGGTTATTCATTGATGCAAAAGTAGGTGGTGCTGATTATGCTGTGGTATTTTTGATGAGCAGTGTATTAGTAGGTTTTGTAATTTTGTTGTTCTTTGCGTTTATAGATGCAGAGGGTGCAATATTGGATAATGTAAAGTGGCTGTTTAAATCAAAATATGAAAGTTGCGATGAGAAAGATATTTAACGATTCGGTATTTGATGGGTTAATTTATTGGGTAGTGAATAACATCAAAAGTGTTATGTACGTGTTATGGATTGTTGTAAGTTGTTCAGTAGGAATGACGCTGGGATATTATTTAGCTGGGCTTGGAAAGCCAGAAGAAGTAGAAGTATTAACGTGGGCAGTAGGTGGAGGAATTTCAATATTGATTATGATGTTTATTAGTTTCTGGAACGATTTTGCCACGATAGATTATGGAAGAACGCGTCTTGCGGATTTTGTTATGAAAGTTAAAGATACATATGATGAGAAAGATTTATAACGATGCGATACTGGATACTATCATTTATTTTTTTGTAGAGAACATTAGGTTTTTTACGTATGCTATATGGATAGGTTGTGCAATGTTAATTGGGTATTTTATTGGTCCGAGTTTGTTAAAAGATGCGAGGCCGACGGTCGGTGCGATATGTGGAGTGACTGTGTTATTTGGATTAATAACAATGTTTATAAGTTGGATAGTTATATGCGCAGTGGATTTTGATTCGGATATAGTTGACGACATATGTTATTGGGTTCGAAGGAAGTACAATGGTACGTATAAATATTAGAAAAGTTTTTTAAAATAAATGTCATTGCTATTGCTATTGCTTGAATAATGTTGTAGTTTATGTTCCATATATTTGATATTTATGAAACCGATACATTGATATATAAATAAACAATTAAAATAATTTAATTATGTATCATTACGTATATAAAGTAACGCATAAAGAAACTGGACAATATTATATTGGATCAAGAAGCTGCAGCGTATTGCCAAGCCAAGATCTTTATTTAGGTTCGATGTGCACCTGGAAACCTGATAAAACAAAATTAATAAAAGAAATTCTATTTGATTCTTTTGAATCACGTGCTGCTGCAATAGAGAAAGAAATTGCAATTATACAAAGTTGTATAGACGATAAATTAAATGAAAATTATAGCGTCCCAGGATTAAGTTTTCATACTGCCGGACATATTGTTGTTAAAGACAAAGAAGGCAAAACTTTTTTAATTAAGACTGACGATCCTCGATACGTATCTGGAGAATTGTTATTTGTAAGAGCAAAGCAAATGCCAGTTAAAGATAAAGATGGCAATACGTATTCTGTATATTCTGATGATCCAAGAGTTAAGTCTGGCGAATTTGTTAGTACAGCAAAAGGATTAGTTACTGTTAAAGATTCGGAAGGAAATAATATATCAGTTGCAAAAACCGATGTTCGATATTTATCTGGGGAACTTGTGTCAATGCATAAAGGATTAATTACTGTTAAAGATAATAACGGAAACGTTTTTAAAGTTTCTAAAGACGATAAAAGATTTTTATCAGGTGAACTTGTCGGCATAAAAAAAGGATCATCACATAGTATTGAAACGAAAGAAAAACAAAGAATGAAATCTTTATTGCATAAAGGCGAATTAAGTGCTAATGGCGGTAAAATTTGGATTCATAATTTAGATACAAAGAAAAACGCATTAATAAAAAAAGGTGACGATATTCCAGATGGCTGGACAATAGGAAGAAAATTTTTTTAAAAATAATTTAAAAATAATTGCTAAAACTATTGCTATTGCTTTCATTATGTTGTATATTTGATTTTAATTAATTGATAATATAAATCGCTAATATTTAAAACTATGGAAAACAATTGTAAAATCGAAAAAAACGTTTATTTAGATTCATCTTTATTAAACAAACGTATATCAAGTATTATGGCTGATGTGAAAGTCAATCAAATTTACGAAACCGATAAAAACAAATATTTGGTAACGGCTGTTGATTCAACATCGCTTGAGTTATCTGAAATTAAACCGATGCCAGCGAAAACAATTGTAAAAACTTTGGTAAATCCAAAAACTGGTGAAAAGATAACAACAAGTACCATTGATAATACTCCGGTGTTAACAGGTTCAACTCGAACATGTTCACTTGAATCTTTTGCAAAATTGATTCACAACAAAAATTATTCATTAACAAAGATTGCCTATATTCAAAAACATTACGGTATGTCTAATTCGTTGGAGATAAATCGTTTATTGGTTAAGCAAACAATTTCCCTTTAAATAATCCCAAACCGTAATGAATATATAAAATAAAGCATGATTCATTACGTATACAAAGTTACCGATATAGAGACAGGACAATTCTATATCGGTTCTCGTTCAACAAAGTTAAATTCTGAACTCGATGATTATTTAGGTTCTTGGAAGGTTTGGAAACCGAAGGTTGCAAATTTAAGAAAAGAAATTCTAAAAGATGACTTTAATTGTAGAGAAGATGCAATGAAGTTTGAAGCAGAAGAAATAACAAAAGTAATCAATGATCCGTTAAATGAGAATTATCATATACCTGGTATTGGATATTGCGTAAATGGTAGAGTAACAGTTAAAGATAAAAACGGAAAACATTATTCAGTTGCGATTGATGATCCTAGATATTTGTCTGGTGAATTTGTTATGATGAATAAAGATATGGTTACAGTAAAAGATACTAACGGTAACGTATTTCAAGTATCTGTTTTTGACGAAAGATATTTAAGTGGCGAAGTTATGTTTATACAAAAAGGTTATAAGCATACAGATAAAGCGCTCGATAAAATAAAAGAAAAACGAGCAGTTCAAATAATTGGAAATCGAAAAGAAGAAACAAAGAAAAAGATAAGTAACAAGAATAAATTAAAAAGAGGAAACGAAACGTCTTGCTATAATACAAGATGGATATTCAACCCATTAACAAATGAAAAGAAAAGAATAAAGAAAGACGAATCTGTTCCGAATGATTGGATTGAAGGTTCAGGAAGTGGACGAATTTGGATTATCAATATCGAAACAAAAAAACGAAAGTTAATACGTAAAGATGAACAGTTGCCAGATGGATGGGAACACACAAAAAAAGTTTAATTAAAACGATGTATGTATGAAAAGAAAAATACAAGGAATGCTGATAATTATTTTTGGAATTTTTATTTGCACATTGCCAGCATGGATTGACGTCTTTGATTACAGAAGTGAACAAGCAGAAAAGAATCAATTACGCGATTATAAAGAAAACGAAGCAAAAGCAAACAAAGAATTATTAGAGTATACAAATAAAATAGGTTTATGCATAAATGATAAGGATTATAATACTGCATCGCAATACTTAAGTATATGCGATAAATTAAATATAGTATACGCATCAGATTCAATACAGAAAGTTTATCTCAAATATAAAATGCAAGTATACAGTTACAAAGATTCTTTATTTATAATTGAACAACAAGTTGCAGATAAAAACTGGAATAAAACAAAGGCGGGTAAAATTCAAAGTTTGCAAAAGAATTTGAACTTGATAGCAAAAAAGATTCTGAATAATTTGCTATTGCTTCAAATATGTTGTATATTTGATTTTAATTAATTGATAAAACAAATCGCTATGGAACCTACAATTATAAACGGAAAAAGAGATTTCTCAAAAGAGATAAAGGCTCTCGAAATAATTAGAGAAGCTAGAAGATTTTATACTGACTTATTCAATGATTCATTTGCATGGTTTGTATCACCTGAACATAATCCGCAAATGAGTAATTCTGAAGCAAATGCAAAAGCTGAATTGCTTGCATCAAAACAACGAGACATGATGTTATCTAAATATGGTGATGTTGATGGAATCAAAATAACACTTGATGATTATGAGAATTTGGAAAATGAATTAATCAAATTAAAAGTTATATAAATGAAAAAGTATTTTCTGATATTGACTGCAGGAATTCTGATGTCATCTTGCGCTCCGAAGGATAACGGTAGGTCTCATTGTAAAAAACAAGTTGAAGTTGAGGTAATCAAGGCGCCTGAAGTTTCAGTTTACAAAATTACAGACATAACTGTGGATAGATATGACGAACGTTTGGCTGTATATGTTGCAAGAATTGCAAGTAAAGATCCTGACATATCGTTTAAAGATACATTAGGTGCATTTCAAATAGGTGAAAAAGTTAAAGTTGCAAAATTTAAAAAATAAAAGTATGCAAACAGGAGATAAAGTAAAAGTTATTGCTGATGTTTTAGGACACGGCATACCAATCGGTACTGAATGTATCGTTTTTCAAGTCTTAGAAAGTGGAAATATTCTTTGTCAAGTCATTGATGGCATCAGACATCGTGTATTAATCGAGGAAGAATACGAAAAACTGTAATCCCATGGTGAAAGTTACAGCATTTTACAAGTTAAAAGAACTATTAGAAGACCAATCAATTGAAAAAGTCATAGAGTTGTTAGGAAATTACATGACAACTGACGAACTAGAAGAGTTCATTGACTTTGTCGAAACAGAATTGGAATAAGATAAGCAGGCTGCAGACGTGTAGATCGTAACTCGAAGTATCCCTGAGCAATCAAATAGCTTCGTCCGAATCGTAGTTCGGTTGAGTTTTTCAGTTCTTAAGATAAAACTGATATGGCGAGGAAGCTTTGTTGGTGAAGCCTGGTCGTTCAGTATCCGGAGAAACAGGTTCGAATCCTGTCCTCGCCACTATTGTTAAACTTAATACTTAAAACTAATGTCGAAAGAAATCAAGATTACCAAAGGCATGCGTGAAAACGCAGAAGAAGTTGTTGAACTAACACAACTTAATTCAGTTCCTCGCTCAACAGTTCAAAAGGCACAAGTACTTTTGGAATCAGCAAATGCTGTACTGACTGAAATTTGTGAAGGATCCGATTCAATTAAAATCGATGCATGGGCAGAGATTAAAGAATTGCTTGAAGAAAATGTTTCAATCACGAAACCGTTTTTCTTCGAACTTGTAAATATCCGTCGTAAAAAATTATTCGGCGACCTTGAAATTGATAAAGATCTTTTAGAAAAAATGGATGCCGACGCACTTACGTCCGCAAAGAAATCTGCTACAAGAAAACACTTGTACACCGACATGCAAACCAATGACGATAAAATAAACCGTTTGCTTTCACTTGATACTAACGTAACAGTTACTGAAGGTGAACCTGAATACTTCCCAATGGATAAACGTATCACATCATTACTTGATGAATGCGCAACAACCCGCCAACGTTTGAACGCAACGTTATGGCCATTGATGAAAAAACATCATGATGCATATGTTGTTGAATGCAACGGCGACCCAAAAGAGTTCTGGCAAATGCTACAGTACTTCCATTATCGTACCGGCGGTTACCCAAATGAAAAAACACCACCAAAATTATGGTCGGTTGTTGATAAATACAAGACTGCACTTGACCTTTGTGCAAAATTTGAGTACGATTTGTGCGAACAATGGAACAAAAGATTCGGACTTCAAGTTGTAAGTACTGAAAAACAGTCAAACTGGCAGGACTACAACATTTAAAATCATATCAAAAGACCTCAATAGCAAAAAAATATTGCATTTTATGAAAAATAATTTGCATTACTATTGCTATTGAGGTCTTTTTAGTTTATATTTGTATATACATAATTGATAATAACAAACAATATGGAAACTACAAATACCTCAACCAAAACAAAAATTACAAAAGCGGATTTAATCAACTGCGGAATTGCAATTATCTTAGGTGCTTTAATCCTATGGATAAACTCTCCAGTAACTTTATAAATAACCCATACTAAAATGAATATATAATTTAAACAAAATTAAAAAGTTTAGATTATGCATTATTATGTATATAAAGTAACACACATAGAAACGAATCAATTTTATATTGGATCTCGAACTTGCAGCTGCAAACCAATAGACGACGTTAACTATGTAGGTTCAATGAAAACATGGAAACCTGATAAAACAAAATTAATAAAAGAAATTATTAAAGATAACTTTTCTGATAGAATATCTGCATTGCAATTTGAAGAAGTTGAAATTCGTAAGCATATCAATAATCCATTAAATGAAAACTACGCAATTCCGAATACAGCTTTTTATAAAACCGGCAAACATACAAATGCAGGTATGACAACGGTAAAAGATGAAAACGGCAAATTGTTTAAAATTTCAATTAATGATCCGTTATATACAAGTGGACAGTACGAACATATGAATGCAGGAAAGCGAACAGGAAAAACATTAGTAAAGGATGAAAACGGTAATAAATTAATTGTATCTATTGACGATCCTAGATATGCGAATGGCGAACTAGTTCACTATAACGTAGGACACATTAAATCTTTGGCAACTAAAATAAAAATAAGTGATGCAAATAAAAAGTATGTGGGCGAACAGACTAGTACGTATGGCACTATATGGATTCACTGCGATGAATTGATAAAAAATAAAAGGATTAAAAAAGATACAGAGATACCAGATGGCTGGTTAATAGGACGGAAGATTTATGTCAAACGAAAGCAAAGAAGAACAAAAGCTGAAATGATGGAAATAAAAAGTAAAAATAATTAAAAATAAATACACAAACCATTGCTATTGCTGCAATAATGTTGTATATTTGATTTTAACAATTAAACAAAACAAAATTAATACCCGTTCTTTCAAAAAAAATTAAAAAAAAGTAAAAAAAAACAACAAAACCCTTGCTATTGCCTGATTATTGTTGTATATTTGAATATAATAATTGATAAATATAAACATTCACTACAAAAACTTGAAAATTATGAAAAACTCTAAAAAAATCCAATCGAAAATCGCAAAACAAAATCAAACTGTTGCTGACTCATTTGAATTTCCTGTTGGAAAAATGAAATGTGGAAATTCTAAAGGTTATAAAGATCACTTCGGTAGAGCTGTTTCTGAATTTGAACACACACTTCGTTCAAATAAAGCTGAGGTTGCTAGAAGAACTGAAGAATCTCGTATCAAATCTCTTGACGAACAAATCGCTGACCAAAAAAAATACAATGAATCTATCGCTGCTAAAAACGCAGAAAACAAATTGAAAAACTCTGCCGATTACAAACTTGCTCAAAGAAACGCAAACTTCGTAACAAAAGAGGCGGTTGAATACAAACTTGCTCAACGTGGATTAAAACATATCGTTGACGAAAAAGGAAACGTTGTTTTAACTAAAATCACTCCTGTTAAATAATTTCCAATAATTGTTCTGTAAGGAAAACCTTTAATAATCTTGTTAAAGGTTTTCCTTTTAATAAAATCAAAATTAATTTGAAACTTTGAAATACTTCTGTATATAATAATAAATTAAAATATTAACAACAGGAACCTGATTTTTTTACCGCCGCTTTTTATACATAATTTCTCTCGGCGTTTTTTCAGGTTGCCTGTTGTTCTTTCAAAAAATTGCTAGGTTGTATGTATTACCTGGGTTGTTTCGATAACTTTAAGACATTCCGTTCTTACTTGCTGTGACGATAAATCGCAAGAGGGTTTGTTTCCAGATTAACATGAGGCATTCAAGGTTGAGGTTTTATAGCAAAAGGAAACCTCAACTGCCTTTAAAACTTTATCAATTAATACACCGGTATTGAATTTGTTGTAGTGAGCAAATTCCGTACGGTATCCGGAAAGCATTAAGTGGATTGATGCGCCAGTTGGAGAAATAGGGTCGGAGCCTATTCCGGAAGCTTATCAATTAATAAACTTGTTTATTCAAGTAATGTTACTGAATTGTTGTAGTGAGCAATTCAGAAACGGTAACGGTACAGAATATTGGCGCATTCGCCTGGTCAAATCGGCCATGACATTGTAGGTTCGAACCCTACTACCGTGACAAATTTTAAATTCGAACTTTGATATATAAATAAAACAAATATTTATGTATCATTATGTATATAAAGTAATTCATATAGAAACTAATCAATTCTATATAGGTTCAAGAAGTTCTAAAGTTCATCCTACTTTAGATTCTTATTTAGGTTCAATGTCTGTATGGAAACCTGATAAGACAAAGTTGAAAAAGGAAATTATTAAAGATGACTTTATTTGCAGAGAAGATGCTATTAAGTTTGAAGCGGAAGAAATAACAAAGTTTATTGATGATCCGTTAAATGAGAATTATTACATACCGGCAATTGGGTATCATGTACAAGGAACTGCTACTGTAAAGGATGCTAACGGCATCACGTGTCAGGTTTTGTTGAATGATCCTAAGTATATCGCAGGTGAATTTGTTGGTGCAACAAAATATACGTATTTGGCAATTGATTCGAATGATAAAATTATACGTGTAGCAAAAAATGATAGCAGAATAACTACAGGTGAAATAAGATTTGTGAGTATAACAAAAGGATATTGTAATGCAATTGATATAAATGGCAATAAGCATTGGGTTAAAATTGATGATGAACGATTCAAATCGGGTGAACTTGTAGGCGTGTGGAAAAATAAAAAACACACTGAAGAATCTAAAGCAAAAATGCGATTATGCAAAGGAAAGCAATCAGCAGAAAAGAATTCGCAATTCGGTACAACATGGATTCATAACATTGAATTGAAACAAAATAAAAAAATAAAAAAAACTGATGCAATACCGTTTGGCTGGATTGCAGGCAGAAAAATAAAATTTTAATATCGTGAAGCATTGTATCTGGATGATGCCGCCCGCGTAGGGTGAAGGAAAGCGGCTTGGGTTGTAATACGGTTCGAATCCGTTTCGCGTTTTTAGAGTTCGAATCTCTCCGACGATACAAAATAAAAATAACAATCCCTCCTCATATGAGGGTTCGAGTCCATCCGAGGGATTGCCGTTGAACACGGTGCCCTTGTCGTTTAATGGCCAAGACATGTGGAGCGATTGTTATTAAAGATTATGGGCGTCGGTTCAGTCCGATATAAATAGTTAGGTTAAAAGCACCTGCATGCCCGCGGTATTTGGTTTGACCAGCGGTTCAATTAATGAGGGAGACGGACGCCCTCACCAGCGGATACTGATGTGACAAGATACCTAGGACCACCAATCCGGGGTTGAAAGTTGAAACTAACAGGTGGTGCTGAGTTTTATTGTATTGTTCTCAACAAAAGGCGTTGAGGTAAATAGGTGGACTGCACTTAGCAATATAACATATCAATGATACTACGGGATGGTACTAACTGTTAATAAGGTACTGGGTATTGCGCATAGTGTTACCCTATTCGATTGACGTGTGGAAAAAAGTAATGGACCATAAGTTAATCACCGGTTTGTAACTGGTAAAGAATTAAATACAGCTGCGGTTGACGAGGCCATAGAGTTAAACGAGTGCACAACTGTTATTGCCGGCCGTAAAGTACACATGAGCCATGGCGATTAATATCAGTTAAGGATATATAAAGCTAGTAAGTTTATGTATCTGCTCTCGTTTTTATTTGTAACTTAATAACTCAATATATGATCTCAACACCAACAACAATCGTACTTGCAGTTGCTTTCATCGGTTTAATTATCTATGGAACTCGTAAGTATACAAAAAACCAAAAAAGTAAAGTCGAATAAATTTTACTTTTTTCTAATTGTTCGGAAAGCTTAGAAGGCGAAGCACCGGCTGTCCGGTAGAGATAGGTTCGATTCCTATATTAAACTTTAATTTATTCCTATATCAATTTTGATATATAATATAAATAATTAAAAATATTTAAATGTATGTATCATTATGTATATCGAATTGAACATATAGAAACTAAACAATTCTATATAGGTTCCAGAAGTTCAGAAGTTCATCCTACTCTAGATTCTTATCTAGGTTCAATGAAAACTTGGAAACCTGATAAGACAAAGTTGAAAAAGGAAATTATTAAAGATGACTTTATTTGCAGAGAAGATGCTTTAAAGTTTGAAACAGAAGAAATAACAAATTGTATTGAAGATCCTTTAAATGAGAATTATTATATTCCATTCAATGGCTTTCATACAATAGGTAGTGTAATGGTTAAAAATTCAGAAGGACATACGTTTCTTATTAAAATTGATGATCCTCGTTATGCATCCGGCGAATTAAAACCAATTGCGTTAAATAGAGTAGCAGTTATTGATTCAAACGGTAATGTGTTTTGTGTGAATACTGATGATCCTCGTTATTTATCAGGTGAACTCAAATCATTGCAAAGTACAAAGAAGGGCTCGCATTACGTTTGTGATAAATTAAAACGTAGAGTAAATATGGTATCGCGTGATGGCATAGTTATTAGAGTAGGAATCGACGATTGTCCATCATTAATCGACAACGGTTATGTATACGTATGGTCAAATCGATGTCACTCGGACGAAACAAAACAAAAAATGAGAGAATCGCACGCAGGGAAACAAGCAGGCAATAAAAATTCGCAGCATGGAACTATGTGGATTCACAATATAGAATTGAAACAAAATAAAAAAATAAAAATAACTGATGTTATTCCAAACGGATGGAGTAAAGGCAGAGTTATTAAAGACTCATAGTTTTAAGTTTGATGCATGTCGTGATGACACCATCCGTTTACCTTTAATCGACTTTAGGTGAACTCCTTTCTTTATCCCGTGCGTTGTAGTGAGCGTACGGGATTTTTTTGTTAAACTTTAATTTATTGATATATGAAATACTTGTTACTTTCAATTGCAATCGCTATTCTAACGTCATGCTCTGATTATGACGGTCCTCTCTATCGTGTAGTCGTTCAGCACACAGGCAAAGATAATGAACAACGTGACACACTCATTTTAGGTATACCCAAACTAAGCGACTACCAACTCACCGCAGATGTTCCTGGACAAGCTATGCCAATGGTTATATATAATGTTAGATCATTCAAAATATTAAACCAAATTCGAGACCGTTATGTTGACTCCGCCCTTGCTGTTAATTATAAACGTAACTGTTATTTCTACGAACATAAGTAATCCTAGAATTGCTGTCATGGAACTACCTCAGCCATAGTCTTTCCATACTACCCTTTCCGAAACCACAGTAGTTATTATATACAGTTTTCAAAAATAGTTTCATATTCTTAAAAAATAATTTCATATACTATTGCTATTGTATTCATAATGTTGTATATTTGATTTTAACAATTAAACAAATAATCATGGGACAAAAATACTTTTCATTATCCGAAACAATCTCTGCAAACCAGTTCATGAAAATACTTGTTGCTTGTGGCGCAACGCTCGAACAAATAACAGACTGGCGCTGGGAAATCGAATTAGGCGACAAACCACAATCATATCATTGCATAGGTTGTCACCCTGTAGCAAAAAGACTTGACCTTTACGGAACTGATATCTTTATTCATTAATCTATGGGAATACTTTCAAACATGATGCATCACGTATCTAGATTCGTTGGCATCTTTAGTTGTATCTTTGGCGGTTTACTTCTATTCATACTTGCATGTGTATTCTTTAACCCAACATTGGATATGCTGTTCCAATTCCAATTTTGTTTTTTCGCATTTCTTGGTTGCTCATTCGTATTCCTGATATCATTAACTTTTCATTTAATAATTGACGCACTAATTTAATTAACTATGAAACTGCTATTATTTCTTTTACCACTTTTTCTGTTTGCATGCGCGCCATACGATGGTCCTGTCAACCTTGTTGAGGTAACTCATAACTCAACTGACTTCGGCCAAGTTGATACATTCATAATGGGCCAACCTGAAATTAAATACTACAATGGCGATAGAGACCGACCTTATCTATGGGCATCTAAACCAAACAAGGTCGAAGAACATTACTCAATTGATAATGTTTTTAAATTCAAAATACTTTATCGTTTACATACAATTGATAATGATACTGCGATGTACTATGATAATCTTAAACATCGAACTCCTTCTGCTAAAACTAAAAAATGTAACGCTTGGTATAAATTTTAAATTCTACTTATGATAACTGAATTATTCATACTTGGCTATTTGCTAGTCGTACTATTTATTGGAGTATTCTTTGACATTGAACCTGCTGCTGGTATGTTCTGGCCGATATTACCGTTTATGTTTTTCATAGCATTCCTTGCATCGAAATTCAATAAACCACCGGTATGCGAACCATCAACATTAAAAAAAACAATTCCAACGTTTAACGAATTCTTGAATGAAAATGAAAATCGAAAATCCTAAACTTAAAGCATTCATTATTAAACGACCTATCGTCGCTCTTATAATGGCACTTCACGCTCTGCCTGTTATCTCTATGATTATCATTGGCATTGCAAATTTCTCTATCTTAAACTTGTTCATTGCTTATATCATTGGACTTGTTGCTGACATACTCGTTATCATTGGCATTATGCTTGTCCAAACAATTATGTTCGTACGTGACGTAAATAATACTGAACCTAAATACTAAAATCATGTGTCTTGTAACTAAACAAATTACACCGAAGATCCTTACCGAAGATATCACGGTTTATAAAAAAGTTGAATGACTTCCAATCTTTATAACAAACGATAAAGACGAACCTGATGAACTACGAGTTAGCAGCTCATCACAAGGATTTGAATACATACTAGGAAACCTTTACGAAACTCGAATTTCGCAAATCGACTTAGACAGCAACGATTTGAACCCAGGCTCAACTGCACACGCAGATGATATCGTAGGAATCCATTATAACATAAAGGGACCTAGGTCATACACAGAAAGAATCGAATATTTAAAAAAGAAACGCCTTGCAGTTTATGCTAAAGGTTTCCACTTTTACAAAACCATTAGACGTGCTATTGATTCTGGCATTCAAAAAGAATACGTAATTGTTGAATGCACAATACCAAAAGGCTCACAAGTTTACTACGATGAAACAGATCTTGGTGTTGCAAACAAAATTACAATTAACAAAATTCTGCCAACTGTTATTACTGATATTAATTACTAAAGATTACAACTATGTCTGCCTACCCACAATGCGATAAATACTCGTCTGATGAAGGATACGATGGCCGTTTTGCTATAACGCAAATTGAACCAGCAAAAGTGTCAATCACATCTATTAAACCTATTAACTTGCTGAATATTCTATTCCTGCTTGTTCGACTTTTATGGTACACACTGTCCGTACCATTCTGTCTTTCTTGGCTTATCATCGTGTTCGTATTCACTTTTAAATTCCAACACGAACTACTAGTCTATACTGTTAGAGATAACTACTCAACTAAATATAAAGGCGAATCAGGCTATTGGTACTACGGTTATTACAATCCAATCAAATGGATTATACGTACGCAATCATTCGACATCTGCGTATTCGAACCTAACGATGATTGGGATTAATTACAGTTTATAACCTGTTTATAGAAAATTCATCTTCGTTCCCCGTAGCATTTCTTATCATTGGTGGAAAACTGTAACCACAGAATAACATTTCATACCCATTCAGTTACAGTTTAATATTCAATATAGCAATCTAGAGATACTAAACCATCTCTAGATTCTTCTAGTCTTGTAGATTTTCTTCTAGAACCTTAAAAACTGCAGCATACTATTCAAATATTCCACAATATAACAAACTACACATTATCCACAATACAATACAACATATAGTTTATTCAGTTTTTCTACAATACAATCAATAACATATCTATACATATATCCACAATACAATCTTCCATACAATCATGTTCCATACAATCATGTTCCATACAATCATGTTCCATACAATCATGTTCCATACAATCATGTTCCATACAATCATGTTCCATACAATCATGTTCCATACAATCATGTTCCATACAATACATCTATTATAACACCATGGGTAACTAACCACACTTGAGAATTCTAACTTCAATTACCGTTTTGCAATCAAGATCCACTACATTTCAACTAAATAAACACTTCTAGCGCCATCTAAAAGATACATACAGTATCTAAGTAATCAGCCGGAGATATCTCGCATTGTATACCGAAAATAAGATTCATAAAAGACGTGCAAAACAGATCTCCGGAGATCTGTTAAACAGATCTCCTACCTTAAGTATACTTTAATGACGATGTTAACGGAAAATGTATAGTTTTGAATTAAATACGAACAAACAAGAAGTTTTCCGAATGAACAATGACGTGCAAAACAGATCTCCTACCTTAAGTATACTTTAATGACGATGTTAACGGAAAATGTATAGTTTTGAATTAAATACGAACAAACAAGAAGTTTTCCGAATGAACAATGACAGTAAGTATGTATATTCGATAAAAAAGGTATTTTTAAAGTAAGGACAAAATTTGCAACAAAAAATTAGTATACTTTAAGAATTACTAATGTTACTTTGATACAATTGAATAAAACTATATAGATTAGATAGAAGTAGAATGAATATACGGATATAGTTACTGTAATAAAAGTTTGGGTACAATGGATTACCTATCGAAATAAACAGGATATTAAAGGATCTCAAATGAACCTAAATTACAGGTTAGAAATATGCAAATTGCAAGTTAGCAAACAGTGCCCATTGTGGAACATATAGTTGATATTGTAGTAGATACTGATATATGAGAATATGTATTGTAAGATTATAATAATGAGTAGTATGTATTGTATTATTAGTATGTAAGTGTATTGTTTATTAGTAAAGAACTTTATGTAGATGGTGGTATTAAAGTTGATGGTAGTAGTTTTTTTGAAAGTATGCCAGGTTTTTTTAGAGAAGTGGATAGAATGAATTGCTGTAATGATAAACTGAATTTTGTTCAATAAACTGGGTTGGTTTATTATTGGAGATTTGGTTTATTGATGCGCGGTTTTTTGAGGAAGGTGGACTTAGATGTCTTGGGAAATAAAAGTTTCAAGGATGAAACTTTTGGATACTCGTGTATATAATATAAAATTAAAAATATAAGATAAATGGCATTAGCGAACAGACATGACGATATTCATTGTTGGCATTGTGGATTGATAATTAAGAAGGCGGTATACGAAAAGTTGCCGAAGAATTTTTATGGTCACAGTAATGTAATAGGGTGGGAACCTGTAAATGGTGGTGACAGTCATACATGTGCAGAGCGTGAAGCGTATATTGCAAAAATAAAGAATGATCCTAATTGGCAGAAGATACAAGAAATAGTTGCCGCGCAGTTAGCAATAGGAAATAAAACGATTGAGTCGGTTAACGAAGAGATTGCGGCAAAAGAAATATGTTCAGTTGATTTTAATGGAGTAAGTATAAAAGCGGGTGATAAAGTTGTTTGTATTTTTGGTACGAAGTTAAGGCATTCGGTAATTGAAAAAGTACTTACGCCGGGATGTGTAAAGATAAAAGGATTATCAGCAATGATATTAGGAATGAATTGTATTAAGAGTTCCACAATAAATTCGATTGTCTTATAAGATATTATGGGTCCTAAACAAATAAAAGTGGATTACAAAATACATTCGCAAGAACGATATTTAGAACGGTTTAAAAAGTCAATGAATGATTTAGATTATATCGAATTATGCGAAATTGGTAAAGATGATAGTAAAGGATTCCTTTTGGAACAAGTTAAAAGAGGTGCAAAAAGGAAAGTTGTATTATTCAATGGAGATTACGTTTGGTGTGTATTCTCTGGTAAAAAAAGAATATTGAAAACTGTTTATGTTGTTCCGATTAAAGTATTGAAAAGAATTAAAACGAATATTGATATTTTATGATTAAGAAAAAAACATACAACAGCAAATCGTATGTGTTAACGAACGATGGCGACCTTAAAAAAGGTGATAAAGTATTTCCTATTATGTATGGTACAAGTTGGGATTTTAATGAAACACGTTCTGGTTTTCCATATGAACCGCATATTGTTGAATCTGTTAAAAAAGGAATCGTATATACTGATTGTGGACATGGAGAACGGGAATGTTATTTTACAATGTTAAGTGCACCCAAACATATTTCAGAGTTAAAGCAATCTGAATTATTCGATAAAATATTTGCGCCGATATTCAAAATGAAATTGGATTTTGAAGAGCATCGTGATTATAAAATGATTCTTGACGAAGGAAAAGGAAAGCCGTACATCTTTATACCACACATATATAAAGATATTGATAAAGAAATTGACCAAGCAATTGAAACTTTCAAAAAAGAACAACCTGCAGAGTATTACAGAGATATTTATACAAGTGTATGGAATGTACGTGACAAGATTCTGAAAGAACACGATATGGTAAGATCATTCAGTATGCCATATTTTAGTGTAAACTTTACGGATACTTATATTGGAGTTTATCTTGATTATGTTTTAACAGAAAGATGTTACAATTCTGGACTTGATTCTTTTAAAGAAGATTGCAATAAACATTATATTAAGTTTTATGACAATTCTGATATTGAGATATCTGAATATTTATCTAAAGAATTTAGGACAAGTTTTTTTTCAAAAGCGACAAGTTCTTATTGTACGCAAGAATCGCGGATGTTATCTTATACTGAAACAATTGCAATGCGAAAATACTTTGATGATATTAATGTCATCATTGATAAAGAATTTGGAATAATGACTTACAAACCTAAAAAATAACGAATCATGATTGATGAGATAACTGAAAATTCAATTATTAAGTATTTGAAACTTTACAAGCAAAATGAAATAAGTCTCGAATATGCAACTCGATGTTTAGCAACAGTAATGAATAATGCTATATCGGCATCGAAAGAACGACAAGAAGAAAAATCGCGTAACGATTCTTGGGAAATGCGTAAACAAATGCAAAGAACAGTTGAACAAAATTGTGATCATCATTATGGACGTAAAGAATGGTACGGTCCATGCAGTTATACAGAAACATGTACGAAATGTGGTCATCAAAATGATGGTTATGAAAGAGATTAATAAGTAACAAATTAAAGAATATGAAAGTAAAAATTTTTGATGCAATGGGAATTTCATCATTGGAATGTAAAGTTAACGAATGGTTAGCCAGGAATTCTGAGTTTGAGATATTGCAAAAAGATGTAACCCAATCATCTAATCATAACGGTACGCATCTTCACATTACAATTTGGTATAACGAAAAGAAAAAAGAATCATGAAAGTAACAACAATTACATGCGATTGCTGCGGTGCAAAAATCGAAGGCAAATCTTATTATGAAACAATGGTTCAGTTAAAGATTTCCGCAAAAACAAATAGCGATTCTGAACCGGAGCAACAAAGAAATAATTACGCTATTGATTATGAGTTATGTCCGAAGTGCTACAGCAATTATTGGAATGAAATTCGATTTGTTCTTGGTAACATGCGAAAACATAAAGAATGCTTAGATAATATTGTTAATGTTATTGCAACTTATAAAGAAAAGAAATAATGAAGAAATATTTTCAGATAATAAATTCCACAGTGCATAAACATTTTGATACATGTGAAGATGCTATTATTTATATCAATAAGCATAAATTAAAACCGTATGAAACTATTAAAGGTTTTGTGCCAGAGTTTATAATTAGAGAATACTCTGAAAGAGACCATGTTTACGGAATAGAAGCAACAGTTGTAAGCAATGAGGTAAAAGAAAAATGTTTGAATCAATTCATAACAGAAATTGAAAATAATCCAGATGTTAGTGATAATACTATGTCTCATAGCATACCAGACCTTTTGACATATGCTAAAGGATTAAAGTTTCAATTAGATAATCTTATACCTATTATTGCAAAAACTGATTACAAGCCATGTAACGGTATAGGATTTGAAATCCAACGTAAAAAGGAATATCCGTTATACTTAATGAAACGTGAATGCGGTGACATTTTATTTAATCATACGCCTTCTTGGGGTAGGAATGTACATCACAGAGGCAATACTTTAGCAAACGAACAAGATTTAATTAAAGCATTTAATTTAGAATAGTTATGAAAGATTTTACAAAATTTGTAAACATAGCAGAAGAAAAGCAGAAAGAAATTGCAAATTTAAAAACTGCTAATGATGAAAAGTTAAAAGCAGAGAAAATAGAGATGCAAAGATTAGAAGAAGAAAAAGTCAAATTAGAAGAAGAAAAAGTCAAATCAATTGCAGATAAAGTTTTTAGCGAATTAGAAATTGATGTTGAAAACGCTGCGAAACGTGGTGAAAGATCATGTGTTATTTACTCCGTTAATGAAAAGCAATTTTACCATACTGGAGATTTTAAAACAAAGGTATACATTGCAATTGAAAAATTATTAGATGCTGATGGCGTCAAACATAAAACGATATACAGAACAGTTGAAGATCTGGGATACGGCGATTGTTATGTACGAGAAGATGAAAGTTACGCAGATTTAACTGTTTTATTTTAAAATTTATAGTATGAACGATTTAACAAAAGCATGGCTTTGGTGGGAATCATTGCCGATTCAAAATTTACAAGACATGTCTGACAGTTGGGTGGGATACTGCTCAAAGTATGGAATATCTAACATATACGGTGCAACTGACGAAGAAGTTTTACATATGTGGGAAGTTGAACAAAAAGCAATTAAAGTAGGAACATTAATTAAAACACCTGCTGCAGCATACAGTATTGATAAATACGAAGTATATGTTCATGGTGAAGTTGTAAGTATTATATGTGAGCATATCGAAGATAACGAAGAAGTTCCTGAACAAATTATTGTAAAATTGGAAACTGGCGATTATATGCCAATTGACCGCAAACTTTTAATCATAAGATAATATGAAAGCGGGAGACAGAGTTAAAACACCTGCTTGGGTTGCAATAACAGATGCTAGTGATTATTTATTTGGCAGAATTGAAAGTATCAAAACAGAGGAATGTTTAGATGGCACGATTTTTGAAAAAATAATGGTGAAGTTTGAAAACGGACAAACATTGCCATGTTTAAGAGAAGAACTTACAGAAATTAAAGAACCATTAATTGATGCTAATTTTTATCGACTCGTTCGGTCAACTTTAAAAATTGTTCCGAAGGCATATGACATGCATGGACAAAATTTTAATTGTGACTGTCATCTTGAAATAACAGATAAAAGTTATTCAACTGTTGCAAATAAATATGGCATATCATTAATGCACGCAAAAGAATGTATCGAAACATTATTCGGATTTAATGAAAAATAAAATGGAAGAAAAGATTAGAGAAATTATTGAAAAAAGTGAATTGCATTATACTGCAGGTAAAATCATAGATGGTGAATCATTTGAACAAATGGTTAATGAATTAGTTGAATCGTTATTGAAATTACATAATGAAGAAGCATAAAAGAGTTATTCATATTGATAATCAGGAATGGTTCTGGTGGGTAGGTTCGGGTCGATTTGGTGAAGCAACACATGTAACCATAAGTTCACCTGATAAAAAGTTTTTCAAAATTGATGCAAGAGAAGTTGCAACGGATTTAATGTATGTTGGTGTAGAAGGTTTATTTCCAACTGCTGTAAAACCATCAAGCGTTAAAGATTACATTATTGCAAAATTAAAGGTATGTGCGAAATGACAGAGTTGATTGCACGGGCTGAAAAATTCACAAAAGAAATGAAGTCACGAGTTGTAACAAAAACTAAAATTCAATTAGGTGACCATGTTACAATAGGATTTATGCATACTGCTCATTGGTGTCCAAAAGAACGTGAAGCCTTTACCGGAATTTATTACCGTTGCATTGGAATAACGCCGTTTACATTGCAAGAAGAAAGAAACGGTAAAAGAATTACGCTTACACAAAAGGAAGTTGATAAAGCAATAAATTGTCATTACTGGATAGGTGATTGCTATTGGCATATTGAAACTAAAAATTATAAAACTTACGGAACAAAACAAGTATGAAAAAATTACAAAGTAATATAAGTGACTTAATAGGTCCAGAATACGGCACAATTGATTTGCAATGTGTAGAGATTATTGAGGCGATGAATTCATTACCTGGCGTAATGACAATCGAAAGTTGCTGTGGGCATGACAAAACGCCGTTCAGAATTTGGTTTTACGCTAATGTAACAAATGAAGGATTGTTCTTTTTAACCAGATGTGCAGACAGAAGATACTGGCAATACGGTGATGACTGGCGAATTGAATTATCTGTTGGCGATACTTACAGAGATGACATATTACCAACCACATTTTGTTTAACAAGTATAACTGTCAAAGGCGATGAGGCACATTTGCAAATCAAAGATCTTGTGGATAATATGAATTATCATTTGAATCATAAAAACTTTATGGACGGTTTTGATTTGGATTACAAAAATTTCAAATATGTTGAAATATGAGAAGATCGTGGAATAACTTCTGGTTTAAATGGCATCGAACGCCATGCAATGAAATTGTATTTGGTAGCAGTTCATGCGATTATAAAAAGTTCAGAACACAAAGGTTAATCAATATTTTGTTAATTGCAACTGCGTGTTTAATTTTATATAAAGTATTATGATAACAAACAAAGACGGACAAGAAATTCGATTAATCACAATTGCTGATTTATGCAGATTCTGCATGAACAATGGACATGACAGTCATAAAATAGTTTGGGATGACACAATTGCAATTCCTAGAAGACGAGGTTACGTAGGAACGTGTGCAAACAAAGCGCCAGGTTGTGATGGTTTTACACACGCTGAAACGTGTCCAATCTGGACTAGTTTGCAAAATGTAATTTGTTTAAATGTGTAAACTTATGGAAATAGAAGAAAAAAAGAAATTGACTTATAATCTTGAAAGAACACATCTTGATGGGTTTATATGCAATTATCAATACAGATTCCGGACAACACAATGGCTTGAAAGTGTTGATAACATAGAATACTTTGGCATTGACCATGATTCATATAAACAAAAATTAATTGATACGTTAGTTGGTGAATTTAGAATTGCATTAAACGCTGCTGTTTTTGGAGATCCTGCAGGTAAAGATTATGCCAATTATATGAAAGAACAAAAGCAGAATATTCCACCACCTACACCGCCAGAAGATAGATTTCTAAAAGAAGGCAAAGAACCCGAGAAGCCAAAAAACTTTGATAAATATAAACTATAATGATATGATATTACCTAAAGAATTAAAAGTAAGAATTCGCAAAGATGGAAGTAAAACTCCATTGGGATTTATAACTTATGTCGATGAGAATGGAAAGATTCGAGCTGAAAAATCTTGGTCATCATGGGGCGATAAAGAAATTCCAGTAATAACAAATGAACCATCAAAAGGATTCAAACTTGCAGGATTAACACAAAGATCTGCAGATTGGTTTGGTTCAGGAAGAACTATGTTTTACATTATTCATCCAAAAGGTTTTGAATTTGAAATAACTGCTGATAATTTATTTGCACTTATGGGTTTTCATGACATCATAAAAGGTGAAATCATGGGTGAATTGGTTTTAGTTTGGGACAAGTTTTCATTATCTTTAATATCTGTTGAATCTTCAGATTATGAAAAATATAAAGAACAAACGTCAACAATAACATCAGGCATTGTTGCAATGAAAGATTTGATACCTGGGCATGTGTATTCAGATAGAGAAGGAACAACAAAATTTGTTTACATCGGTAATTACTATTTGTTATTAACAGGATGGGAATACGTTAGAGGAACAGAAGTTATAAGTGAAGATGCTGCAAGACGTAATAGATGGGAAGTTACTGAAGTAACAACAATTCATCCTGAAAAGTTTCACATGTTTAGGAATAAACGAAAATACAATGATGGCAGATGGGAATACATGTGTTGCAAAACAAAGAAATGTTTCGATACAGGTAAGACAGATAAAGTTATTTCAATTGATGAAATGAATACTTACATTACAAAACAATCAGATAAATGGTATTCAGGAATAAGAGCAAACCATTACAATGCTGCATGCATATGGGAATCGAAACCAACTGACGAAATTATTGCAAAATATGTAACGGAAGGATCTGAAGAAAACACATTGGTCCGTAAAATCGTTGATAAACCGCATAAAGTATATGTTGAAAAAGATTGTAAAATTATAAGATAAGATTATGACGAATACTGATGTATTTAAAGTTTTGTTATGTTCATATGGATATGACAGAAATATAAAAATTGAATCGTACAGAGGAGATTCTGGCGAATTAGGATATTCTGTTTATGCAGAAAACAAAACCGGTGATTCATATAATGAGATTTGCTGCGAAAATTTCATGTTTCATGTTTATTTGATTTTAAAATTCATGAAAGAAAATAATGTGGGATTTAAAAGCGATTATTGGAGTTATCCTACAAAATATGTTATTGATGATAATTCACGTAACAATATAATTGCGAATCTGGATGAACGAGATACGCAATTAGCAAAAGATTTAGAAGAATTGTCACCAGTAATAAAATGGCGCGATGATAATAACCCATGCATTAATTGCAAAATAAATAAGCATGACCATTGGGATGACATACACTATAATTGTGAATTGTGTCATACAAACAGTTGTGAATTATTGAAAAATTTTCAAAATGAATATAGAAAAATATTAAGTAAACGAAATACATAAGCAAATGGAAGATAAATTAGAGAAAGCGTTAGAATCATTAGAAGAATGGGAAAATATTAAATACAGAATGAAAGAAGAAGGTTTTCATTATTGTTTTAATGGATATTCAAGTTGGAAAGAAATTAATGATGCTGAATTTCAAAAATTGAAAGATGAATACATTGAATCTGCAAAACGTTTAGAATATTATGTAAAAGCAAAGGTTATAGAAACAAGAATGCAAGTTAAGTTATTAAGTTAAAATTCAGAATAAAGATGAGTGTATTATCATGTAATAGAAATGAATGCGGTAATGTAATGTGCGATACGTATATAGAGGGTATCGGATATGTTTGCCGTGAATGCCAAGAAGAATTCAAGTTATATTTGCAAAAAACAAATATTAATGTTGAATATGAATATGACATTGTAGTTGCATTAAATATCTTTATGAGTATTCCAAAAGGAAGGTATTCTGATAGTGAAGAAATGACAGTCGATAAATTTTTTAGTAAACACACACGTAATAACGATTAGTATGGCTTGGTTTAAAGTAGGAATATATGTAGGTGACAAATTGAAAGTTGATTTGTCAGAATGGTCTGATGAACATAAAAAAGAATTGCAATCATATCAACAAGATGGATGGCTTGTTATACGTAAAGTTAAACAGTACAGAAGTAATTCAAGTTTTCAATTCGAAGGACAGCCCGATGAAAAAATTGAAAGGACGTATGCATTCAATTCATGTGATATTTTAGAAATTAAAAGAGGATTATAAGATAATTCTCAATAACTTTTTAGAATATATAAAACAAACTAAATCATATGAACAAAAGAATACCAAGTCTTGACGAACACATTAATGAAAGTATTAATGAAGCAAGCAAAGACTTCGACGTAGAAAAATGGTGGGATAATCTAAAATCGGTTCCTGCATTAATAGTTAAAAATAAATGGAATTCGCTAGGTGGCAAGATTGGAATGACATCCGCAAGTTTTTGTACATGTAAGCCTTCTAGCAGAGAAGAACACAGTAAAAATCCTGATGTTGATTTTGGCGGATTCGGTGGTAAAGGATGGGAATTATTTTATACATGTGGCGCATCAAAAACGTTAGACAAGTTACCTACTTGGCGGCCTTTAACATATACATGGGATGTAAATTCAAGAGAATATGTAATTTTTGATAATTGGGACGACATAAAAGACTGGCTATCAGATATAGACAATCAAACTATATATGTTTGGAAACATCCTAGACAATAATAAAATAAGTATATCGAAAATGAAACAAAGAATACCTACATTAGATGAACACATTAATGAAAACATTAATGAAGCAAGCAAAGAATGGATTGTGAGTGCAAATAACGGCGAACCGATGTTATTAAGATATTTCGGCAAAACATGGCCGTGTATTGCATTTATGCACAAAACATATGAACAACCAGGAAACCAAATTGTTCCTAACATGATTGTTGGACGAGACAACAACGGTAAAAACCCATCAGCATCACTTAAAACTGATGATCTTACAGTAGATGGCGTTAAATCAATTTTAAGACAAGGAATCAGTACGCCTTGGCCAACCGATGCGCAAATCATTGAGTTCGTTGGCTTAATTCAAAAAAAATAATTAGGAATGAATAAAAGAATTCCAACACTTGATGAATTTATTTTTGAATCATCAAATGATGAATGTATGTACTTATTCAAATTTGAAAGTAATTACACGACACCTGATGGCAAAGAATTGATTCCTGCATACGCAAGATTAACGCATGCACAAAGAAATAAGATTGCAAATTATGCTGCAGTTTTAAATACTAGAGGATTCGGCGATGCAACAGAAATTTCTGATTTTATGAAAAAAGAAAACGATTACAAACTTGTAAGTTATGATGATTTATTAGTATATGTTAAATCGGCTGTAAAAAATAAGAAATGATGAATATACGAATTCCATTATTTGATACCTTTATATTTGAAGCTGTACGCAATGATATCAGTTCTTTTATAAAAAGCTCAAGAGCAAAAACAGTTCATGAACTTGAGAATGAATTATTAAAAGAATTTGCGATAAATTCTTGCAAAGTTGATGGCGAAGGTATTCTTGGTATTAGCATTAATGGATATATGATTTGCGTTGAATATTCAAAGCCAATAAATAAATTAAATTACATACTGGAATACCCGGTTGTATCAATTTATACAGATGAAACATAACTATAATATGAAAAACAGAATACCAAGTTTGGATGAACATATAAACGAAGCTGAATCAAAACATTATTTAAAAGCTAATGATACGTTAATTGCAACTGAAGATATTTCAGTATTCGTTGAAAAGTCATATATGCAATCAATTCCAGCAGACGAACGTGAACGAGAATCATGGAAAGGCTGTTACTTTACAATTAAAAAAGGGAATGAGTTTTCTTATCTTAGAAGCAATGATTATGACAAATCTTATTTCAAATTGTCGAATGGCGCAACTTTCTTAATTGAAGTAGGAAGACCTGAATCATGGGTTGAACGTAATAACATAAAAATAAAAAAATAAGTATGAAAAACAGAATACCAAAGTTCGATGAATTTTTGAATGAAGCAAACTTATCGAATGAAGCATTAAAATTTAAAAAGGGTGATGCTATTATTGTAACTAAGCCATTTAATCATAAAGATATTGATTTTAAACTTAGTGCAACATCCTGGTTTGGCTCACACGTTGCGGCAACAAATAATTTTTTAAAAAATAGCAGCCGTGAAGTAGAAAAAGATGATGTTCTTTTTATATTCAGCGAAGACGGTAAAATTGAAATTGATAAAAATGGCAAGCCACTTGCTGTCGTAAAAGGATACCAAGGCGGATATACTGAAATACTGCAAGGTGTGAAAATGACTGCTTGGGATATATCGTCATACGAGTTTAATTATGATTATAACGATTTTATGTTACAACTTATGTTTGTTGCTTTACATAATGGTTGGGCAAAAATAATCAAATATAGTAGTTTTCCTGCTGACAAAAAAGAATACATGGAAGGCGCTGTTAAATATAGCAGATTAAGTTACGGTGCAGGAAAATATGATTTGATTCATGATGATATGCATATTGTTAACATAAAAAATATAGGTAACGATAAATATATTCTTTCAGGATACAATTCAATAGACGGTAAAAAAATACCAGATGTTTTAATTTCTAAAGAAAAAATATATAAAGATAAGTTTTATTTAAAAGATAAAACGGAAGTAACCGGTGATTTATTTGATAACACATTACGACAACTGTTTGGATAGTAAACAATTTAAAATAAGTAATTATGCATGTTAGAAATTTTCAACACTTTTAATGCAACATTAGGTTTAACATCACTTATTGTTGGCGTTGTTACATTTATCATATATCTTTTAGCTGTAAGAAGCGATTTTGGCAATGTTAAATCAATTTCAATGAGTTATTATTATGTTAAGCCTCATTGGTTATTTCAAGTATTTATTTGGGTTTCTGCTGCAAGCATAATGCTATCTGCTCAAACATTAATGCATATGATTGCTGGCACCTGCTTGTTGATAATGGCTGCATATCCTACAATTAAAGAAAAGAAATTTTATGTTCCGCATATGATTTTTGCAATTTCTGGAATAACAACAGCAGTTTTAGGATTAGGAATTGAATTTGGCTTATGGTGGTTAATTGGCATAGGTGTTGTGTTAGCAGGTATTGCAACATTATTAACATTCAAAAAAGATACATACATTTACTGGATTGAAGTTATTTCAATTGCAACAGTAATCATTGGAATTTTTATAGGAAGATATTTAAAATAAAAGAAACAAAATGGAAAGAAGAATACCAACACTTGATGAACACATCAATGAAAGCATTAATGAATCGCTTGAAATGTACAAAGCAAACAAAGAAAAAAATGAAATAAAATTTATTAATGTAGGAACATTAAAAGATTTTATTGCAAATTCTGGGATAAAAGATTCAATGTACACTGCTAATAAAGAAAAATCAATTATCAAGTTTATTAATTATGCAGAACTAAAGAATGCTATTTCTTATTTAGAAAAAAAATATAATAAGTAATGGAAAGAAGAATACAAACACTTGACGAATATATTAATGAAAGCATAATTAATGAATCTGATGGTCCAGATTTTGTAGGACCCAAAGAATTGCCAGTTGGCACAATTCTTGCATACGAAAAAAATGATAATGACAAATTAACAGTTTATAATTTACAAGTTGTTAAACATTATTATGGAACAACTGCATACTTACGACCGGTGAAATTCCGTTCTAATGCATCCGGTGCAAATCAATGGAACATGTGGGAATGGTGCAGAGAAAAAGATAAAACATATGCAGGTGTATTAAAACACTTTAGAATTATTCCTCAATCTGAATTTGAAAAAATTGTTGATGAATCAGAATTATCACCATCTGAAAAGCAAACGTTATTAAGTGGAAAAAACTGGAAGCGTTAATAAAATACAAACAAATTAAAGGATTTATCGAAAGGTAAATCCTTTTTTATGAAACTATTTGAACATTCTGTATATAATATAAAATAAAATTATAAACTAATCTATTAAAATTAAAAATCATGAAAAGAATCTTTTTAGCAATTGTCTTTGCATTAACTTGCGCATTATCTTATTCACAAACAATCAGTGACGAACAAATATTAGTACTGTTGAATCAATCAGCAGTAACAATGAATACAACGTGTCCACGAATGATTGATGATATAACCCGTTTGGAATTCACTAAGGTATACCCGCCAAAAACTATTGATTACAATTATACATTGCTTGCTCCTAAAAGTAATTTTACAGATTTGCAAATATCAGAAATAAAATCAAAAATGGAAGTTTCATTAATACAAAATATTCGTATTAATAGTGCAATGGGCATACTTAGAGATAATAATGTAACATTTATTTATACATATAAAGATATGAATGGCGTATCTTTCTTTTCTGTAATCATATATCCTTATCAATACAAATAACATATATGTCAAATATAATCAACTCAAATGGTGAAAAGTATCATGACAATTTTCTCCATGGACCTTTAGATGTTCAAGTTAAAAACATGTTAGAATCTTTTTCAGGAACAAAAATTGAATACGAAATTGATTATAACAGTTTGTACTTAATCATATATGGCATTAAATTTGAATTAGCAATAAAAGGTACGATTCGATTGCAGCTGTATAGAAATTATTTCGATATGAATAAGAAAGAAATGTACATTGGGATCGAAAATAAATCGTCAAAATACAATCTTACGTTACCTATTAATGTAGATGTTACCGCAAAATTAACAAAATTCTTTAAAAACTTAGAATTCTTAAAGAATAAAATTGACGAACTCCGTACATATATTCCAAAATTTATTGCAATCAGACCAAACATTGGCAATAAGAAATTTGAAAATCTTATTGCATCAAAATTTGTGCACGACGCAGTAAAAGTAAATGCAACCATAATTGACATTGACAACTTGTTTATTGATAAGTATCCTGCTTTTGACATATACGGAATTGACAAACGTATAAATTATAGAATGTATTATGGAATTGTAAAGGTAGGCAATGAATACACAATGGAAACTCGAAGAAATGCAATTGAAATTTTAAACAAAAATGCATATAGCAATGACATTGCTGGTATGGAAAAACAACTTAAAGATGTTAAAGAATTGCAAAATTGCATAGATAACTTCAAAATAACAGAACCCGATTTTATCGAATACTTCAATATGAAAAGCGAAATACACGAGATTTTAAATAAAATAGGATAATGAAAATCATTTTTACAGGATACATTGATGACAATGGAAATCAAATTTTTACAGGTGACAGATTAAAAAGTGAATACGGATATGAAGTTACTGTTGTGAAAGATGGCAACGATTATGTTGGAAAATTAATTTGCAGCAAATCACACAGTTGCAAAGATATACCGTATTCGCTAAATAACGGTAAAGGATATAAAAAATCTAAGCCCTTTGAAAAAGATGATGAAATTCGTTTCATAAATAAGTTGGAATATTATTCTTCAACACGTCTTGGTAGCAAAGGTAAAATTATCAAAACAGCAAACTCGGTATTAGGTATATGCCACTGGATAAAATTCAAATCGGGCGAGAATTGGTTATACGATAATCAGATTGAACTTTGGAAAAAATAAATGTCATTTCCATTGCTATTGCTTCATTAATGTTGTATATTTGATTTTAAACAATTGATAAATACAAATTTTAAAATCATTGGTTATGGCAAATCAAAATGAAGCATTAGAAAAATTATTACTTGAATATTTGTTAAAAAATGGTCCGGAAGGTCTTGCAACATTAGCAAGTAAAACAATTGATAGAGCTGGTCCTTTCTCTGGTTTAACAATTAATGAAAATCGTAAAATTTTCGCAAGTCATATAATAGGTTTAAATTCTCGTTTGTTAACTGAAAGATAATTTTATGGAAACTTATTTGATACATCAAAAAACACATTACTTATCAATAAATAACATACCGTTATACAAACATACATTTCATTTTGCATCTAGCTTATACGATGCAAAATGTATTCTTAAAGATTTAAAAGCAACTGAACGATACAAATCGACATACAGTAAAAAACTTATTGATGCGCAAGCAATAAGAAAGTTATTCAAAACCATTTACATAGGAAAACACAAATCAATTTCAAATAACGTTGAGTATAATTATTATTCAATTTATGGTGAAATGAATTTTGTTGATGAACATACAGGTAAAAACTACTGGTTTGAACAACAAGTCAATTTAGAAATTGGAGCAGAACTTGAAATAATCATTAAAGAAGTAAAATCATGAATCTATTGTTAAAGTTTTTATCGTTGTTCTTTACAATTGAACCAGATGATTCAGTTTGTCCTAAATGTAATGGCTACGGCGAAATCGAAGTTATATTCGGAAAGCATTCAGCTATGATGAAATGCGATTGTCAAGATTCAAAAACATATAATTCTTAAAACTATTGTCATGGAAGTAAAATTAAAAGATGGTATTTATATCAGTGGGCATTCATCAACCGATGAAATTCCGTATTACGAATTTGTAAAAGGAGCAACACCTGTAATATATGCAGGTTTAATTGCTGAAATTCCAGAAGATATTGCAAAAGACTGCGTTGAACATTTCATAGGACGCTGTAAATACAAAAATTACAGTCCTGACAGATTGATTGAAGGAATCAAATTTCCCGGCGGTTTTAATTATGCTGCATTATCAATTGCATCTGCATGTAAAGAAACTGATACTGTTTGTTTAATTTATACAAGAGGTCGCGATGAAAATTCATATTAAAGAATCGTTTAGAAAATTCAATGCTGGAGATACTTATGATTTTTCAGACTTGAGGCTGTTAAAGTATATTTGCATTGCTGGTGAAAATGGTTGCGGTAAAAGCTCATTATTCCATTCATTGCGTGGGCAAAAAAATGATTTGAAATCGGCATCGTTACACGAAAGAGGATTTGAGGAAATTTCAAAAAACGTTGAAATTGAACACAAGTACGAAAAAATCTTTTATTACGATAATGTAAAAGACAATGGCAATGATTTTCAGGTTGCATATACAGCATCAGAATATATTTCATCTGGCGGTTTTGCAACCCGTGACAAATCGCATGGCGAATCATCTATGATTCAATTTTTCATTTTCTTTGAGAAATTACAAAAGGAAATTGTTAGTGGTAAAACGTTAATAGTACTTGACGAAGTTGATAACGGATACAGTATAAAAAATATGAGCAATTTTATAAATCTTATTGATAAATTGACATATAAACTTGGCGCTGATGTTATTGTTATAACGCATAATCCGTTTCTTATGGCAAAATCTCATATACTGTATGATTTTGACAAAAAAATGTTTACTTCATCATCAGATTATATTGAGAAACAAACAGGATTTAAGCTTACAAAAATTTAAAACTATGATGACAAAAGATTTATTATTGGATATGGCAAAGGAATCAGGCAAAAATAGATTTCGTTTGCTTGCTGGTATGAACGAGACACAATGGATTTTTAATTGGTGTGATGCGGAATATAACTATATAGGTATGTGTACATCGGATATGGATAAATTCAAAATTGATTATTCATTAGATGAATTGCCGGATATTATTGATAACGCATTATCATGGCTAGAACGTGCAAAAGCAATCAATAATGGAACATACGCATTAACATTAACTAACTTATATATTATGGCAATATAGGAAACTATATTGCCATTTGTGTATATAAAATAAAATTGAAAATATATGATAGGCGAAATTGTAAAGTATTCACACAATGATATAACATGTGTAGGTGAAATTGTTGATAAAATTAAAATGTGGGAGATGGGTAGCAATTCAATTACAAACGTAACAGGCTATTTAATAAAAGAAAATGAAACCCGAAAACTGCATTCAGTAAAACATTCTAAATTAATTGAATTATGTTAGGAGATATCTTAAATCGCATAATTGCGGTAGAAAATCTTATCGAGGATAATGATTACATAGATAGCGATAATAAACTTGAAGAAGTTATTTCCGATATCGAAACTGAAATTGACGCATTACGAGGAATTGATGATAACACTGATTATAGTTTATCTTTATTGACTAAACGATTAGATAAATGCAAAGAAGATATTGATATGTTCGATGCAGACGCAGAATTAGGATTCATGTTTCCTAATGAAGAAGAATACTTTACTGATGATGACTTTTAAAATTTGCAATATGGAACTTAATGTAACAAAGAAAACTGAATTTACAATAAAACCTGCTGACTTAGATGAAATCTTAAAACTGTATTTCAAAGAGCATCACAATGTTGAAATAAACGCTATAGCAACACGCATCAAACATGATGGCGATGGCGGTTACGCAATTAATTATATAGAATGTACACAGGTTACTAAAAGTACAATTAAAAAATAATGACATGTGTTTAATTACAAGACAAAAAGAACCTGAAATTTTATCACGCGATATAAGAACATTCAAGGTATTAAAAGTTGAAGATGGCGTTCCACCGTGCGCAATACATCAAACTTTTTGGTATGAATTGAATCAACTATATGAAACTGATATTGTTGAATCAGAATTGCCTGCTCCATATGATTCTAAAGTAACTGAATTTTATGTGTTGGATGCATCGTCATACAACGCAATCAGAAGAAATTTGAAAGAATATGATCTTATTGCGTTAGGTAAAGGATTTCATTCATTTGCAAATCGCAAAAGAGCTGCTGGTGAAATATGGCGAACAAATTATGAATTATTTGAATGTTTAATACCTGCAGGATCTGAAATATTTTATGATGAAACAGGACTTTGTGTATCGAATAAAATAAAGATATTAAAACAAATATAATGTTAGAATTAGTAAAAATTGAAGTGCAACGAGTAAAATGTTATTCGCCACTTGGCATATTCATCGGTTGGGCTAATGAATATGAATTTAATGATTTACGTGCAAGAATTGCCGAATCTGGTGCCGAAGGATATTCGATTGAATTTAATGGTGAACGTATTCCAATAACACCAGTTGGCAAAATTGACAATTGGCCACAAGGTCTTTTCGATTTTAATGAAATTGCAATTTCCAGAATGTTTAAAGTCCAAATTGCAAAATGGAAAAAAGAAAATGCTGAAAAGGAAATTGCAATTCAGCAAGCCAAAAATAAAATTGGAATTAAAACTGACGAATGCGATTGTAGCGAATATCCTGCAATTCATCAAGGTCCCGGGAAACCTCTAATTTGTTCAAACTGTAATCAAGAACTTTAATATGAAAACGAAGGAAGATTTTAGAATAGAGAAATCGAAGCATCCATTTTGCGTTGGTGCTTATTATTTTTCAGTACAAGAATTTTGTGAAGTCAGATCATTCAGTTGGAGTAAGTTTAAATTTGTAACTAAAAAAGAATGGCTTCATACAGATGCAAAAAGGGTGCAGAATGGCCATTATATTGAGCATATACCGAACAAGTATAATACGTATGATGAAGCTGTTAAAGCAATTCAATTGCTTATATGGCAACAAGATTTGAACAACCCTGAATTCATAAATATATAAAATAAAGAAATTAAATGAAACAAAGAATACCACTATTTGAAAATTTCAATCCTGAAGAAATCACAGGAATAACAAACGCTGAAAGTTTAACTGATATGTCACACTTCGGTGTTGTTTATAGAGGTTCAGTTCTTAACGAAAAACCAGGAATTTATGGTATCAGCCATTTAACAGAACATTTAGTTTGTAAAGCAATTGACCATTTACAAGATACTTTTGATGCTGATGGCATTGATTGGAATGCATACACAACAGGTACGTACATATATTTTTACATGACAGGACTTGACGAATACATAAATAAGTATAAGTCGGAATTTCTTAAATGCCTTTTAAATTTCAAAATAACAAAAGAAGAATTTGAAAATGAAAAGAAAATTGTTCTTGAAGAATATGGCGATTCATTTAATCGACAAAGTTCTGCTCATTTCTTAAATGTATTGAGAAAGACATATAACAATTACAGCGCAATCGGTTTAAGAAAAGATCTTGAAGATTTAACATATGAAATGATGTTAGAATTTGTTGCAAAACAATATGCAAAACCTCACCAAATTATAAACATATCAAAACATAACAGATTTACACAAAAGGTTGATTTGTCAACAAATGTGCCATCAACAAAATATGTAAAAGGTACGTATGATGCACCAGTAGAAGAAGGTAACGAATATAAAGGTAAGTCATCAATAATGAATTTTTCTGATTTGATTACTGAAGATATTGCTTACGTTAACTTTATTTGTTCAATGTTAGGAAGAGGATTGAACTCACCTTTATATAAAGAAATTCGCGAAAAACGTGGACTTGTGTATTCAATAGGTTGTTCTTTTCAAGAGTTAACATATACTGAAGGATTAGTTATTATTAATGCTGAATCGTCAACAAAGAACATTGATGAATTTCAAACAACACTTGAAATGGTGTTAAAGAATCCGGATACTTACATGACAAAAGAACGATTCGACATCGTGAAAAAAAGTTATGTTATTAAATTCAAAAAACAAGAAATAAACAGATATGATAATTTTGAAAAGTTCATTGATGAACCATCAACTCGTGTCGAAACAATTATATCTGACATTACATTAGAAAAAGTTCTAGATGTATATAAAAAATACTTCAATTTCGATAACTTCCATAAAAGTATTGATACTGAAGAATTAAAAAAATAAAAAAACATGAATACGACAGAATCATCATTGCCGTTTGCTATGCGAATTGCGGCAATAACAACTGAATTAGATAATATTCATATTGAATCTGCAACATCATTCGTAGGAATAAAACGTTTATGCATAGTTTGTTCATACGGTGAATGGGAAGAACGATTAATTGCAAAATGCTCAAAAGTATTAACAAAAGACATAAAGAAAGCAAAATCAAAGAATCCGAATGCAAAACTAATCTTGTATAAATTATGCGAGGTTGTTGACCATGAATTTTTTAACGTTGCGGAAATGTCTTATAAATTTGAATAACATGCTTACAGAAGAAGAAAAAATCAAATTTTTCTCAACTGACATGAAGTCAGTTAGAGAATTCATATATAATGAATGCCATAAATATCATTACACAAAATGTAAAGGCGAAAAATGTCCTTTACATAATTTTATGAATTCATGCGAAAAGCGTTACAGACTAGGAACTTTGTAGCGATTCATCTTCCTGTTGGATATCTTCAATATCTTCCTGTATGTTATCAATATCTTTTTGAATTTCTTCGACTTTTTTCGCCTGAAGATTGACTGACATTTGTATGAATAACGATAAGTAAATTGCTTCCAAAGAAACAATTGTCGTTAAAACTAAAAGTATCATTTCGATTTTTATGCCAGCGAAACAGAAAAGAAATGCTCCAATAAAAATCATTGTGTGAATTACTATTGATGCAACGCTGCCAACCCATTGTATTATTTTATGTATCATAATATAATGTTATTTTATTTTATATATAACTTTCAACTTTTTTCTAAATGATAGAAAATATTTACTAAAACCATTGCTATTGCTTCATTAATGTTGTATATTTGATTTTAATTAATTGATAAACAAATATAAAAATCACTGCCATGGAAAATATAAATGAAAAAATTGCAAAACATTTGGTAACAAAGTTTTATAATATCATTTTTGAAACTATTGATGATATTGAAGGTACTACCGCAAATAATCAAGCATGGGAAGCCGCTAAAAAAATTGCAATTGAAGCAGTTGAAACTCAAGAAATTAAAGACGAAATCTCAAAACTGTAAAATGTCAAACATTATTTCATACAAGGGCAAAATTCATTTCGACCCAGACAACAAAACAAATAAACACGAATCACAAGCATCTTGGAAAAAGATTGCATTGATTATGATTCCAGGTGAAGTTTGTGAATATTATTCTTGGTTTTTAGAAAAACGTTATGACATTATTTTGAATAAACCATTAAGAGGCGCGCATATATCATTTATAAATGACAGTGTTGCTGATATTCAAAAAGGATGTTCACTTGTAAATCAAGAAGATGTTCATTTCATATGGGATTCGCTGAAAAAGAAATACGATAACACTGAAATTGAAGTTATATTAGATTTGGATCCTCGTTCCGACGGCAATCACTGGTGGTTAAATATTCCACAAGATGAAAGAACAACAATACATGGAATCCGTGCAGAAATTGGTTTAGGAAGACCATTTTTCGGTTTACATATGTCAATCGGTTATGCAAACGAAAAGAATAAAGCGCATAGCGAATACATATTAAGATTACTTACAAATTTTGACAAAAACTTTTATTAAAAATTGAAATCATGGAAGAATTATTAGAAAAGTACAAAAACCGATTACACATTTTAAAGGAAAATCGTCGTATAACGTATGATGAAAATACTGATGCGGAAAACGAATTGTACGATAAACTTACCAAACAATGCGCAGAATTTTGTCAAGATATTAACAAAATTATTAAAGTCGATAAGAAATGATAACGAACATAATTTTTATTACTTTACTGATTGTTACAACTTTAGTATTTGTTGATAAACTTGTTATGCTAACATTAGATCTTCGTGTATCTATAAAAGTGTTGCAAATCCAAATGAATTGGCTAAGTGATGAATTTCAACAGCCTATTATTGAAAAATTTTGGGCATACCTCGACAAAATTAGAATTTCCGAAAACATTTATATTGAAATGTACGATACTATTGAGGAAATGAATCCAAATAGGACACCTGATAAATATGCTGCAGGCACATACGTTCATCTAAAACCTGCTTACGATACAGAAATTAATCGTATTATTCATAAAGCACCAAAAATTCGGTTAGTTAATGAATCAAAAAATACAAATGTTTGTACATATGCGCACGAACTTGGTCACCATTTTGCAATAACAAAACACGGTGATGATTCTGAGGAAGCTGCCGATGCATACATAATGCAATTAGGACTCGAATGTTTAGACAGATTTGAACTAGTTATCTTAGGAAACAAACTTGAAATACATTCAAAAGTAAAACTGCCATTTAATCGAAATGATGAATTTGATAGGTTTGCAAAAATTGAATCAGATAAACTTCGACATATAGAAGTTGCAAAATTAAACTATGCGCTATTTGGATGGATTTTAATTGTATATGCAAAATTATGTATAATCATTGAAAATATAATATGAAAACATACACATTAGGAATTTTAGAATTATCAAAACGGCCTGACATCAGAACAGACAGATATGGCGTTTATAACAAAATGACGGATGCGGAATTGATTCAGCACGATAAAGATATTGATGAAATGCTTGACGAGGAAGGCATTGCCGAAAACAGAGGTGCTGCAGCAACCGCAAAACACGTTGATTTTGATATACTATTTAGATGTATACTTCTTGGCAAAAAGAAATACACAAATTCAATTAAATTCGATAAATAGTAAAACTTTTAATCAGTTCTGTATATAATAAACAAATAAAATTGTATGATTGAAAAATTAGCAAACGCTTTGGTCGGTAATGTAATGTTATCGAAATATTATATTGGCTTACCTTGTAAAATAGGAAAAGTTGTTGGGAGAATTGTTGAAGAATGCTCTGTGGGTTCTAAAGGAATAATGAATGACAAAGAAATGCATTCAATTATTTTTTTTGCAACTCCGCATGGGAGTATAATTCAAACAGGAATTGCACATCTTGAGGATTTAACTGAAGAAGATGAAGTTTTGTTGCAAAAATATGAAGATGCTGCTAAAGCTGATAATGTTTGGTACGGTAACAAATTAAAAAATACAGATTATGAGTATAATGGCTAAAAGTGAGTATTGTTCGCATTGCGGCGGGTATCATCCAATTTATGTATTTGGTTGCCCACACCCACGACAAGTAATTGATACTAGCATGTTGTGTCTTAAAGATACAAGTGACGAAATAATCGAATACTCAGAAATTAATTTTGAAGAATTGCTTTGCAAATACGGTCCTGAAGGTTTATACGATATTGCAAACAAATTAAAAAAGTTGGCAGACGAAGATATTTCCGATACGTATTTCTCATAACATTAAATATTGACAAATGAAAAAACTTAATCACATTGAATCAGCAATAAAGGAAGGCTATAGTTTACACACATTCCGTTCCGGCAGTGGCCTTAGAGTTGCAACGTTGAAATATAACGACGTAACAAAATATTACGGCGAAAGTTGTGATTTGAATGAAGCGCTAAGAATCCTTAATGATGACGTAAGAGCAGGCGGACGAGAATATAAAGATGTGTATAACGGAAAAGTTGAACAGCATTATTATACAGGATCATACGGAAGTGACACAGATAAATTGGATTTATGGGTTTGCAATAGTAAGCCATTAGATATTACATTTGAAGAAAACAATTTCGTTATCAAAATGAATACGTTTGAAGATATAAAAACGCCTGAAATTATTTTAAACAAAATCTTTAAAAACAAAGAAACCGTTTATTGGAAAGTACCCGGCGGGAAACGAATATTCAAATCGTATCCACAACGTTTAGCAAATCGCGAAATTGCATGTTGCACTGGAACTATACCTTCACGCAGTGGTGCAGAGGCAAATGATGAAATGATTGAAGTTACACGAATTGCAAAAGGAACAACATTATCCGCAGCATTTGATGAAGCAATTAAAAATACTGATGTTAAACTTGAAATCGAATGGTATCAATTACCGTATGATGAATCAATGGAACATGAATTGACCGAACAGTTAAACAAATTATAATGGAAAAAGTTTTATTAGGAAAAAGCGATTGGAAATGGACAGTACGATGGATATTGGCCGCTCCATTTTGGGCATTATCAACAAGTCCAACTCGAAAATCGTGGTCCGAATTTAAGTATGGCATGATGACACACGTGTGCGATTGGAATTATGAAAATCCGGATTATTCGCACGGAGGCAAGTGTTATCCATGTAAGCACTTTGGTTGCAATATGGTTTCAGTACAAGAAAAAGATGGCACTTGGTGCAAATAAATGGAAAGAAGTTTAAGATTGCAAAGAATCGTCGATAAGATGATAAATGAAGGAATTTCATCAAAAGAATTGACTGAAACAACTTGGTGTGGAATTCCGTACAGCGAATTATATGAAAGATGGCATACATATATTATAGCTGAAAGGGAAAGAAGAGGTATCAAATTAAAATGTAAAATATGGAATCAATTGAAATAATCATTTGCGACGCATGCAAAGGAACAGGAAATACATCAGTACGTGTTTCTGTTGATGAATCTGAAACTGTAAGTTGTTCAAAATGCGAAGGCAGTGGAAGATTGGTAAAGAAGATAACAATTAAACCTTATATAGGAAAATAATTGTGAAAAAATGTTTTTAAAACTTTGATATATAATTTATAATAAAATATAAAATAAATTATACAATGCCAAAGTTACAAAAACAAAACATCGATTTTACATTCATTTTGAAATTGAATGCAGATGACAGAAAAAAACTGGATGAAATTCAATTAAGTGGAATAAACGCGTCAGTATTATTTCGCAATTTTATTAATGAATATCATGAAAAAAATATTGCAAAGTAATGTATCATTACGTATACAAAGTAACACATATAGAAACAGGACAATTCTATATAGGTTCAAGAAGTTGTAACGTTATGCCATCATTAGACATAAATTATATGGGTTCAATGAAAACTTGGAAACCTGATAAAACAAAATTGATAAAAGAAATTATTAAAGATGATTTTATATCTAAAGAAGATGCAATAAAATGTGAATCTAATGAAATACGTAAAAATATTCATAACAAATTAAATGAGAATTATAATATTCCAGATTCAGGTTGGCACACATTAGGCATGGTAACGGTTAAAGATACGCATGGAAAAACCATGTTAGTTAGTGTTGATGATCCTAGATACATATCAGGTGAACTTGTTGGATGTAATAAAGGACATAAAGTTGTTCGTGGTATAGAAGGCAAATGCGTTAGAATATCAATTGAATCTGATGAATACAAAAATGGCGACTACATGGGTTTGACACATGGAAAGGCGGTTGTTAAAGATAAGAATGGCAAACGATATAGTATACTAAAAAATGATCCTAAATACACATCCGGTGAATACATTTCAATTGCAAAAAATAAAGTGAATGTTAAAGATGCAGATGGCAATACATTGCAAGTAGATACAGATGACGAACGATACATAAGTGGCGAACTTGTTGGCACCAATAAAGGAAATGTAGTTGTTAAAGATTCAAATGGCACTATTATGGTAGTATCTACAAACGATCCACGATATGTATCTGGTGAATTGATTGTTCCGCATACTGGAATGGTTAATGTAATAGATATAAATGGCAAATCAATGAGGGTTAATCGTGACGACCCTAGATACATATCCGGCGAATTGATAAGTACTACTGCAAATACTGAATGGATTTGTAATGATGATTTGCATATTGCTACAAAAATTAAAAACGGTGAAAGTATACCAGATGGCTGGCGAAAAGGTAAAAAATATAAATAATTAAAATTGAATAAAAATGGATATATGCGTTGACTTCGATGGTACATGTACTACACATGAGTTCCCACGAGTAGGTAAAGATATTGGTGCAGTACCAGTATTGAAAGAATTAGTTGCAAAAGGACACCGATTAATATTGTTCACAATGCGTTCTGACAATAAAGAAGGATCGTATTTAACTGATGCTGTCGATTGGTTCAAAGAAAATGAAATTCCTTTATTTGGAATTAATCGAAACCCAGAACAAACTTGGACAACAAGTCCTAAGGCATATGGCCAATGCTATATTGATGATTGTGCATTAGGTGCTCCACTTTTATACAATCCAGAATTATCGCATGCACCGTATATTGATTGGTCAGTTGTAAGATCATTTTTGTTATCAAAAAATCTTTAAGATATGTGGGCAAAATTACATGTAATATTCGACAGAAATTCATATCACTTTGGTGCATATGATAAAGATGCTATTATTAAAGAATTGGTGCCATTTATCAAAAAAGAATGCGATGAAGCAATCAGAAAATATAATAACGAAGAACCTATTTTTGAAGAAAAGGAATCGTATACATTAGATGATATGCGTAAAGCATTTAACGCTGGACAAAGTCAAAAATACAGATTGAAGTGGGGAGACGAATATGAATACGAAAAAGCATATAAAAGTTTTGGCGATTATATGAATACCATGCATCTTAAAAATAAATTAACAAAATGAGAAAGTATAAATTCGATACTGAAACATTAAATCAGCTTAAATTATCTGCTGATTTGCTGTCTGACAACAGTATGTCAACACAGCTTTATAGCATTATAGATAATAATTTGAAAAAACAACTTGCAAATCCTGAAACTGAAATGTATGGATATGTAGGGAGAATAGGTCCTAAGAATGAAAGAGTTATAGTTGTTGCTGATAATATAGCAAGTGCTATGGATAAACTTGAAGAAATTGCTGGGGCTGCATCTAATTATTCAATTGAAATTAATGAAAGTATTAAAATAATTTTGTAATGAATAGAGAAGAAGCAAAAGATCTTATCAGAAATGATAAAGATTCGTACGGAAAACCAAAAGCCATCATGACAAAAATTGATGCCATTTATGATGAGTTTGAAGCAGAAATTAACAACTTGAAATCTGAACGTCATCAAATGGCATCAGGCATGCTATCAATACTTGATAGCATAAAGTTATTCGACAATGATTCGCTTGACATATCAGAAGAAACGCTATCAGAAATATTCTTTAGAAAAATGAAGGCGTATGATATTGATTTGAATAAAGAATTGGGTTTTACACATTTACGTCCTGTAAGTATATATGAACGTAAAGCAAATGAAACAACCAGAGAAATTGGTTTTGATATAATTGAAATTTTCAGACATACAACAGGACATAGAGAAAAACCAAGTAAACAATTTGGCATAGGATCATTCCCACAAAGTTATTTTCCTGGTGAATGGTATTGTACAAAAGTGCGAAGATTAAAAGATAACGTATTAATCGTACGTGACATTACAGTAACAAATAAAGGTAGAGTTATTTTTATTCGATTCACAGGTGATTTTGTTGAAAAAAAATGTATAATAAGTACAGCAGCAGGTGATTATGATATTAATGAATTAATTATTTTAAAAGATGAATAGAGATTTTATAAAGAAATATGTAGAGACGCCATCGCCTACAGGATTTGAAATGAAATTGGGTGGACAAAAAGTTTGGATTGAAGAAGCAAAAAAAATATGCTAAAGTTACAACTGATAATTACGGTAATGCGTATGCGGTTACAGGTAACAATCCAAAGTACACTGTAATAATGGATGCGCACGGCGATGAAATTTCGTGGTATGTAAGTAAAATTTCAAAAGAAGGTTTCCTATCAGTTATAAGAAATGGCGGTTCTGACCAGCAAATTGCGCCATCTATGAGAGTCAATATTTGGGGTACAAAAGGAAAAGTTGAAGGCATTTTTGGTCATCCTGCAATTCATATTCATGACAGACCAGACAAGGTAAAATTGGACAGTTTGTTTATTGACATCGGTGTTTCAAGTGATACTGAAGCAAAAGAAATGGGAATTGAAGTTGGAACAGTTGCAACGTTTCAAGACGGTTACATGGAATTAGGTAAAAACTTTATTGTTGGTCGCTCACTTGATGACAAAATAGGTGGAACTATAACAATTGAAGTTCTTAAAAAATTAAAAGAAAATAACATTGACTTGCCTTTTCAATTAATTGCAATCAATTCGGTTCAAGAAGAAATTGGTTTAAGAGGTGCTGAAATGGCTGCAAGAAAAGCAAAACCAGATGTTGCATTTATCATTGATGTTACACACGAAGATTCTTCACCAGCATATAAAAACAAAGAACACAAAGCAGGTGATGGCGTTGTTTTAACAGTTGCACCAGCAGTTCATAATAACTTGTTAGATTATGTAAAGAAAATCGGTACAGATAATTCGATTAAATACACAATGCAAGCAAGTTCATCGTACACAGGAACAAATACAGATTCATATGCATATCCTCGTGGTTGTCCATCTGTATTACTTTCATTACCTTTAAGATATATGCATACAACAGTTGAAACTGTTCACGTAGATGACATACAAGCAACAATTGACTTACTTTATTTATCAATTATCAATCTTGCTGCAGGGCAATCTTTCAAATACGAATAACATGAGCGAACTTGACATTTACGAATTTGTAACCGAAATAAAAGATGCATTCGGTTCATGCAAGATTTTGGACGATCTTGACCCAATAGAAGATATTCCAAACATTTACAAATTTGCAAAAATAGTAAATAATTATAAGAAAATGTCAAATTTGTTAGCTGAAACTACAAACTAACAAACCGTAATGTATATAATAAACAAATAAAATAATGGAAGAAAATATTAGAATAGCAACAGTTCTTGTTTGCAGTAATTGCAATGGCACAGGATATTCACGGCCGCCTCACATATATGATAACATATGTTATCAATGCGGTGGAACTGGTAAAACTATAGGTAAATCCATTAGCATTAAAGAATTGAAAGAACTATTAAATAAAGTTGAAAATGAGTAAAGCATCAAGTTTTTTTTCGCAATTTTTTTGCAAACACACATGGGGCGAAATAAATGACCATGGTTATCAAACATGTAAAAATTGTGGTAAAGTACATTACGCAGGTTTTTCGGAATGTATTCATGAATGGGACGTGCATGACACACTTGACGGTAAGTCAATGTGGAGTGCTGTTTTAATACGAATTTATATTATGCGTTGCAAAAAATGCGGCGAGATGAAAAATTTCAAATCAAATAGCTAAATGATAAATGATTTTAAAGACTTGCTAACAATAGTCATTCCATGCAAAAACGAAGGACTAATAATAAAACAAACATTAGAATTTCTAAATGCTCAATTTAATATCAAAGGAACTAATGTTATAATAGCTGATGTTTCTGACGATGCAGGTTTTACTCATGAATGTATTGAATCACAGCAAAATAAAAATATTAACATATCAATAATTAAAGGCGGGTATCCTGCACAAGGAAGAAATGCTGGTGCAGCACTTGTTAAAACACAGTATGTTTTATTTTTAGATGCAGATATTTATTTACGGAATGTTACATTGCTTGCTGATTTAATTCGAGAGGTTGTAAATCGTAAGGCCAAACTAGCAACTTGTAAATTTAGAGTTATAGATGGCGAATATAATTTCGTGTATCAAACATTTGATGTTATTCAATGGTTTACGAAATTTTCAAAGCCATTTGCTATTGGCGGTTTTATGCTATTTGAAACAGAAACATTCAATTTGCTTGGTGGTTTTAAAAACGATGATAAGTTTGCTGAAGATTACCATTTATCTATGAACATTTTGCCTAAAGATTTTTATGTTCATAACGATAAAATTTATACAACATCAAGAAGATTCAAATCGAAAGGTTTAAGTTACATGGTTAAAATGATGATATTAAGTTATTTTAATAGAAATAATGCTGAGTTCTTTACAAAAGATCATAATTATTGGAAATGAGGTATAAAAGAATTATAATTTCAGATTTACATCTTGGTTCAAAAGCAAGCAGAGGTGATGATATTGCAAATTTTTTAGAACTCAATTCAACCGATGAATTGATTCTAAATGGTGATGTCATTGATGGTTGGTCATTAAAACGTGGTGGACAATGGCGAAAACGAGATACAAAAGTATTGCGTAGAATTTTAAAATACAGTCAAAAAGGAACAAATATAATTTGGATTAAAGGAAATCACGATGAATTTGTTAAAGATTTTTTGCCGTTAATTATTGGTAACATAAAAGTATGCGACAATTACTTTTTTGAATCTGAAAATATAAAGTATTTTGTGTTTCATGGCGATGTACTAGATTTTTTTATTACAAAAGCAAAATGGATTGGCATATTAGGTTCAATAGGATATGACTTTTTACTTTGGATAAACCGGAGATACAATTGGTATAGATCATTACGAGGATTGCCATATTATTCAATATCAAAAGATATTAAAAGTGGTATTAAAAAAGCTACTAATTTTATAAATGATTTTGAATCAAATGCAATAAAATTAGCAAAGAAAAATGGCGCTGATACTGCAATTTGCGGTCATATTCATCACGCCGAAATTAAAGATTCATACATGAATTCTGGCGATTGGTGTGAATCTTGTACAGCGCTTGTTGAAACTTATGAAGGAAAATGGGAACTTATCGAATATCATAAAAAAGTTGAATAATGTCAAAATACACAAAAGAAGATAAAAAAATGTTAACTGAAGCATTAGAATATGCTACGTTAAAAGAAATGTTCACCATTATTTGGTGGGATATTTGCAGATGGAAGAAACGTGATGCATTAATGTCAAATTTAAAGGCAGGCAAACATTGGCGAGCTGCATTTAAAGATGCGGAGGGCGTGTAAATGGAAAAGAAATATTGTATTTCAGTTGAACAACGTCCAGATGAATCGTTTAAACGCTATTACCCGATGTATTGGGGGGGATATTTCAATGGAGTTAAAGTTGTTGAACAATGGCGTAGAATGCGAGATGACGGCATGTATTATACCGATATAAGCGACGCATACACTTTAATCAACAGATGGAAAGAACAAGATAAAATTGCAGCAGGCGGCTACGAAATTGAAAAAATTATGTGTTGATATATAACTAAAAACTTATATGAGTTGGTTATATAATCTCTTACACAGAAAATGCGTAAAATGTCCCCATTGTGGACAACGTCACACAATGAATTCTGACGTAAAAATCAGTAGTCATGGTGAACAATATGTTAATTGCGAATGTCATAATCCAGAATGCCGTTACGTGTTTGTTGAATACATAAAAGTAAAAAAACGAAAATCACAGTTACTAGTAATAATTTGGGATGGCCGATTATTGAATTATCAGATTCTTTAAATTATAGAGAAGCAATAAAAGAACAAATTGCATTGATGATGCCTGAAGGTATGTATCCTTTTGATATTCAGTTTATACAAAAGTGTAATGATTCAAAATACAAAGATTACGTTGCAGCCGCATTTATCATTTATGATGATTTAAAGTTTCCAATTAAACTTGATGAATCAGATGACATATCGAATTGGGTAACGACTGGTAATACATTACCAAAGTATTATGATTCTATAAGATTAACGTTTTCACCATCTGAATCAACAAAAATTCGGTATGAAAGAAGTAAAAAGTCTTAAAGAACAATACATTCAAATGTTTGCGGATAAAATCACAGTATCCGTTGATGATTTAACCGAATCTGAAAAGGCGCTAATCAATTTTGCTTATGAATTATTTCTTGAAAAACTTGAAGAAATAAAAATTGCAAATGACGAATTAAAAAGAACAAAAATTGAATTACTTAACTTAAAAATAATGCTTGATGACTGAAAAAACAATATTGTACGAATTTTGCTATAATTCAGATACATGCGAAAGTGTTGGTGGAACTGTAAGTATTCATTTTTCAGAAGCAGGTGCTATTAAAGCAATGGAAGAACATAAAGCTGAAGAGTATAAAAAGTTTTTGGAATTTGATAATCAATGTAAACTAATGGATCCTGAATTTACTGCTGAAAATCCAAATGTATTCGGTTCTTATGAAGACTGGTACGTTAGAGAAATAGAAGTACTTCCATAAAATATATTGCATTTCTATTGCTATTGCTTAATTAATGTTGTATATTTGATTTTATTAATTAAACAAACAAATTATGGCAGAGCAATTGATAAATGATACCGATACTTCACTTTTCGAAGTTGTATTTTATGATTGTTGTGATAATGAAACTGTTGTTAAACAAAAGTTTTATACTGAAGCCGATGCTGAAACATGGGCCGACGGTTGCATGTTTGATTATAACGACATTATAATTAATGACAATGGGGACGATGAATGGACAACATTAGTAAAATATAACAATCCAGAAGATAATTGCTCGGATTATACAGGATACATAATTCAACCTTTCAAATCTTAATCATGCCAGAGAAAACATTAAAACAACAATACATTGATGACGTTATCGAATTGAAGAAAAGCTTAGATTATTTTCAAGCTTTCTTGTCAGAAAAACCTGATGAAGATATGTTTAAAAACGGTATTGCTGCAGTTCTCAATAGTCTAAATACGGATATTAAGTTGTTAAACCGTAGAATAAAACCTAACAGTAAGTAAAAATTAATCTTTAAATAAAACAAAATGGCAAAACTTAGATTCGCGGCTATCCGCAAAATTTCGGCGATTATTGAAAAATCACCAAACGTAATGATTGACTGTTGGTCAACAAAAAAAGAAGATGGCACACCAGGTGGCAAAGCAACTGAAGATTGCGATATCGCAATTGATTGCTACGGCTTAGATGAAACTATCGAAGTAGGACAAACTGCAATCGTGAAAAATCCGTATAACTCAGAAACAGGACCTGAAGGCTTACTGTATCGTGTGAAATTCAATGTAATTTAATTTAGTTTATTAACCAATTTATTCTTATCTTAATCAAATGAAAAAATTAATTTTAATTCTAGCAGCTACGTGCATGCTTTTCTCTCTTCAAAGTTGTTATCAAGTAAAGCCAGACCCGGGACAGGAATCTGTTTTAGTGTATAAACCTATAATTTTTGGACATGGTGGTGTCGATGATTACGCAATAAATACAGGTTCAACATGGTGTATGTTTTCAACCGACCATCAAGAATTTGTTATTACTCCAGTTATGTATACTGAGGATTTTACAAATATGATTCCCGCAGACAATACGCCAGTATCGTTTAGCGCATATATAACATTAAGAATACAGACAGGTAAAACTCCACGATTATATAAGGATTTCGGAATAGCTTGGTATCTTAATAATGTTCAATCGACTTTCAGAACAATGGTACGTGACAAATCATGTATATACAAAATGTTTGAATTATCAAGTAACCGAATGATAAGTACTCAAATTGAAACAAAATTATTTGATGGCATGGTTGCATACGTAAAGTCGATAAACCTGCCTGTTGATGTAGTAAAGGTATCAATTGGTGCAATAACGCCACCAGACCAGGTATTAACAGAAACAAAAAATACTGCTGCACAAAATCAATCTGTTCTTACACAAAATGCCAGAGCAACAGCTGAATTATCTCGTAAACAAGCGGAAATAAATAAAGCAATTGCGGATAAGGCATACATGAATCAGATGGGAATGACAATTGCCGAGTATACACATATTCGACAACTTGAAATTACTAAAGAACAAGTTGAATTGTTAAAAGATCATAAAAATGTAACAATTACGTTTATTCAAGGTGCTAATGTGCCTGCAACATTTCCGGTGAAATAAATTATTGCATATTGCAATATGAAATAAAATGCAAGGGTAGAAATGCCCTTGCATTTTTTAGTTATATTTTATCATAAATATTTGCTATTGCTTCATTAATGTTGTATATTTGATTTTAAACAATTGATAAAAACAATCGTTATGAAAATCAGCAAAAACCAAAACCAAAAACAAATCAAATTTCACCCAAGTATTGGAAGTGATAAAATTTATTTAGGAACAATTTGGCAAGATAACATTAATTATTTAACGATTGGAAATATTACCGATTTAAACGGAAGGCCAATTTATTTTCCTCCATTAATGTTAAACAGTAAATATATCTTTAAAAGTCAAATCATTAATTCATAAGTTATGAGCATGTATTTTTATAGAATGATATGGAATCATTCAACTTTATTTATTGCAAATGAAGTTCCAAACAAAATTGATAAAAAAGAACAAGAAAAACGATTAGAACAATCGAAAAAAGATCTTGCAGAATATGCATTATTTACGCACACAATTGTTATCGGAAACGAAACAACCGGTGAATTCTATAAGTATAAAAATTACAAATCAATTGAAAGTGCAGAACAAGCAATATCGGATCTTGAAAGAAAACACGAAAACGTACCGCACGCTAAAATGTACATTGTTCCGTTTTTCAAAGGAAAAACATTTCCTGCAAAATATTAATCATAAACCATTGCTATTGCTGCATTAATGTTGTATATTTGATTTTAAACAATTAACAATTTAAAAAATTATGACTGACCACAAATTACACGATTTGACAAGTAAAATTCTTGAAATTGGAATCGACAAATGTTTATTCATGGTTCCAATGAAACCTATTCGTACCGCATTTGGGTTTTTTCCCCACACAAGCAGTAACGATCCTGATTACATTGTTCCTGCAACAATAACAGAATCAAAATATAAAGTTGCTGACGATTATAAAATTACGCTAAAAGCAACAAACGAATTATTTGGTCAACAACATTTTTATGTTAGTGATTTACATCATATGATTGTTGACAATCAAGTTGAAATGTTTATTAACGCTAAAACAGTAATATAATGATTGTGGGAAACATATCAACATTCGAAGGACAATGCGCCGATGCTGAACATTTTTATTGCCGTTACATTGAAATTGAAAACTATGTGCCAAAGATACATGCTTTGAGTACTTCACACGGCGAGGATTTGCAACGTATTATAACAGATGAAGCTGAATTAAAATATCTTGAAAGAAAAGATGGCTATTGTTGTTTGCATATTGGAAGTTCAACTGGAAGATTTCAAACAATTGAACAGATTCATGAAGCGTTAATTGCAAAATTTCCAAATCAAGATATCATTACATACGATGAATCTCGAATTTTTAAAGACATGCTTTACATCAAAGACGGTGTAAACGTAGGTGTTAAATTTTTCGGCGATGTTTGGCTAGATGTTCCAAGATCCGTTTACATGGACTTATTGCCTGATAAATCAACAATTAAAGTTAAATGTGATGATTGTGGACAATTTCATGAACTTGATGAAATTGCGGAAGAAACTGCACACATGGGTCGACCTTTATTGCAATTCATGCGAAAAAGCGAAATTGACAAATGCTGTAATTATTGTAACTTAATGTGGAATGTAATACTTTAAATCATGGATTATAAAGAATATAAAGAATCGAATATTCGTATCGGTTTTATTGATAAATTTACAGAGATTGAAAATACAAGAACTCTATCTCATAGATACACTGGCAAAATTTTAAATGTATATGTTGAATTTGACGTGTATCTTGCAAAGGGAGGATTTGGACCTGATAAAAAATATTCTGTTGATTGCTTATATACTGACGAAATAAGTATTGATAAACAGTTGCCATTAAACGGTTTTAACAGCAATGCATGTTTTCATATAGGTGAAGTTATTGATAATGCAATTGCCGATTTTGCTGAAAAAAATGGTCTGACACTTTGCAACAAAATAAACAGTTGGCCTTTCGGTATTGCTGTTATAACAAAACTTGACGCTGAAATGCAAGCAGTTCATGATGAAACTCAAAATGAAAAAGAAAAGCGTATTAAAGAATTACATAAACATAGAGAAAAATAGAATATGAAAAACGATTCTGAAAGTAAAACAAGATCTGCTTATCAAAAAGATATCAACAGATTAAGAAAGACGTGTGTTAAACTTAATTTATCAAATGAATTGCGAAAATATCAGATACATTGTTTTGATTCATTCATTAAACAATTGCTATCTGAAAAAAGAATTACGAAGAAAGAAATTTCAGATTACATGATAAAAAGAAAGGACATTGAGTTATGATATTTACAAAGGAACAAAAACAAGCATTGTGGAATGCTGCAAGAAGGCCAGCGGCTAATGAAACAGCAGTTGAAACTGCAATTGCAGATTTCATATTCAACACAATAGTTGATGCGCCACAATTAGAATTAACATGCGAACCCGGTTTAGATAACCCAAAAGTTATTTCAAAATTCCAATATGGTTCACGGGTATATGGGTGTAACACATCCGAATCGGATTTTGACTTTATTGTTGTTCGTGAACAACCAGAAGAAAAAATTGATTCTGTTGAAATTTTAGGAAACAACTTCACATTTTATAATGAAAAAGGTTTTCAAAAAGATTTGGATAATCATGAAATTTCAGCACTTGAATGCTTCTTTTTACCTGCTCACATGTCTGAAGGAAAGACCGATTACACATTTGAATTAAATTTGCAAAAACTCCGTCATTCAATTTCACAAGTATCAAGCAATTCATGGGTTAAAGCAAAAAAGAAACTTGCAGACGGCGAAACGTACATTGCACAAAAATCATTGTTTCATTCTTTAAGAATTGTTGAATTTGGTATTCAAATTGCAACACATGGTAAAATAGTTGATTATTCGTCAGCAAACTGTTATCTTGATGCTATTAAAAAAATGCCATTGGATTGGTCGGTTTGGGAATCAAGATTCAAACAAACACATAAGTTATTATTAACAGATTTTAGAAAATTAGCACCTAAGATATGATAGCACTTGCACCTGCACATCCAAACCAAATGCCAAATTATACAGGTTGGCTTGATTCTTTAGGTTTAAAATATCATATCTTAGAATCGACAGACTTAATTTATTCCTATATTAAACTTTAATTTATTCCTATATCAATTTTGATATATAATATAAATAATTAAAAATATTTAAATGTATGTATCATTATGTATATCGAATTGAACATATAGAAACTAAACAATTCTATATAGGTTCCAGAAGTTCAGAAGTTCATCCTACTCTAGATTCTTATTTAGGTTCAATGAAAACTTGGAAACCTAACAAAACAAAACTAAAAAAGGAAATTATTAAAGATGACTTTATTTGTAGAGAAGATGCTATTAAGTTTGAAACTGAAGAAATTTCAAAATGGATTGAAGATCCTTTAAATGAAAACTATCATATTCCATCTGTTGGCTTTCACACAACAGGTGCAGCATCACTAAAGGATGCTAACGGAAATGTGAAGTTATTACGTAAAGACAGCGAACTGTATTTATCTGGGAATTTTGTTGGCGTAACAAAAGGCATTGTGCCAACATTAGATTCAGATAATAATTATCATATGGTTGATAAAAATGATCCAAGATATGTATCTGGTGAATTAATTCACATGTTTAAAGGACGTATAAGTGTTAAAGATGCAAATGGCAATTATTTTTCTGTATTACCTGACGACGTAAGATATTTATCTGGCGAATTGGTGGGTATTGCTAAAGGAAGAGTAACTGTTAAAGATGCCAATGGCTGTACATTACAAGTTGATAAAAACGATCCTAGATATTTATCGGGGGAATTGGTAAACATATCAAAGGGAATGGTAATGGTTAAAGACGCATCAGGTAAAACATACAAAGTTTTACGAGATGACCCCAGATATTTATCAGGTGAATTGGTAGGTATAACAAGAGGTGTAAGACAAAAGCAAGAATCTATAGACAAAGCAGCAGAATCTAGGAGAGGTCAAAAACGAACAGACGAAACGAAACAAAAAATGCGCGAATCAGCAAAAAAAAGAAAACGTAATTAATTTAAATGAAAGCAAAATGATAGCAGTTGCACCGCCACATAAGAATCAACTAAATAATTATTTAGAATGGCTTGAATACCGTCAATTGAAATACCATGTACTTAACGAAGATGAACTCATAACCGATAAATTTAGCATGTTATTACTTTGTGGTGGAGCTGATATTGGTAAAAATTTTGAACGAGATTTAAGAGAAACAAAATGGTTTGGTTCAGCATACGGAAATATCCCAGTTCTTGGTATCTGCCGTGGTTTACAATTAGTAAATGTTGCATTAGGCGGCACTTTATACGGTGACATTTTAAATGAAACGCAAACAAAAATAAATCATTCGGCAAATGCAGTTGCAATTGCAAATGAGCCACTGCCATCTTTAGAATCAAGTTGGCATTTTATTGCAATCAATGGAATGCAAGCTGAAGTTAATTCAAGACATCATCAAGCAATAAAAACATTGGGACAAGATATCCATCCTGTTGCAAAATCAGATGATGGCATTATAGAAATGGCGTGGGCAGGCGATAATTGTATGCTTGTTCAATGGCATCCTGAACGTGAAGAAGTAAGAGGTACTTTTTGCGAAAGAATTGTTTCTGAATGGCTGTATAGTAAAACTTTTCCTTCATTGTGTATATAAAATAAAATTGATACCAATGGAGAATGATGAACTAGAATTTGTTGCATGGCAATACGCTGAAGATAAATTTCATACATATAACGGATTGCATGCTGTCGGTAGAATTTCCGAAGATAAATTTGGTGCTGCCAAAGAAGGATACATTGACGGTTATCTTGCAGCATTAAAAACTGCAAAAGAAACAAATATTGAAAATGTTGAAAGAATTGCATCAAAAGTATTACTTATTGCGTAATGGAAGAAAAACCAAAAATACTTATTGTACTTGAAAATTTTTACGGATATCGTAAAAACAAGTTCAAGATTCCTGTATATGATACAAGAATCATCAATCGAAAAAACGCAACATATTCAAGACTGCTTTCTCTTGAAGAACACTTTGAACTTTGGTTTACTGAAACAACTCCAGAAATTGCAGATAACAAAGATACAAAGTTTCCTGTTGATTTAAAATGGGTTAAATCAGCAATTGATAGAGATTCTTGGTTTGCAATAATTGCATGTGGTAAAACTGCTGGTAAAGCACTTGACGATTTAAAAGTTGAACATAAAAAATTGCCACATCCTGTTAGCAGATTATGGCGTCGATACATGATAGATAATTTAAAAAATAACTTAATAATTGAAAAGGATGCTATTTAAAAGATACATTAATGTAAATAATATTAGAGATATCGAAGTTCATGATAAATCTTTGCATACTATCTATACAACAAAATTAACTGAATGCATAAAAAATAAACAAAATGATGTAACGTTTAAGCAAACAAAAGTTACATTAGAAGATATTGGCGCGCTATCTTATTATGCAATTATTGATAATGCGGTTTATTTGAGACCATATATCCTCATATGTCAAGGCAATAATGAAGATGCAAAGTCAATTTGTTTGTATTTCGATTCAGTAGAAACTGCTGCACAATATGCTGATTGGATAAAACAAGAAATTAATAATAATCCTAATATGCGAATACTCGAGTTGAGAAAATTAAAGAATAACGATGAAGAATAACGAACATCTAAATATGGTACTGCTAGAAACAAAAAAGTTTCTAGAACATATTGCAAATAATATTGGTGAACAAACAAACGAATACACATGGCGTGAAGCATGCGGTTTAATCAGAGAAATTGACTTATGCATTGACCCAAATAATCCAATGTATAAAGAAGATAAATCGGATTTAAGTATCGAAGATAAAACAAAAGCATTTTACATAATGCTAGATTGCATTATTTCAATGGAAAGTACTGCACGTGTATTAGATTTTGTAATGGATAGACTTGATGATTTATGTATTGAAAAAAAATACGAAGAATGCAATGACATTCTAGCAAAATTGTCAACTGAAAAATATTCTTTACAATTTATATTAGGATTTTTATCAATTACATACACATGTAGGAAACATTTACCAGCAAGAGAAGCGTTGATTGAATCACTTAAGTCAATATCGGTAATAACACAAAATTTAGAATAATGGAAAAGAAACAAAAATTAGTATTCATAACAGGTGCTGGTATTTCAAAAGAAAGCGGAATTGATACATATCGTGACAAAGGGGGCTTATGGGAAAAATATGATCCTGCTGTATATGCAAATATCAGATCTTGGCATTCGATGAAAGATAAAATGAATGAGTTTTATAATGAAAGACGAAAAGATCTTGAATCAATAAAACCCAATAGCGCGCATTTTAATATCGTCCGACTTGAAAAACACTTTGACGTACATGTGATTACACAAAACGTTGATGATTTACACGAACGAGCGGGAAGTACAAATATTTTACATATTCATGGTGAATTAACAAAAATTCGTAAAGACCAAGATCCTGTTTATGTATTAAGAGGTGATAATTCGCAAACAATTGATATAGGATACGCTCCTTTAGATTTAAAAGAAAGACCTGATTACAGACCTGCTGTTGTGTTCTTTGGCGAAGCAGTTCCTAAAATGCATGAAGCTGCAAAAATTGTACGTGATGCTGATATTGTTGTCGTTGTAGGAACAAGCTTACAAGTATATCCTGCAGCATCATTACTTGATATTGCAACCACAACTGAAATTTATTTAATCGACCCTGCTGAAGTAAATTCAAAATCTGATGTCTCTTTTGTTCATATACAAAAACCAGCAACATCAGGCGTAATTGAATTGATGGCACACTTAAATGCATATTAATGAGAATAGCTGATTACATATTTTTTGGAACAATCGGAATAGCAGTTGTTGCAATTTTAGTTTCATTATTTGCAATAGGACATATTCCTATTTGGTTAACATTTTGGTGGGCACCCTTAGTTCCGGTTTCTTTAATTAGGGTTTTCTTTCCAAAGAGTAAAATCACACGTGCATTAGAAAAAGAACGTGCCAAAGTATCAGATAAACATTCGAAAGTCCAACAACAAAGTAATATATAAAACAATGGATATTAAGTTATGCGAAACGTGTAAAGGCAGTGGTAAACGAGAGGAACATGGATTTAGAGATAGTACTTTTGTGACATGCGAAAATTGTAACGGAACAGGCAAAGTTCTAGAAAATGTGTATCATTTTAAAGTTCAAATTCCTTGGTCTGACGAACGTGAAAACGTTAATAAGTTATACGAAATTGATAATAAATTGTGGACATGCTATAGAGAATGCGTAGCATCACTTAAAACTCCATAACATAAAATAATGTTATGAAATCATGAAAATAATCAACGGCGGTGCAGAAACTCTAATCTTAGGAACTTGTAAAATATCAAATAACTGGAGAGAGAAACATACAACCCGCATCGAATTTATTGGAACAAAAGATAAAAACGGTGTAAATGAAATATACATTGTTTTAAAACCTTATGCTGAGGTACAAGAATTCTTGGAATCAGATAACAAAATATTAGAAGCAATCTTTCATAAAGAATAAATATGTCAATAGACACAAACCCTTTTGATTTTTTTGAAGAAATTTGGTGTATTAATTTAGACCGTCGAAAAGACAGATGGAATCATGCGCTTGAAGAATTTTCTAAAATTGGCATAGAGCATCGTGTTCAACGGTTTTCGGCAATTGAAAATCACGAATCACACATCGATGGAATTATAAAATCGAATGTTGCAATAATTAAATATGCAAAAGATAAAGGATTGAAAAACATTCTTATATTTGAGGATGATGTAGAATTTACAGCTGACATCAATACAATAAGCAACTGCGTAAATCAATTAAAAGAAATCAATTGGTCTTTATTTTATTTTGGTGCATATGTAGTTCATGATTTTGGACATATTCGACCTAACCTTGCAAAAATACGTGATGCTGCGTATACACATGCTGTTTGCTATAATGCAAACATATACGATTCAGTAATATCATTATTCAATGAAAATTCGTATACCGATACGCATGAAAACATATACGATGTAAAATTGCAAAAATTACAATATGATAACATAACAGTAATGGCATCACCCATGATTGCATTGCAATATGAATCGTATTCTGACGCTCAAAACGTAATTGATTACCATAAGAATCTTTGTATTAAAATGTATAACCAAAGATACATAAAAGATTTTATTGAATCAGAAGAAACATTTTCAACCGAATTAATTGCTGCTGGTATAACGCCACAATTCAAAACGATAAACAGTGAGCCTTTACACAATCCATTTGATTTTTTTGAAGAAATTTGGTGTATCAATTTAGATAGCCGTAAAGATAGATGGGAAGAATGCTTAATCGAATTTGATGCAATTGGAATTAAAGATAGGGTTAAAAGATTCTCTGCAATCGAAAATGAAAATGGCCCGTTAGGCTGTTTGAAATCTTTTTCTACATTAATAAAATATGCAAAAGATAAAGGATTAAAAAATATCCTGATATTTGAAGATGATGTAATTTTCCGTAATGCAAAGTCTGTTCATAATACAATTTATAAAGCAACGTGTCAAGTGCAGGAAACTGATTGGGAACTTTTGTATTTTGGCGTTTGGTTAAATACTTATGTTTTTCAATCATCTGCCAATTTATTGAAATTGAAGGAAGGTTTGTTAGCGCATGCAATATGTTACAATCATACGGTATTTGATGAAATTATTAAAAGAACAGAACATATAACAGATTTAAACGATAATAACCTTAGAGACATATGGGATTGGATTTTATGCGATATTCAAAGAAATGACAAATCGTATCTTGCAGTTCCCATGACGGTATTCCAAAGGCCATCGTATTCAAATTTAGAAAAATCATTCAAAAATTATGGTCCTGATATGCATGGAAGTTTGACTAAATACTTTGAGCGAAATTATTATATAAATGCTATTAAATAATTGGAATATATAAAATAAAGTACATATAATGGAAAGAAGAATACCTACACTCGATGAATACATCAACGAATCAAAAGTTAATGAAAAAGAAATATCTGACATACTATCTGATATAGAATCGTTAGCAAAAGAATGTGATACATTTGAAGAATTCGACAAAAGATTTAACGTAGATTTTAAACAATTTGTTCGTAATTTTAAAGGTGTGAAATTGCACGAGTTGTATAACAGAGTTCAAAGCGAAACAAATGAAAGTTTTGTAAACGAATCAGATCTTTCTGACGTTTATGCATTAGCTGATGAATGCGATACTTTTGCGGAATTTGAAAAAAGATTCAAAGACGAATTTAAAAATCTTATAAGCAAATTTGGCGGTAAGAAGTTGAAAGAACTGTATGATGAAATCAAAACAAATGAAGGCAAACAAGTTCTTATTACAAAACAAACATGGGATAAAATGAGTTTTGATGATAGATGTGAAGCAGTATCTGGCGCGTGCGAAGATCCTGATGATTGTGAAAAATATGCTGATATGAAATTTGAGCAATTGCCACCACAAATTACATCAAATTTATACGAATGCAATAAAAAGAAAAAGTAATTATGAAAAACAGAATACCTACATTTGATAGCTTTGAATTTGTTAATGAAGCTGCTAAAAAGCCATTAGAAATTTATATATGCACAAGTAATTTGAATGGTGACATAGGAAGGTTTTTAAAGGGAGAACCGTATATAAAGAAAGCTGCACAATATTCTCCAAAAAAACAGTATGTATACTTAACGTATGCAAATCCTAATCAAGAACATTATAGTGATGTAGAAATTTCTGACTTTGAATCACACTTTGATTTATTTACGCCAGAAAAATATCCAGCAATTGCAAAACAATTAAATAAGTGGGGTCTTATCGAATACGGAACAGAATATTATGTCATAAGTGTTAGCATGGGCGGCGTCGGTAAAGAAACAATCAAAGGAGCAATTGAAAGCGCATTAGCAAATAGAGGCAATAACTACGGTTCAACAACAGTATCTGCAGATAGTCCTAAATTAGCGTTAAAGAAATTGTCGCATGATGGCGGCAAAGTAAACGAAGTTGCAAAGGATGTATTTGTTATAAAAATGTATTCTGATTGGTGTTTTATTGTTTCAACAAATAACTTATTTGACATGGGATCTCAAAAATTAGTAAACTATGTCATCAAATCCGATGTATTCAGCGGTAAGAAATATAACAAATAAACATACATTATTATAACATCACAAAGGAACTCAATCGGGTTCCTTTTTTTTTACACATTTTTTGAAAATATTTGCATAAACCATTGCTATTGCATTCATAATGTTGTATATTTGATTTTAATTAATTGATAAATCTTAAATCTTAAAATTATGAAATGTTATATCACACGTTTTGTTGTATCTGCCAATGCTATTGCTATAATTTTAACATTATTTGTTATTGCGTGTACACCAAAATCAAAAGGCGCAATGGAAAAGCCAGGAGTATCCAAAGTACAAAATATCAATTAACGACGAAGTTCCTGATTCCTTGCAAAAAGAAAAAGCAGAATACATTGCAAGACTAACCGCAATTGCAGTAGCAAAACCACATACTGATGATACTGATGATATCATCGAGCAAATTGAAGAAACAGCAAATGGCATTTATTCAAGACGAGTAAAAATGTTACGTATCGAACATGCATATGAGAATTATGAATTCATATACGTTCCTGATATGACAAAATCGCAAAAAGAAATATTTGATTCACTTTTAGCAAAATAAGAATATGGAAATTATTTTATCAAAAAAAGAAGCTGAAGAATACTTTCATTCAGCTTTATGCAATGGCGGAATTTCTGAATTCCAAGGATACGGTTTACGACTTGACTATATGCAATCCGATTATCTTGATGCAAAATGTTCACTTAAAGCAAAAATGTTGAACAACGAAATCCCAAGTGAAACTATTTGTTTCGAAGATGTACTTGTTGAAATATTGAGAAATGGTAAAACATTGCAAATTATTGATGAGGAATGCGAAGGCGAATATAATCGCGAAATTACCCTAGAAATGGTGCATGAAAACTACAAGTTTGCACCGGCAACAACTTTAATTGATTACGTTGAAGGCAATGATGATGCATGTACTGCAGATTCGCTTTTACAATCAATAGTGTATCAAGAAGTAATTTTCGGGTAATATGAAATACGAAAAAGAAATCAAAAAATTGCTATCAGATGTTTTCAGAGAATCTTGGATGAATGAATCTGATTGGCAAGAATTCTTATCAGATGATAGAATTATTGTTCGCATGAATAACATATCAAAAGATATTGAAGAAGGAATAAAAAACGGATATACCGTTGATGAACAGATAGCAATTGTTAAATTTATCTTTAAATAAAATGACGGCAGAAAAAGCATTACAATACTTATTTGTAGGCGCGGCGCAATGCGGCGGTACTTATATTAAACATGACGAATTTGATATTTTCTTTACAGTCAAAATTGGTTCAGAAATGGATAAGCCCGAAGTTCTTAGAAGATTTCGAGATTTGTTGATGTCAAAATTTATGTTAACATTAAAAATAAAAAAAGTTGCATAACTATTGCTATTGCTTCATTAATGTTGTATATTTGATTTTAACAATTAAACAAAACAAAATTTTAAAAATATGATAACAAATCCAAAAGAAATCATTGCATATATAAACGTCTTATATCTCATATCGTTAAAGATAATTCCCTTTGCAATACCGCAGGTGTTAATCGCGCAGCACTCATTATGGAAACCAATAAAAAATATATAAACGCATCAACTGCATACCGTAATCATTCGGCAAAAATGTTGAAAACATTGCGTAATTTATATCCGTACAAACCTGAAAATTATTCCGAAGCAAAAGAAATGTATGAGTCATATCTTAAACAAGGCATGATAACATCATTTGAAAATTTAAAAGTTGGTGATTGGGTTACTGCTTTAGATAATCACGCTCCGGTAAAAGGAAAAAGATTTGCTGAATACTACGTAAATTACAATAGCGAAGGAAACGTTGGTGAAGCATATCAAATTGAAAAATTCTATAACTATGGTGAAACGGTTTCAGTTGCTGATTCTGATATGGGTTTAATGCTAGGGCAATTTCGCAAAGCAACCGATGAAGAAATTGCAACAAAAATAAAACTTGTTCGCGAACGTAAAATTGCTGAAATAAAAAACACAATCAATTCTTACCAAAAATACATTAACGAATTAAACGAAAAACTTGCAACTTATGAGTTATAATTTATTTCTTGACGATGAACGTCAACCAAAACATTGTCGTGATTATCCTGGTGATGAATCAATTTATGATACTGCGGAATTCAAATTAGCGTTATCGTATGGCGATTTTATCAATGTAATTGAGGAAAACGGTATTCCAAATTTTGTATCTTTCGATTATAACATACTTGGTCCTAAAACAGGTTTGGATTGTGCTGAATATTTGAAAAAAGAATGCGAAAAACAAAATGTTAAATTTCCTGCATATAGAGTGCATTCATCTTGGCCTGGAATTCATGCAGAATTTTACAAATTAATTGAAGAAAAACAAGGAGAGCCAGAAAAATTTTAATGCATAATCTATTGCTATTGCTTCATTAATGTTGTATATTTGATTTTTAACAATTAAACAAACAAAAAATGTTAACATATCTTTTATATTATTATCAATACGGCTCACTAAGAGTACAAGGTAATAAAAATTCAAAAACAGCAACCGGTAAATTTAAACATTATTTTGATTCTGCTGAAGAATGTGAAATTCATGCGATAAATTTAAATGAAAATTCAAAGTATCCCAAGCAATTTGTTATCGTTGAAAGTAATGGATCTTTTGATTCAAAAATTGTTAAAGTTTTAATATAATGAAAAACACAAAACTCATATTTTATTGTACGTATTGCGAGAATGCATCTTTTTACAAAGCAGTTTTTGAAACTGTTATTGAAGATACAACATTCGACTCAATATATGAAGCAAGAAATTGGGTTGACGACCAAATACCTTCATTATGCAGAGAATTCGATTTTCAATTAGTATTTGAATGGGTTGTTCTTTCATTCAAGAAAACAAATGCAAAACCGTATGATACTATTTTATCTGTTCCTGTTATTGAAGGCAGACTAGTGTTTGCAAAAAAACGCAAGAAAGCAACAAGAAAACCAAAAGTTGCAAAAACCGAAGGAACAAAAGAACTTAAAAAAATTGAAGAAGTAAGTATTGAAGTTGTTCGTAGAACATATAAATCTTGTTGGATTGAACCGTCAGGCCATGTTCATTGGGTAGGTTTTGCGTGTCATGAAGAATTTGCTGCAGATTACTTAAAAGACAATTGTCCAGAACTTTGCGATAAATACGGATTTGTTGAAAAGCAATTTGGCAAATATCATTATGAAATTCTACAAGATATGGGATGGGCTCGTATATTAGGTTGGACTGACCCACCTAATTTTGTATTGCCTGATAAAATGTCTGCTGCTCAAAAGCGTTCAGTTCGCGAATATTGCATGTCTGAAAATGTTGATTATGCAGCATGGCCAGAAATTTTAAAATCATAAATTTATAAACTTTGAACACTTTGTGTATATAATATAAAATAAATTATATATGAATCAGACATTGTTAAATAGAACAGAATTCAAAGAATCTGTATTCAAACGAGATAATCATAAATGCGTTATATGCGGAAAACCTGCAGTTGATGCACATCATATAATCGACCGTTCGTTATTCGATGACGGCGGTTATTATTTAGATAACGGTGTTTCATTGTGTTTTGAACATCATATGTTGGCAGAGGAAACTGAAATATCTTGCGAATTTTTAAGATCGCACGCAAAAATAAAAAACATATTATATCCTTCCGATTTATCACTTAACGAATTTGTTATGGATTATGATAAATGGGGAAATCCAATTTTAAAAGATGGACGAAGATTGAAAGGATATATCTTCCGCAATGCAAATGTTCAAAAGATCATACAATCTCGTCTTAAAGATTTCGATAAACCGTATGATCCTATTGTTGATAAGTATCCTCGAACTTATCATTTTCCATTTTCACCTGGTACAACATCAGATGATAGGATTGCAAAAAATACAAATATTCTTTACAAAAGACCTGTTATCATAACAGAAAAACTTGATGGCGAAAATTGTCTTGATGCTGACACACTTATCATAACAGAATTTGACGGTAAAAAGACAATTAAATGGCTCTGCGAAAATGAATATAAAGGAAGAGTCCTCACATATAATGTTAACACGGAATTAGAAGAATTCCAATATGTTATGAATTGGTCAATTCTTGATAATATTGGTGATTGGTATGAATTAGAATTAGAAGATGGTAAAACCTTAATATTAACAGGTAATCATCGTGTATGGCTCGTAGACTTACAATGTTATCGAAAAGTTAACGATTTAAAAGAAGGTGATGATTTTTTACTGAAAAGATAGAAAGTTTCAAATTTTTCAGTAATGATATGAATATATAAAATAAACATGAAAACATGTCCATATTGCAAAAAAGAGATTTTGCCTAGTTTGCATATTTATAAATGCGCAAAAGAACATAATATTATAAAAGATAGGATTGACATTAAATATGATTATATTTTACATAATTTTCCTTCATTAACAAAAGAATTTTTTGTTAAGAAATATGAAATAGAATTGTACAGTCTGCCAATGTTTAACGCAGAATTTGGTACAGATAATAAAACAGTATCATTTCTTATTGATTATTACAAAATTCACAAAAGAAATATAAAGGAAAGCAGTAATCTTATATCGCAAGAAAAATATAGAAAAACGTGTAATGAAAAATATGGTGTTGATAATGTATCAAAAGTTGATGCAGTTCAAAAGAAAAAAGAAAACACATTTATATTACATTATGGCGTTAATAACATTTTTAAAGATAAAGAATTTAAAGATTATATTACAGAAAATAATTTTGCTTGGCTATACGATGAATCTAATAAGTCTCGCGCAATTTCGCAATCGAAAAGTATTAGATATTTTTGGGAGAATGTTTCTGATGAACGAAAATATGAAATTCACGAATATAATAAATTACAATATCAAAAATGGTGGAATAATTTATCGCAAGAAGAAAAAACAGCAGTCATTCAAAAAAGACAAGCATATGTGTCAAAAATTGAAACGCGCGTTGCAAAAATATTAAGAGATAATAATATAACATATACTGCGCAATTTTGGATAAATCGGAAAAGTTATGACTTCAGATTTGACAAAACAAAGATATTGTTAGAAGTGCAAGGCGATTTTTGGCACGCAAATCCGTCAAAGTATTGTGCTAACGATGTGCTAAAACATCCAGGCAGCTGGGTTACTGCGCAACAATTATGGGAAAAAGATAAAATGAAAAATGATATTGCGTTGTCGTACGGATATAAAGTTTTATATTTATGGGAATCTGAAATTAATAAGTTAACAGACGTTGAATTGTATGATGCAATAATTAAAAAATTGAAAAATGAAACTAAAGTCAATTAAAAAACTCGTAAGTCACGAGTCAAAAAGATACGATATTGAAACAAAAAATAATCATAACTTTTACGCAAACGATATTCTAGTGCATAATAGTTCGTTATCACAATACGGTTTATTTGCAAGATCACGAACAGCACCAACAAAAAACCCATGGGCGCAATGGCTTAAACCCAAATGGGATTCAATCAAAAATGATTTAAAAGATTTCGACCTTGAAATTTGTGGCGAAAATATGTATGGTGAGCATTCTATTATTTATTCTGGATTGCAGGAACACTTTTACGTATTTGGTGTAAGAAATATGAAACATGATGTTTTCTTATCGTGGGAGGAAACAGAATATTGGGCAAAAATGTTTGATTTTGTAACTGTTCCGATTCTTTTCAGAGTTGATTCATCAAACTGGCGAGTTGAAAATAAATTCCGTGTTCAACAGCCGCAAACAATGGAAGACATAATAAATGATTTGATGACACACACATCTCATTTATCGAACGATATGATATTTGAATCACCTAAAGAAGGCGTGGTTGCTAGAATACAAGAAGAATTTCCAAATGACATGTTTTACAATTCTGTTTACAAATATGTAAGAGCAAAACATGTGAAAACCGATGAACATTGGTCGAAAAATTGGAGGAGAGCGAAACTTGAATCTGAAATATTGAATATCGGACACGATAAACTTAGAGAATTATATTCGGGACATATTGAACAAGGACTATTAAAATTATAAGAAATGAGTAAATTTTATGATTATGTTGTTCCGCAATGGAAAGAATTGCATCCATACTTAAATGCAATGTCATTATGCGAACAAAATCCAGACTGGCACGGTGAAGGCGATGTGCTAACACATACAAAAATGGTTCTTGACGAATTTGAAAAAATTTGTAATGAACTTGACGGAATTGATGAAGAATTATCGTTATGCGCGCATGACATAACAATTATAAATTATGCATTGTTACTTCATGATATTGCAAAACCGATAGTCTCAAAATTAGAGGATGGCAAAATTAGAGCACATGGACACGAAGCAACAGGCGCAAAAATTGCATGGGAATTATTAGAGAACCTTAAAGTATCAATAATTAATGGTGATAAGATGCCTATTTTGGATCGTATCGAAATTTGCAATCTTATTCTATATCATGGAAAACCTACATGGCTTATTGATAAAACAAGAGAAGAACAAGAACGTTCAATTATTAAAATGTCACAAGATTGCAGAATGGACAATCTTTATTACATGACAAAAAGTGATTTTAAAGGAAGAATTGCATCAGACATTGATAAAAGACTTGAAGCAATTGATTACTTTTTATTATTAGCTTTTGATTTGGATCTTATTGACGGTGCATACGAATTCGGAACAGGAATTGCAAAATATAAGTATCTTGTTGAAAGAACACATCATCATTCAGATTGTCCGTTTGATGATACAAAATCAACCGTATGCATGATGGTAGGTTTGCCTGGTTCGGGTAAAGATTATTACATATCGAAACATATGTCAGGAATACCTGTGATATCTTTAGACGAAATACGAAGAAGATTAAAAATAAAGCCGACTGATGAACAAGGTCGTGTTATTCAAGAAGCAAAGAAAACTGCCAAAGAATATATGGCAAAAGGAATTGATTTTGTTTGGAATGCAACTAACATAACAAGACAAATGAGAGAAGGACTTATTTCATTGTTCACTTCGTATAAGGCGTATGTAAAAATAATTTTTATTGCAACACCTTATGCTGATTGTGTAAAACAAAATTTAAGCAGAACAGAAAAAGAACAAGTTCCGTTATGCGTGATGGATAAAATGCGCAAAAAATTAGAAGTGCCGTTGAATATTGAAGCGCATGAACTGCATATAGTAGAAAACTAACGGATAGTTATGTATATATAAATCAAACAAATAAAAAGCAATATGCCTCAAAATTTACCAAAACAAGTTATTGTTGTAAGAACCGATTTAGTTATGCCAATGGGCAAATTAGGTGCACAAATATCGCATGCAAGTGAAGCACCTGTGTATAATCAAATGACAAAGTCTGGCGACGTTCGAACATTAATTACAAAGGAAGGTTCTGCTTTACAACTTTGGTTAGATGGACCATTTGTTAAAATTATATTGGGATGCAAAAGTCTTGACAAATTATTAAAGTTAGCAGAAGATGTGAAAGCAAGAAACATTCCTGTTGCAATAATAAAAGATGCAGGTTATACAGTTTTCACTGAACCGACAATAACATGCATAGGTATAGGACCTTGCTTTCCAGAAGAAATTGACGATTTAACAAAAAGATTTCAAACACTGAAATCTTATAAATTTGAATAAATATGTACGTTTTAGATTTGCATGGACGTTCTCACATATCCGTTAGAAATGATATTATACGAGAAATTGAAAGACACTGGAATGCAAATGTTGATGTTATTTTTGTAACAGGAAATTCAACAGCAATGAAAAACATTGTAATTGAAATACTTGCTGAATATAAACTAAACCACATTGAAGGAGACCCTTATAATCATGGGTACATAAAAACAACTGTTTGACGTTGTTTGTAAAAAAAATAAATTATGGAAGTCAAAAAATTTGATGATCTTAATTTGTACTTAAAAGGATTTGAAATTCAAAGCATTGGTAATAAAGCAATTCGTGAAGTACAATTAGAAAACAAAGAACGTGGTATTCCACTTGTTTATTCGGTAGATGGCAAAATCTATTATGAACTTGCAGATGGAACAATCACAACGAACAGTCCCTTTTTAGATAATCATTTGGAAAAGGAAACATTAATAATAAAAATCAAAAAAATGGCAAAAGAAAAAGTAAATGTTGAAATCGAAAGCAACGGGATAAAATGCGATAATCCAAAATGCGGATGGCAAGATAATACCGTCTTATGGACAGATGCTGATGCTGTAATTGCAGAATGGTTAAACAAACCATGTCCTCAATGTGGCGCAAATTTATTAACTGAAGCCGATGCTGCACTGATTAAAACGTTGTACGATATCATTAGTCAAGTTAATGAAATGGACGAAAGCAAATTGAAAGAATTTGCAAAAATTGCGGAAGGTGAAGATTTCGGGGAAGTTGTTCGAGCAACAATCGAAATGAACGGAACAGGAAATGTAGAGTTCAACATTAAAGATATTGATGATGATAAGTAAAAAAGATTTTGATTACATAATCAATGCAGTCAAAGAACAACACGAACTTGAAAACAAGTTTACAGAATTCATGCAAACATACATTGATGGCAATATGGCATCAACATTATCTGTTCAATTGAATTTGGCATTTCAAAGATTGTGGGCTATAACAGTTGAGCATTGTGATACACCAGAAGAATGCGAATCGAATTGGCTTGAATGGTTTATGTATGATTGTCAATTTGGTGAAACGCCAATGGAAGCAACAATTGATAATAAAGAATATTTAGCAGATAGTACTGATGCATTTTACGAAATATTATGTGCATGGGATGCATATTGCAAAAAAGATAAAAAATAAAAAATATGAAAAGAACTAAAAAAGATATCTTCCTTTTTAATCTTAAATATTACTTTTGGCTTAAATGGGTTGATTTGTATTATGATGCAAAATGGACGTTTTGGGCATTAAGAAAATATTTCAAAGTTGTAACTAAAATGCGTCCATGGGATTACGCATATATTCTTGAAATGCAAAAATTTCAAATGGGAATTCTATTAGCCGATATAGATAAAGGTTATGAAGAAAATACAAGCAAAGGGTTAAAAGTCAAACAAATGAAACGTTGGATTGAACTTTGTGAAAACCATTTAAAAGATGATTACGCTGAACGCTGTGGATATCTATATGACCAAGAATTCGATTTTGAATTAATAGAAGAAACAAAAGACAAACCTAAAGGCGAAAAATTATATCGTGTGGTTACAACAGACGGCAAACAAACAGCAGAAGAACGTTCAGAATGTATCAGAAAAGCTAATGATCTTGCCAATGCAGAATGGGCTGAAATGAACACTATCATAAAAGGAACTGGTGTTGTCAACATTGACAAAGATAGTGATTGGGATATGGGTGATGGCACTGACGCTAGAGGATATTGGGCGTGAATAAAATGTACCGTAAACTTTAATATATAAATAAAAATTAAAGTTATGGCAAGGAAACCTCACACGTATCATTATATTTATAAAACAACAAATCTTATAAATAATAAGTTTTATATCGGTATGCATTCTACTTTTGATTTGAATGATGGTTACATTGGTTCGGGATTATATTTGTGGCGTTCAATACAAAAGTATGGACGTAACAATTTTAAAACTGAAATTTTAGAATATTGCAAAGATAGAGCATCTGTTGTTTTAAGAGAAAAAGAAATTGTAACAATCACTTTAATAAATGAGCCATTATGTATGAATTTAATCACTGGCGGCGGTAAATTGATACTGGATTATAGTCCTACTGCGGAAACACGAACAAAATTATCTGATGCATTAAAAGGAAAAACATACGCCGAGATTTATAAATCTGATATTATTGCGGAAGAACAAAAGCAAAAGCATTCTCTTGGAATGCAGAAAAGATGGTCAAAATTGTCGCAAGATGAAAGACAAAATATTGCAAATGCGGTAAAGCAAGGAATGTCTAACATGACAAACGAACAGAAAGAAAATTGCAAAGAAAATGTAAGACAACAATGGCGTAATTTAACAGACGATGAAAGAGAATTGAAAAAAGAGAATTTACGGAATGCGTTTAATAATTTAACTGATGAACATAAAGAAAAAATCCGCAAAGATGCTAGCGAACGTGTATTGAATATGTCAGAAGATAAACTTAAAGAACGCACAGCAAAATTCAAACAAACAATTGATGCAAAGTCCGAAGATGATAAACAGAAACGGCGTGAAAAATTACGCGAAACTAGTAAAGCATATTTTGCAAAGATGACAGAAGAAGAACGTGAAGCATTTCGTAAAAAGAAACGGGAAATTGCAAAAAACCAATATAGACCAGTGTACGAATGCCCGCATTGTGGAAAATCTGGAAAAAGTAATTTTAAATTATTTCATTTTGATAATTGTAAACTAAAACATTAATTTATGGATTTTGATAAAGAACTAAAAGCAATCATGAAAATGATTGAAATGTCAAAAGAAACAAAAGGCGCTGATTGGAAACACAATAAAAAAGAAATTCAGAATAGAATTATCGAACTTGTTGAGTGTTATGCCGAAACTTCATTACAAGGCACAGGCGTATATTTAAGACAATCGTTAAACCCAGATTTTGTTGCAATATGCGACGGAATCGAAAAAGCACTTAAAAAAGGAAAAGATGATAGAAAGAAAATTTGATTTTGACGATATTCTTATCGTCCCATCCGTATCGACGGAAATTTCATCAAGAAGCGAATGCAATTTGTTTAATGATGATGGCATGTTACCAATTATGACAGCACCAATGGATACTGTTATTAATAATGATAACTATGAATATTTTTTGAATAATAACATATATGCAGTATTTCCAAGAGTACAAGATGCAAGGTCTCAAGATTACAGCGATTTTGCAAAAATTTTTAAATCATACAGTTTAACGCAATTTACTGATTTGTTTTTAAAAGATTCAACATTATCTAAATTAATCTTAGGTAATGATAGAACGTATTATGTACTTATTGATATTGCTAATGGACACATGGCAAGTTTGTCATCCGCTATCGGTGCAGCAAAAAGAAAATACGGAACAAAATTGTATCTTATGGTAGGTAATATTGCTAATCCAGAAACGTATTGGGATTTATCAATTGCTGGCGCCGATGCAATTCGTTGCGGTATTGGAGGCGGCTGTTTCATCAGAGGAACAAAAGTTTTGACAAAAACAGGATTGAAAAATATAGAAGATGTTAAAGTTGGTGATTATGTCTTAACACACACAAACATATGGCAAAAAGTAATAGAAACATATACATATAATAAAGAAGAAGACATAATATTTATTAATGGTGAAGGTTCAACAATGAATCATGAATACTACGTTATTGACAAAAAGTATAAAGATATAGTCGATGATGATAACATATCAGCATATGCAAAATGGATATCTGCTGTTGATTTGGATGAAAACACACATTTATTGATTCAATATTAGCCCAACTCCAATTCTTGTATAATTTGCATTTCATATTCTTTATATATAAAATAAACAAGAAATGGAAACAAAAATAATACCGACATTTTATATTGATGACGTTCAAGTTATTGCGTATGAATTAAAAAATAAAAATTGTTTTGTATTTAAGTTTATTGATGGCAATGAAATGCGTGCAAAGGAAGCAAATATGAAATTCAATAAAATTATATGCAGCGATTGCGGACATGAAACTGTTCAAAGATCACGGCCAAAATTGGATAAAATCTTTCTATGTAGAAAATGCAGAATTAAAGGCGAAAATAATCCAATGTTTGAAAAATCTTTGAAGACAATATGGATTGGAAAGTATGGTGAAGAAACAGGCAATTCGATGTGGGATAATCATATCAAAGAAAATTTTATCGGCGAAAATAATCCGTTTTATAATAAACGGCATTCTCCAGAAATGAAAAAACATTGGTCTGATGGGATGAAAGGAAAATACGATGGCGAAAATAATCCAATGTTTGGTAAATCTGTTTATTCTGTATGGGAAGAAAAATATGGGAAAGAAGTGGCAGATATAAAGTTTGAAGCGTACAAAGTGAGACAACAGTTTGCGAGTTCATGCGATAATAATCCAATGTTTGGTAAATCTGTTTATTCTGTGTGGGAAGAAAAATATGGGAAAGAAGTGGCAGATATAAAGTTTGAAGCATACAAACAAAATATGAAAAACGCGATACGAAAGTTAAAAGAAACAGATAAATGGAATGACATTTTAGATAAAATATCAGAATCATTAAAAGGCCGCGAATTTTCAACAGAACATAGAAGAAATCTTAGAGTTACAATGCTTAAACGTATTGCAATGTATTTTCCAAACGGTTGTATTCATCAACCCAATTTTAATGTAAATGGCTGCACGTATTTTGATAAACTTGCAAAAAAGACAAATACGCAAATATGTCATGCATTGAACGGCGGCGAATATCATATTAAAGATTTAGGTTATTTTGTTGATGGCTATGATGAAATAAATAATATTGTATATGAATATGATGAGCCATATCATTTTGATAGAAATGGGAACTTACGAGAGAAAGATAAAATACGAGAAGAAGAAATACGAACATATCTAAAATGCGAATTTAAAAGAATAAAATCATGGGAAAACGAAGTTTTAATTTAATAGAAATAAAAAAAAGTGTTGAATATTACGAAGGTACAGTACATGATTTATGTATAGAAACAGATCATTCATATAATATAAACGGAATTATTGTTCATAACAGCGGGTGTCTTACAACTGTTCAAACAGGAATAGGTTATCCAATGGCATCACTTATTTCTGAATGCTATGAAATGTCTTTAAGATTAGAAAAACCTGCAAAAATAATTGCAGATGGTGGATTTAAAAGTTACTCAGATATACTTAAAGCACTTGCGTTAGGTGCTGATTTTTGTATGATTGGTTCAATTTTCAATAAAGCATTGGAAAGTTGTGGCGATACATACAAACAAAATAAAAAGAACGATGGCTGGACTGAACCAGGTGAAAAGGTGAATCAATATGCAGAGGAAACAGAAATTGCATTTAATTACGGAACTCAATTTTTCAAAAAATTTAGAGGAATGAGTACTAAAGGTGCACAAAAATCTTTAGGCGCTGACGTAATAAAAACGTCGGAAGGAATTACAAGAATGAATCCTGTTGAATACACAATTGACGGTTGGGTTGAAAATTTTAAACATTATCTGTCAAGTGCAATGAGCTATACTTCGTCTAAGAATTTGTTAGAATTTAAAAAGTCGAGAAAAATATTTATAACAGAGAAGGCATTTGCACGATTTAATAAATAATAAATTTAAAAGCAAATCCTTTTGATAAACAACTTTGTTCTTTTGCTATATTTTTTTCCTTTTCCGATTCAAACGTCCACGTGCTTTTAACTTCTATTATTGTATTAGTTGACTTTATATAAAAATCTGGATAATATGTTCTTTCTTTACTTTCAAACAAATACGAAATTGTTCCTATGACGGAATTCATTTCTTTAACGCCGATTACTATATCTGATTCATGATAAGTTTCTAACAGTTCACGCAATGCGCGAGGTTCATATCCTTGCAACTTTACTATTGTGCCAGATGGCAATATAAAATCGTAACGTTTATACATTGCTGCTTTATTTCCAGCAAATACACGTTCTGCATAATCTGCATTTTTCCATAAATTTAACATATTTTGGGATTGTCTTTTACGCCAGTGCCATTCATTTGTTATTTGCTTAAGTTTGTGTGACTTATTTTCTTTAACGTCTGACTTATTTTGCGCAATTTTTTGCGATGCAGATTGTTTTTCCTTCGTTTCTTGTCTTGCCCATTGTTCTTTGGAACGTTTGCTAATTTCCGCTTTTACCGATTGATGAGATTGTCTTTCCTTTTGAACAACCGACTGTTTTTCTTTGAATTCCGCAGATGATGCAAAATTTTTAATTTCTTCTAACATATGATTTCTGAATGTAGCATCCGTCCATCTAGCTTTTGCATTTAAAGAACTTAATGCAATACGTTCGGGTTTGTTTGCTGCATATGTTTGCGCATGCGATCTACAACAAAAAACTGACTTTGTTCGTTTTGCAATAAATTCAATTAAGCAAAAAGGACAAATTTTAATTATCGGTGCTTTCATTTTCTTTGCCGTACAACTCGTCCACTTGTTACCCTTTGTATGAAATTTATTGCTCAACATAAAAAAGCATACGTTAAAGGTTCTGATATAGGAAAAAACTTAATCACAATGTTGGAGAAAACAAAACGCCCAACTATTAAAGGTGCAATTTCAACACTTTACGGTGACCTTTCAAAAATTAGAGTTAAATTGATGGGCTTAGGAATGACACCTGAAGAGGCAACAAACACAACATCGTACAGAAATTTCGAAGAAAAAATTCAAGTAATGGAAATTCTTACAGATTCAAAACGTTTAAGTAAGGTTTCTGAATTAACATCATTGATTGCTGCAATCTTTGCTGATAATAAAGCAGGAATTTGTTGTTCAACAATTCATAAAGTTAAAGGTTTAGAATCGCACAAAGTATTTATCATTGAACCAAAAATCCTACAAGCACCATGGGCGAAAAAGGATATGGACATACAGCAAGAACGCAACATAGACTACGTCGCATGTACTCGTGCTAAAAACGAATTGGTATTCGTTCCTGAAGAAGAGTTTACGGTTTACAATAAACGTGACTAACGTATTCTGTATTTTCGACCTCGCTGTAATTCTCCAGTTTTAAATCTTGGATCATCGATTTTTGTTCTGATAGGCGTATTATCTTTTCCAGTTCCCCACGCCATACCCGCGTTAATACTGATTAATTCGCCTGATAAATATCTAGGATCGTTTTTATCAACTTGGAATGTATTACCCTCTTTGTCCTTTACAGTAATTCTTCCTGCTGCAATATGCACAAGTTCGCCTGATATGAACCGAGGATCTGTACGATCTACACGATATATTTTGCCATTTGCATCTTTAACGATACATTTACCGATGTTGGCACCTTTTGTAACATGCTGTAATTCACCAGATAAAAGTCGAGGATCATTTTTAGCAACTTGAAAGCTATTGCCTTCTTTGTCTTTAACAGGAACTTTACCAATATTCATATGATGAAGTTCTCCTGATACATATCTTTCATCGTTTGTGTTAATTTGGAACGTATTTCCATTTTCATCTTTAACAGTTGTCTTTCCTGTTGTGTTATGCACATATTCCCCAGAAATATATTTAGGATCGTTAGTATCTACTTGTAGTGTATTATTATTTTTATCAATTACAACAACCTTTCCTTTAAAAATTGATGTTACATTGCCTGAAATAAATCTAGGATCGTTTTTATTAACCTGAAACGTATTGCCATCTTTATCTTTAACAGGCAGCATCCCTTTCGCTAAACCGAAAGCGTTACCTGATAAAAACATATTATCGTTTATTGCAATTTGAAAAGTATTTCCATCTCTGTCTTGCGCCGTAAATTTTCCTTTACACGCATGATGAAGTTCGCCTGTTAGTATTCTTTCGTCGTTAACGTCAACAAGAAACCCATTGCCATCTTTATCTTTAACTGCAGTTTTGCCGTGTGTTCTAAAACCTAAATTAGGAATGTGGTAATTTCGATTTAGTGGGTTTTTAATGTTTTCTGATATAAGTTTACTTTCAAATTCAATCATATCCTCAGTCGCAGTAAAATCAGTTTTAAGAATTGATTTTAAAAGTTTCGATTTATCGGTTTTCCATGTTTTCATTGAACCAAGATAGTTTATATCTTTTTCAGGTTTACAATTGCAAACTCTAGAACCTATGTAAAATTCGTCAGTTTCCTTATGTACAAGTTTGTAAACGTAAAAGTATTTAGTTTTGTTCATCTGTTAGAATTTTTTTAATTTCATCGGAGTCAATTCCTAAAAGGTCCACAAGTTCCTTGATGTTTTGAATTGTGTATTTCCTATAACCGCTTGGCAATCTTTTAGGAATAATACCTTGAGATTCGTAGTTTCGGATTGTGTTAGTTGATACGCCGAATAATTTTGCAACTTGCGCAGGTGTGTAAAGTGTCATGTTTATAAGTATTAATTTATTTATATATTCATTAAAGTTTTCAAAGTTTTAAAACTTTTCAAAGTTAAACTATCTGCCTTTTGTGTATATAATATAAAATATTAAATTATGGCAAAATACGGAGAAATTGTATGCTTTGCGGAACCTAAAAGTCAAGCAGGCAGCATGTGGAAAGATAATGATGGAATTCAATTAAGAATATTTGAATCTAATCACCCAAGATTTACAGTAGGACGGTGTCTTGATTTTGGACATATGGAAATTGCAATAACTGAAGGATATAAAATAATTATTAACCCAAAATAGAAATTCATATCTGACTTATAATTTTTGATATAGTTGTATATTAAAAGTTATAATAAGTTCATTAGAATAACATTAATGTATAGTAGCATATCATGGAAAAACCAAAACAAAAAAGAGCCCGACATACGTATGTAAATGGCGAAAAAGTTATAATTATTGGTAACTTGGGTAAACAATTTGAAAATAAACCTCGGCCGATATATGGAAGAGTTATTTCTCAAAATGGCTTTTACGTTATGGTAAAACCTAGATATCAAAGGTGGGTTGGTGAATGGTATGCAAACGAATTAAAACATATTGAAAATGATTAAAACAGAATCAATCAACGGAGCAGTCTTTTTAGAACAAACAACTTATTACATTTATAAATCTGAAGAAGATAGATTAAATGATAAACCGATGTTTACAACATCTTGTAAGAAAACATGGAATTCGTATAAAAAACAATTTAAAGAAAAAAAATAATGTTAAAAGTATTACTTACTGGAAATATTGGAGCAGGTAAAACTACTGTTGCTAAAAAATTCCAAGAACTTGGCGTTCCTGTATTTTTTGTTGATAATGAAAACAGAATTGCATTAAAGAATCCTGTAGTGCAAGAAGTGTATAAAAAAGTATTTGGTGAGGATTGCTTCACAGAAGAATTTCGATTGAAACGAGAATTCGTAACAGAATTCTATGAAAATCATGAAAAGAAAAAAATAATCGAAGATTTTATGATTCCATATATCAATACATTATTTGATATGTGGTGCGATAATCAGCATGCAGATTACGTATTAGTTGAATGTGCACAAGCATTGTCTTTGGGCAATTCATCAAAATACGATAAAGTAATTGCGGTTGTTGCGGGAACAAATGCAACCGATGATTTCAAAGCCAGATTAAAACGCGTCAAATTGCGTGATGGGAAAACAAAGGACGAGTTTGCAAAAATCAATGAAAAACAATCAACATATGATGAGTATCGAAAAGCAGCAATGTGCATGATAAATACTGAAAACGATTCTGATACTTTTAATGCAAGTGTAAAATGGGCTGACACGTTATTAAGACGTGAAGAACGACTTACAAAAATGAAGTTATACACAATTCCTGTAAAATATAAAGATGAAATTGTTGGTTATGCAAATCAGAATAATGAAATCAAATTTGACGATCCAAAGTTTCTTGAATCAGTATTCAAACAATCAACATGCTCTATTTCAAGTAGAAGCATTGGTCAGGTAAACAAAGATAACTACATAACAGAAAAGGAAACATTTGAATTGGTAATTATACCGATGCTGGAGAATAAACTGAAAAAGTAAACTTTTAATTGCTTGTGTATATAAAATAAAATAATAATCAAATGGATAAAAGTTTAGAAAGATTACTTGAGTTATTCAATGAACGTAAAGGTCAATTTTTAATTACGGGATATCACAATGTTGCAAGATTGATTGGAATAGGTGGTGATGAACATGATTACTTTTTGATTTATTGGGATGGTAGAAAGTTATCATTCGACAGTCCGTTATGCCCACAAATTCCATTAAAAGGTAAAATTGATGAAGAATACTATAATGAGCTAGTTCGTATTGCAAAATTAAATGATTGGTTTTTAATTGCTGATGACGACATTAAAAAAGAAGCAATTGATAAAGCAAAAAAGGAAATTTTACAATCAGAAGGACATGAATTATATACTGAATTATATGTTGAAATAAATTAAAATACTTGATATGTCAGGAAACGTTTATGATTACTTCTTTAATGAAGAAACAAAACAAAAGATCCCAGTAGTTTGCAATCATTGCGGATCTTACAAAATAAAAAGACCTGCAGAAACAGATTACAATGGATTTTATTGCAATAAATGCAATGAATATGTTGAGGTGTCGGTAAGTCCAATTTATCAACAAAATCAACAAAGTATTGATGATTTTAAAAGTAGAGGAAAAACCGAACCTGACTTTAGTCCAAGAAAATACCCAAACATACGGTATGGTGATTATCTTATAAGCGAACCCGGGTTTGCTGGTGCTAAAATGACAATAACAAAAGAAGAATGGGAGACAAACCTTGAAAATTCTGTATTATGTCAAGGACCTTGGTACAATACACATAATTTGACTAGTCCAACACCAAATAAATCTGAAGATAAAATATGCGGTTCATTTGAAATACCTGATAGGCATAAAGCTTTATACGAAAACGAAAATTCACAAAATAAAAAAGAAACAATATGGAAGAAACTAAGGAACCTGTTTTAAAACCAGGACACAAAGAAAAATGTATAATGAAAGGCTGGTTTATTGTAAACGAAAACGGCGAAAAGATTTATAACATTGAAAATCCAGACGAATATGTTGCAACATATAAACGTTTCAATAACGTAAAAGTATTGTCTGAAAAATACAGCGAGACTGCTCAAAAGACAATTTGGAAAAATACAGATGAAAAGAACGGTATAAAATTTGTTTCAACTATTCCAAAATTTGACGAAAAGTAATGGAAGATTTGAAAACAATGTCTGGAGAAGAATTTAGAGATAAAGGATATCTTCAAGAAGCGAACCGACAATTTTTTCACAGATTAGGACTAGCATTATCAATGATTATTGATGCAGAAGGTAATGTTGTTTCCTTTCAAATAGTTGATAAACGTGAAGATAAAGAAGGCATATATTTCGATTTAAAGACTGCTGAACCTGCAAGAATAAAAAAATTCCATAAAAATGCAAATTTCATTGGTAAAGAAATGAATAAAAGAACAACAAAAAGAATGAAACTATTTGGTTCATCCGTTGAACCTATACCAACAGCTTCAGATGAAAATTCTGAAGATACTTTAAAATAATTAACATTATGTCAAGCAAACTCACTGAAGAAGAACAAAAGGAAAGACAACGTCAAGCTCAAAAGGAATGGCGACAAAACAATCCAGAGAAATTAAAAGAGTATCAAAAAAAATGGCGAGATAAAAACAAAGAAAAGGTCGCCGATTATAATCGTGAATGGCGAAAAGAAAATAAAGATGCTTGGAATCAGATTGTGAAGACATACAGAAAAAAACGAAAAGAGGAGACTAATGAGTAAACTTTGGTTGCCAGCAAGTAAAGAATGCATAATTCTTTTAAATGATTGGGAATTACATACATCGTGGGGCGCACGTTTTAAATTTGCAGCATACGCTGATATATACGATTCAAAAAATAAATCGTACAAAATTCCTGCAGGAACTATTGTGCAATTCAATTCATTATACAAATTTGGAAGCGATACAATGTCGATTAACTTAAGAGGCGGTATGTTCAAAAAAATGGTATCATGTTTAGAAGTAACTGCTAAAGATATTAATGGAATAGAGTACGAACCGTACGATTTGCAAATAACGCCCAAAACCGCATCGCAATTAAAGTTTACTTGGGATGACCAATATGATAAAGGACAAAAGTTGCATGAAAATTATGTGCCTGATAAGTTTGAACAATTAGAAAATTCAACAATATCATGGATATATAGAAAAAACGGCTGTGGCGAATTGAAAAAAGATGATTGGCGTAGGCCAACGTTTATTATAAAAACTAAGGTTTGGGCATCATATTATTTAGAAACAGAAAAAAATAGAACTGGCTTAGGGAAATCTGAAATACCTATTATCACGGTAACAGAATCACGATTTTTGTTATTTCATGCTAATTATGAAGGCAAAAAAACACACGAAGATGGTATTTTAACACAAATTGGCGAGTTTAAATCAAAAGAACAAGTTCGTAAAGCAGCAAACAAATACTTAGAAGAAAATGAAAAAACCAAAAATTAGTATCAAATCATTTGCAAAAGCAATTGGAAATTTTTGTGAGAAACGGTGCATGTCTGCAATTTGTGAACAAGCAGATTATCATGACGAACAATGGCCACAATCGCCATCTGAATGGGAACCTAATGAATTAACTTTTAAATTACTGTTATACGGTGCGGCTGACACGTTGATTAGACGTTATAGTTTAAAAGCATTACATGATGGCGACATGCATTCAAGTGTTTATATTCCAATTTGCAATGCAGAACACATGAAACGTGGATATCCTGAATTTTTACAATTGAAATATCATTTCAATAAAAAAGGAGTAAACGTTCCACCAGGTCGTGAGGTTTTAGAATTTAAGTTATTTATAAAAAGAAACAATTGTGAAAAGAAACGAATCACAATGCTACAAATTTTATTATAAAGTTTTAGATGAAACCATTGCTAATGATTTCTAAATGTTGTATATTTGATTTTAAAAATTGATTATGAATAAACTATCGTATTTTTTTAGAACAAATTTTTCAGATACTGCCGAATTAACAGCAGTAGGTAGAAAAGGATTCAATCTTTTAGAAATGAATCGTTTGAATGTTTCATTGCCATACGGTTTTATTGTTTCAACTGATGCATACGCAAAATGGAAAAACGATAAAAACATAACATCTGAATTAAAACAGCATATTACTAATGATATAAAAACATTAGAATCAGAAACAAACAAGTTGTTCGGCGGAAGTTCTAATCCATTACTTTTATCAATACGTTCAAGCGGTGTTGAATCAATGCCTGGCATGATGACAACAATTTTAAATGTTGGAATCAATGATGATATTGTTAATGTAATTGCTAAAGAAACTGGAGATGCAATATTTCCATTACGATTATATTTGAAATTCATCGAAACTTTTGCAATTCATGTGTCTGGCATCGATGAAGATTTATTTGATTTTTGCAATAATAACGCAACAGTAGAAGAATTGCAAACAGCAATTGCAGAATATAAAAAGTTGTATTTCAAAGAAATCGGTGAAGAATTTCCTATTGATGTATACACGCAGTTATTCCGTTCAATATCTGCAGTATTCAATTCTTTCAATAATGATGTTGCTGTTTATTACAGAAAATCATACGGCATAGATGATTCATTAGGAACTGCTGTTGTTGTACAATCAATGGTCTTTGGAAATATAAATGACAATTCAGGAACGGGTGTATTATTTACACGAAATCCTATTACAGGTGAAAATCTGATAACTGGAGAATATTTGACAAAAGCACAAGGTGAAGATATCGTATCAGGTGTTGTTACACCTAAAAAAATATCGAAATATGAATCGGCAAAATGGGCAACTGATAATTTTATAGATGAAACTGAACGAAATAAAAACTACATTTCATTAGAAGAATCAATGCCAATTGCATATAGTAAACTCATATCTTATGCTAATAAATTAGAGCAACATTATGGCGATGTTCAAGATATCGAATTTACGATAGAAAATGAAATTGTTTACATTTTACAAACAAGAAATGCAAAATGTAATATACTTGGCGCTGTTAATATTGCATATGATATGGCGTGCGAAGGTTTAATATCACCTAATACTGCATTGAATAGAATAGATAAAACTCAATTGCATTTTCTTAATGCAAAAAGATTAAAAGTAAACGATATTCATATTTCAACAGGATTAAGTGCATCAAGCGGTATTGCGGTTGGCCGTATTGCTTTTAATAATGAAAGTGTTGAAAAATTTAATAAATCCGGAGAAAACTCAATTTTAGTTAGAATTGATACATCACCTGCTGATTTAATTGGTATGAAATTATCAGATGGCGTTATAACAACAAGAGGTGGTATGACATGCCACGCAGCAATTGTTGCAAGACAAATGAATAAACCTTGTGTTGTTGGCTGTAGCAATATGACAATTGATATGAAAACATTAACATTAACAATTAACAATAAAGTTTATAAAGAAGGCGATTTTATTTCAGTTGATGCAATAAACGGCAAAATATACGATGGAAAATTAATAGTTGAAGAATTCAAATTAACAGATGCATACGATTCATTATCATCTTATGTAAAATTATTTTCATAAACTATTGCTATTGCTTCATAAATGTTGTATATTTGATTTTAATTAATTGATAAAAACAAATCGCTATGGAAAATTATACTGACACTAAATTATCTGAAATTGTTGTAAATCCTACAAATGAAAAAGCTGAAGCAATTAAAGGATTTGTAATCATTCTTGGTTTTTTTGGTTTATTTTTTGTTTCAATGTGGATTTTTGCTTAATTTAACTTAAAACTTTATTGTATGGGAACATTATCGAAAAACGCCGAAATTAAATTGATTGAAGAATTGATGAATTCTGATTCATATTTTGCACAAGCATTTCCTGGAGAATTGGAAAGATTCCGAAGTAATATTCGAAGTGATTTTTCTTTTTTGAACGGGACGGAAATCGAAAATAAACTTTGGAGTATTAATGAAATACAAAATGAATTATCTGAAGCTGCAATTGAAAATGCAAATTTCAGACAAACGGTAAAAACGTTAAATGAAAACCTTGCTGTTGCTAATGATACAACAACTGCATTTGCCGTTGCATTATTGATTGCCGACAATGAAAATTCATTAGTGTATTCCATGTTATCAATTGATGAAATCTGCAAAATAAAATTGAAGAACGTAATCAAACTAACAGAATCTGAAGTACAATACATGCTAACTAAATTAACAAAATAATGAACGAGACACCGGAAATATGGATTCCATGGAATCCATATACAGCTATAATAATTGAAGATAGCGTAGAAAAAATTTGCAAAACTATTGAATCTTGCACACGTCAAGGACATATCAACGCATGCAATCGAATGATACGTAATTTTGAAAAGTATCATAATTGTACAGAACTCACCGAACATTTATACACAATATCAACCGCAAAACATTTAGACATTTTTAAATCACAATTATAAGAAATATGACAACACCAATCAATTTAGCACAAGCACTTGTCGATAACTTCGACTGGATGAATCTTTTAGGTTCATTGCCTAAAATGGCAAACATTATGCAACCTCGTTTGCAACATGAAACAATTCTCGATTTGTCTAATGCCATTATCAATGGAACTGACAAAATTAGAGTAAAGAACGGTTTTATTATTACAGTATCTGATAATGAATATTCATTAACATTTGCTATTAATGAACCTGCTGACATGAAGTACAAACAGAAAATCGTTCTTGATAAAACTACTTTAGTTAGAAAAACATTAGAAATCAATGGGTTTGACATTAAAGATGTAACATTTGCTGCTGCAATACGTACAGGTGCAATTTCAAAAATTGATGTTGATTATAATGAAAAGTCAGGTGAACTTTCAATTAATGATAAAGCATCTACACCAGTTACAAGGTCAACAGTTGTTACAGATCCTGACGCTTTAATAAAACCAGGAACATTTACACCTTCTTCTCGCACAATTGCAGGACAAGACAGAACAATACATGCTTATATGGGATTAACAAGAGTGCCAACAATAGTTGAGCAAAAAGCTGAGTATGAAGATATCAAAGCTCAATTATCAAATACTGAATTTCCATTAAAATCGAAAAAGAATGGCATTACATCAATCATTGATGCAATGAAAGAAAATAATGAGGATTCATGCAAAAAAAGTAATAATGCGGTAACTGCAGCAGTTGCAAAAAGCAAAAAACCTGCTGAACCAAAATATTTATACAGAATTCGAATGAAAGGTGACACAAAATACTTATCACCTGGGTATAAATCGAAATCAACATGGCAACGTGCTTCAAGTGCAATTGACGCTATTAAAAGTCATATGCATGGAAATCAAACATTAGCAGATTACGAAATCTGTATGCTGCCTGTAAATGATCCTATTACAGTTTCTGCTGATGTTTTTGTAAGATTACGTATTGAAAAAGAAAAAGAAAAGGCATTATC